TTATATGCAGAGTTCAAAGACTTTGATACATCAGGGTACACTTTTAGCACAATGAATGATACAACTGTGTCTCACTATAGAAGGATTATTTGTATAGGTATAGCTAATCTTGTAGTAACAGCAATTAAAGCTACGTGTACTAAGCTTTTGACCCAAACTGTCTACCAAAAAGAGGAGAAATATTATGAATAAAGATAAAGACACATTTAAAATACTAATGGAAACAAATGGATGGAAACAAATAACAGACTTTCCACTAGGTAATAGGGAAGATGCTTATTACCTAAATGGATTTATAGCTTATCATAGAAACTATTATATGGTTGTAGCAGGACAAGTTCCGCTAGAATTAGCAACTAAGTTATATGAAGACAATCCTAAATCTCTGGAAATTAGGGTAGATGGTCATGGAGGAAATCTACATCCTAAAGAATATGGAGGAGATTCTGCCTTTGGTAAATCTAAAGTTATACTAGATGCAATATTTGCAGATCTCAGACATAAGTGGTGGGATACTAAGGAAATAACAACAGCAGATTTAGATGAGAAATATAACATTGCACAAGCAGAACTAATAAAGAAAAACCCCGATGAGTTCGGAGTAGATCTATATCATATAGATACATGGGAAGGTTTTGCTGTATTTTCTGAGTTTATTGTAAATCATACTATTAAAAGCACATGGTTTGATTAATATATAAACTAACCTATTGACAGGCTAAACAATAACCTGTAATATGTAAACATAAAGAGGAGAAACAATATGAAACTAAGAGAATTATTAAGTAGAGTAAAATCACCAGAACATACAAGTCAGAATAAAGCAGACTTTGAATCATTCAGAGAAGATCTCTTACCCAACTGTTATGAGTACCCTGTAAACTGGAATGATTTTAATGTTTACGAAAAAGGCTTTGGAGAGTGGATGTGTACTGATTCAGCGGTTGGATCGGTTGCCTACTTCTATGAAGATACTTTAGTTGCTTTTTCTTACCAGTCAGGTAGAAAATCAGCTAGAGCGTTTGCATGGGTGTCCTTAGAATTAGCTCAGAAAGTTAAAGAGCACATCCTAGCTATTATAGATGAGGATGACGAACTGAATGTATCTGTTATAGAAACTACTGATTTTGAAGAGGACATGGGTGTAGGGTTTGTGGTTCATTATGCTTCACAGTTGCTAACCAAAAATGTTATTTACAAGCATACTGGTGAAAGTGTACACGTTATCAAAGACTTCTACTCAGAGATGTATAAGGAAGATAAATATAAAGATAAAAGTATTACACATGATATGACTTTTCATGGTGTTGTAATTAAGTTTTCAGATGGTAGAGAAGAACTAGTTTACCTTAATAAAGATATTTTAGTTCCTTGGGATATTTAAAACACTTGATACAACAATCAATATACTATAAGATAGTAAACATAAAGAGGGGATTTTAATATGGGACCAAAAGCAAGAAACACAAGAAATAGATATAAAGAAGCAGTCTGGGATTTCCTAGATAGTAACAATGGGAAGATAACATTAGCCTTTACAAGAAAAGCTCAAAGAGAATATGGAAGGCCTCCTTCAGCTATAGCAAGGTATGTTCTAGAATATAAGAATAAAGAGGAGAACAAACAATGAAAAAATCAAGAAAACCAAAATTCCATACATTCCCTAATAATAAATGGGATCAAGGAGTATACTATAATAAACAAATTAACAGAATCAGGAATGCGCTTAGATAAAGCAGAATCTTTAGCGTGGGATCATAGACACTGGAGTTTATATCCAGAGTTAATAGGTAAATAAAGGAGAAACACTATGAGAATGAAAAAGAAATGTGGTGCCTGTAAAGCACTTTCTCTTGATCTTTGTGGATTAGGGTACAAAATTAATATTATGTATAAACAAACAACAATAGGGTTACCTTATCTTGAACACATTCCACTAGAACTTTGTGAAAAACCTTTAACTAATAAAAGGTTTTGTGATCTTATTATTAAAGGAGAATAAAAATGATAAGTAATTTTAAAAGAGTGCTGAAAACACTCAAACATAATAAAATAATGGTTAAGGCAACAGAAGAAGGGGTCTTTATTAGATTTGCAGGAAAGGAAGAAAAAGGAGAACTATTTTCTTTAGAGTGGTTACAAGTTACAGGAAAAGAGGAGAATAAATAAGATGATTGACAAAATAAAATATGCCTTACTGATTATTCTAATAGTCGGAGTGTTCAGCTTATTCACATGGTTAATCATACCAAGGTATGAGCTGACAGAGGTACTTATTGTAAAAATTCACACAGTAGAAGATTACAAAGCACAAACAGAACTAGGTGTGAAACAAGGTTCTTATCCTCATATTGTTTACGAGGTTATAGAAACAAAAGAAAGATTTAAAGAAAAGACAAGTTATTCTATGGGAGAAGTAGGAGAAACAATAACAATAAATAGACAAGTTGGAGGAATGAGATGAAACAAAAAGCAAAAGAATTATTAGAAGAACATTTAGGATTAGTAGCAGGTATTATATTAGGAATACTTATAGTTTGGAACAGTATTTATGCAATGGTAGGCTTATTTCTAATAATGTATATTTTAGCACCTATTGTTATTTGGAAGGGGCTTGTCGTATTTGCAGAATCAGATGACATATATGAATTATTTACACCTTTATTATGGTTAAGTTGGTTTGTTTTTAACAATGTCCGATTCATTCAAATTATATGGGGATAAAATGGTATACTTAGGAAACAAAATAACAATAGAGGAATTAAATATCCTATTGGAAGAATACCCAGAAGATGAAGAACTCCTCTTATTAAAAGAAGACTATGAGCACTGGAGAAAGCTTATCTTAAATAGTAATGTGTTAGAGAACAATAATAAGAAGTATTACAATAAATAAAGGAGTATATAATGGAAATAGATAAAGAACTAATGAGAGAAATAGTTAATTATATGACTAATACTGATAACACATGGAAAGAGTGGTGGAGCTCAGATGGGACAAGTCCTTCCCATTGTATATGCTGTGAGATTGGCACTAGTGCAGAGAAACACAAAGATCATTGTTTACTACCTAAAATGGAGAAATTAAAGGTAATGTTTGATCATGAGAAAAATTTAGGAGAAGGGATATGAAATGATAAACAATAGAGTAATAATAAAAGCAGGTTTAAGTAACGACAAGCCAGAGAATAAATACAGATTAGGAAAAGCAATCCGTGAGGCATCAGAAGGAAGTTTAAAAGGATACATCGTATTACTAGGAGGTAAAGAACAATTCTTTTATAGTGAGCAAGTTACTTTCCTTAGATCCTACAAAAGACAAGTGAATGAATTTATGGAAATGCTTTTAACATTAGAGAAAGTAGGATTACCCACAGAAGAGATTTTTAAAGCCTGTGTAGAATTTCAGGAGGAGTTATGAATAAAGTAATTAAAAGTAAATGGATGCATATTCCTATAGCTATACTAGTGTTTGTTTTAATGCCTAAATCATTCCCTATAATAGCCTTTATAACTATATTTGTTGTCTTTTTTATAATATTTTCTATTTTATGGAGAATTGTTTTGTCTTTATTAAATGACGATAATGAGAAGGAGGAGAAGGAGTAAATATGGAAGCTATATTAAAATTATTAAAGGACAATGCCTTAGCATTACTACCTGTATTATTAGCAGGAGGAGGTTTATTTGTATCTATAAAAACAATAGGTAAATTAATTACAGACTTTCTAGTTAAACACATTACAACAGAATTAGTTCTGACATCTGCCAACGTATCCTTTTACAACGCTATGGAATGGATAGATAGGAAAGGGCTAGCTAGTAAATTTAGAAAGATAAAATTATTTAATGGTCACTGGGGATACAGTAACAAAACTACTAAATCTGTGGGATATGGTAAAAATGTTATATTTATTGATAAAAAATTAGTGTTTGTAACGTTAAATAAAGAAGATGGATCAGCTACATCATCTGATAAAGAATCATTATACCTATCCTATTTTGGAAGATCACATGAGTTCATAGATAAAATCATAAAGGAGTTTGAACCAGAGAAAGATCCAACAAAAGTTATGATTAAGCAATTTTCAGGGGATTCTTGGAGACCTGTCCCTTCAGCTAGAAAACTAGATTGGGATAAAGTTTATTTTAATACAGAAGAGAAAGTACGAATAGAGCGGGTATTAACAGATTTTATAAATAATAAAGAGTGGTATTTAAAACATAATATCCCTTATAGACTTGGCATCTTGCTATCTGGAATTCCTGGCAGCGGTAAGACGACACTCATAAAAGGTTTGGCTAGTAAATTGAATTATTCCTTAAACTGCCTACCTACCGACCAGATGAAAGAAATAGGTAATGCCATAAATACATTAGATGAAAAAAGTATTATGTACATTGAAGATGTAGACTCATCTGGTATGGTCGATACAAGAGAAGTAAAGGAAGAGGATAAAGATGACCCATTTAAAGGATTAAAGTTTGATTCAGGAGGATTGAGTTTAGTTTTAAATGCTATTGACGGTATTTCTGACTCAGATGGTAGAATTGTAATATTTTCTACTAATAAACCTGAAGATATAGATCCAGCAGTATTAAGACCAGGTAGAATTGACTTGAGATTACATATAGATTATCTAGATAAGGACCAATTTCAGTTATGGTTGATCAATTCTTTTGATAATCCTATTGACATTCTTACTAATAAGAAGTATAGTAATTTAGATATTAAAGAAGTAACAATAGCAGAGTTAACCAATCTATTTAGAATGGGAAATTCTCAGGAAGATATTGTTACAAGTTTATTGAATGAGCCTAATATTAGATTGTTAGGATGAGGAGAAATAAATGAAAATAGATTACATGAAACTGGTAACATACATTATAGTTATTAGTAGCACAATTATTATTTCTTTTAGTATAGCATCCTACCTATACACAGAAAGTTGGCTAAATATACTTAACATATCTGTAAGTGCCTCTACTGTATTTCTAGTGAGAAGCACCTATATACGATGGAAAATTAAAAGATCAGAGTGGGAGAAGGAGAAATAAATGAATAAAGAACTAACATTTAATAACTTTTTAAAAGAAAGAGGAATTGAAGAAGAGATTATGGTAATTGCTACGAAGGAAGTAGAGCGATTGAGAGCAGAGTATAATGATCTTCCTTGGATAAAACGATTATTCAGGAGGAGGATTTAGGGATGGAAGCAATAATAAACCTTTTGTTTTACAATGAGGTATTTATAGATACCTATGGTATATGGTTTGGACTAGGTTGGTTTATCATCACCATAATATGTACATGGAAAACAGCATGGAGAAGAAAATATTTTTATGAGCTTAAGCAGTATAAAATTTACCTTACCATATTTTACATTAGTACTTTGCTATTCTGTGGATGGTTAGTAGGAATAGTGTCCGTCCCTTATTTAACAGGGTACACAATACTGTATATGATTTTTTGGGGGACTGTTGTATCTTACCTTTTCTATTGGGTAGGAATAGTTGGTCTAAGTCTAGGTAATTTAACAGCCGACATTTATGGGAGTTACAAGCACCTTGTGGATGGAACATGGGATCATCTAGCAGCAGAAGAATGTAAGTTGAAAAATATAAAAACATTTACTAGGGCTACCCAAAGAGGTGTTCCATTTTATCCCATAGATGTACATACTGTAAGGGCTTTTGGAGAGGATGAGCACACAAAAGATTGTTTTGAATCCAAGGATACCCAATCCAATAATAGGGAGAGTAGCTCGACCGTAAGGGCAAAGCGAGAAGAAACAGAGGAAAAATCAAAGGGACCATTAGGATTTGGGAGTTTAGCAGAAGATTATGCTATAGGGACAATAACAGGATTATTTTAGAGAGGAGGACAACTTATGTTAAGTGAATGGTTAGCAATGCAACAGCCTTTAGGATGGGTGATAGGTATCATTTTGGCTATTATAGGAGGAATTATGCAAGGGGTAGGGATGAGAGGAGAGACAGATGAGTAACACAGTATTATTTATATTATATGGGATAGGATTTTTAACAGTTGTACTAGCACCCTTACTAATGTGCTATAGAGAAACAGAGTTTGTACATATGGTTGTATGGATTATGGGATCAGTCGTTTTTCAAGCACCTGTAATTTATGATTTGTTTGATGGTAGTACTTTAAGAGGGTTAATTTTATTATCAGTCTATTTTATAATATTCTTTGGATTTACTGAATTAGTATCAAGGATTTATTTTAAGGGTAGAAGAAAGAAGTTAGGACTAGGTGAGTAAATGGGAAGATATGGAATAGTAAAGAACAAAACTGTTAAGCGAGTAAATAAAAGACAGTATAAGAAGCAATATAAGATATACATGTATAATAAAGCACTTATACAAGGTTATCCTCGAAAAGGTTTGAAGAAGTTTATTTCTGTATTGTATCATAATCAAGATTCAATAATAGAGATGAAAGAGTATTTAGAGAAGAAGTTGAATTATGAGTTGTCTTAGAAAGAATTACGAAGTTACATATTGACACGACTTATTATATAATGTAATATGTACACATAAAGTAAATAGAGAGGAGAAACAAAGATGAAAAAATTATTTATATTAGTTTTTATACTAATAGGAATCACAGTATTTGCAGAAGATGTACTCTTTGAGGATTTAACAGAGGAACAAAAACAAGAGGTCATTGCTGAATTGTATTTAAAACAAGCTACTAAAAAAGAAAAGAAAGATCACGAAAGTAACTATAGATGGAATTCAAAAGTGAGGATTATAGATAAATTACAGGTACCTAATGATAATTATTTGTATATCGTTGAAATAAGAGGACAGTACTTTATTGTGGATCCTTATAGAGATGGACCAAGTGATGCATATTGGGGTTCAAGAATAACACCACTTAAATAAAGAGGAGAAAATAATATGTTAGAGTTTTTTAAGTTTATATTTAGTAATTTTTGGTATTTTATAGGATTTGTAATCATTCTGGAACTAATATGTAAATTAGTATATGGTGTGGTACATAAAATAGTAAGACACTTTACAATATTAAAAGTAGGTTATCCTCCTGCACATTGTGATGGTGATGGGGATTTTAAGAAGATTAGTAAGGAAGAGGAGAAATAAGATGAAAGAAGAAGAAGGAACAGTTCAAATAGGGAAGGTAACAATAAGCACTCAGGAGTATTTAGCTTTAAAGATAAAAGAATTAACAGATAGACATGAAGCTGAGTTAGACAAGGTTAATGAAGTATTAGCTAAAGTAACTGAAGAAAGAGGTTATCTAAAGTTTGGTACAGAGGAATATTGGAATGGTGTCCAAATAAGTATACAAAACAAAGCTCCAGAATATATTTCCTGTGATGATGTAACAAAGGAATTTAATGATAAGGTAACAGAACTAACTAAACAGATACATGATTCCAATGAAGAATGGAGTACTAAGTTAATGGATAAAGAAAAGGAAATAAAATCTTTACAAGATGATCTATTATCCAGAAACACACAAGTATTACGAGCTTTAAAGGAAGATGAGAAATTAACAAACACCTATAAATTATTAGAGCTCTTGGCAGCAGGGGATTACATGAATCATTCAGTTGGTAGTACTGATCTTAGAGCTATCCTTAAATTATATGGAGAGGATAAAAAGTATAAAGAAGTTTCTACAGATTCAGATTACAGAGGAAATTTAAACAAACTTCAATATCTACCAAGCTACAAGGATGATAGACATAATAATTATGAAACTATAGATTATGTAGACTTCATTAAGTGGATTTTAAAGAATACACCATCTCTACAGTTAACCGAGAAAGATATAGTAAAAGAAGAGGTTGAGATTAAGGAAGAGGAAGTCACTGAAATAGGTGGGATTAAATATAAAGGTCTTAGAAAGTTTTTTGGTAAATAGACTTGACTTTAATTATAGATAAGTGTAAGATATATACAGTTGAAAGATTCAAGGAGGTAGCTTATGAGCCCCAAGACACTAGCGAGATGGTAGTAAGTGAAAAGGGACTGTATATTTAGAGAGTATATTAGAAAGATGAGAGAGGAGAAAAAGATTATGATGAATAGTAATATGATAATGGGAATAATTATATCGGGAATATGGGCAGTACATTTAATAGCTTTATTTGTTGGAGCAGAAATCAGTAAAGTGACTAGTGGAATGGCATTTGTTGTGTGTATTATGTATGGGTTAACTCTGATACTTAAGGGATTAGAAAGAGAGGATAAATAAATACTGAAAGAGCCTGTAAAAGGTCTCTTTTTTATTTATAAGTATTGACAAATAATTATACATCAGCTATACTACTTATATAACAAGGAGAAATAAAATGACAGATGATATGGAAAAAGAAATAGAAAGAAGAGTGCAGGAAGAATTAGCTAAGGTAAAAACAAAACCTAAAAAGAGAAAGAAAGTAAAACTCCCAACAATCTTAACTGATGAGCAAGTGCAATCTATTTTAGACTGGTTTAACGAAGACTCCAAGTATGGGTACAGAAATAAGACCTATATCCTATTCTTACTCCGCAATGCTTTACGTGCGAATGAGGCCAAACACATTAGATGGGAGGATATCACTATAGTAAAAGACTCAGAAGGAAATGACGAGGCTGTATATAGGCTTTTACACAATAAGTCAGGTTTTGAGGCGGACATACCAATATCAAAAGATACATATGAAAGATTTGTAGAAGTGTCTAGACAATTTGGGAACAATAATAAAAAGGGGTATATTTTTCAGACGGGACAATATAACAAATTGATGCAGGGGAGTTATTTTAGAAGGGTTGCAGGAAATATAGGTAAGGAATTGGGATTCCACTTTAATTTACATCAACTGAGGCATTTCACACTTTCAAAAATATATAATAAGACGCAGAATATCAAGCTAGTTCAGCTAACAGCCAGACATTCTAGTATTGCGAGCAGCGAACCATATATTCACTTAAATCCAGCTGCCGTGAGAGGAGCAACAGAACTTATAGACTTCTAGTAAAAAGTCAAGCAGACAATAAATAAACTATTAAAACTGCTTGACAAACCCAAAACATTCCTATAGAATACTAAGTATAAAGAGAGGAAACAACAATGAACAAAACTATAAAGACAAAAAGAATTAAGAAAAGACTAGAGAAATCCTTAATAATAACTGACTTTTTTGGTAATGGTTATTCATATAGTTTTACTTGGAGAGATAGGCATATATCCTTTGTAGATCAGGATGATCGGATTTGTGGATATATAAAAGAAGATGAATATAGTGAAGAAGAACTATTAGAGTTTCTATATGATGGAACAATAAAAGAAACATTACCAAAAATGATAAATATGTTATTTGAATACAAGCAACACATCCAAAACACACCTAAAGAAGACGAATCAATTAGGTTGGGCGACCAGAAGGAAGAAACAGCGAAGAAGATGCTAAAAGATCTTTTGAATGTAAACCTGCTTAGGTCAAATGGATATGCATACACATTTACATATAAAGAATACGAAATAACATTGTGTGATCAAAAAACCAGAATTGTTGGACCTATACAGTTGAAGACGAGCACAAAATACCCGAATAGAAGGAAGCTTAAACATCTATGTGAAGAGGGTCGTTCATTTTCAGATCAATTATTAGGTGCTATCCATGAAATAATACTATTTGCTGGAGCACCTGTAAAAGAGGCAAATAAACACACAGTAGAAGAACTTCTTTTAAAATATAAGGAAGCAACCAATAGTATAGATTTTGTAGAAGATGAACAAAGTCAAGATCTTTTTAAGATAGTATTACAGGAACTAACCTCTTTAGCAAATAAAAATGTGGAATTAGAAAATAAAATCAAAGCATTAACAGATTTATAATACTTTACTCTTGACACACCGCTCAACTTCCTATAAACTACTAAGTATAAAGAGAGGAAAACAATATGAATAATAAAACATACTACCAATGCACAGCATGTACAACAGATCCAGACAATGCTTGTTTATTAAAGGTTAATAGAGAAGATGGACAGCCCAGTAAATGTCCTTATGGATTACCAGATCGCCCTAAATGGGTTGAAGTAGAAATAGTAATAACAACAAAGGAGAAACTATGAAATTAAAAGATTGTAAATATGGAACACTAGTAGTAAAGAATAACGGTGAGATAGGAATGATAAAAGGAATAACAAACAATGTATTCTCAGCAAATCTTAATGAGAGATCCAAACCTGAGAATGCTATACCGTTTGTTTCATGGTCAGATGGAAGTAAAGGCGGTATTCATAACGATAATATAGAAGTACTGAAGTAAGGAGAAACAATTATGATAACATACACAACAGCAAACAGATTTGATACATACGTATACCTAGATGGTAAATTAGTAGGATGTATAGCTAAAGTAGATGGAGGATACCAATATATCCCAGATAAACACGATTCTTCATGGGGAGGAGATGTTTTATCAACTCTCCAAGAAGTAAAAGCTAGTTTGGAGGAAGATTGAGATGAAAATATATGTAGTTACACACTGTTATTATGATTACTATGAATACAATGATAATGTCTTTGTTACCAATACTATCCCCAAATGTTATAAATGGGCAGAACAAAATGGAAACAAAGACTTCCCCATAATATTAGGAGAAAAGACTGACGAGGAAGATAATGAGTTTTTTAAAAATGAAACGAGTCATTACACTATAGAGATATGGGAGGTATAGTATGATACATTCTATATTTAGAAAGATACTTTGCAAATTATTTAAAATACACGACTGGATCACGGTATATAGTCTAGGAACAGCAATGTCTAGAAGATGTGAACATTGTCATAAATTTCAGTATGCCTATGAGTTTAAGAAAGGAGAAATAAAATGAAAAACATAGCACTAGATTTAATGATGGGATTATTGTGTATAGTCTTAACCTGTACATTTATAGGAATATTAGTAGTACCAGTGGCTATTGATTACTGGAAGGATATGAGGAGCTAAAAATGAATAAAAAACCAAAAATATGTCACACCTGTAACAAACCTATTGTAGAGGAGTTAGGATTTTTAAAGCTTGAAGAAGGAGTGCTAGTCAGGTTTATGTGTCAAAAATGTATTTTAAAAGGAAAGGGGAAAGAATTATGAAAGAAATATTTAAAGAACAACACTATAAGCACTGTAATAATTGTGGAACACGATTTGAAATAGATCATTTAATTACTTCCTGTACACATTGTGGTAATGGTATAGATAACTGTGAGTTTAAGTTTGTACAAGAAGATGATTGTTGTGGAGCTGCTATAAATGCTATAACAAACAACAGATATGGTTCTTGGTTTTGCAAAGATAGTAGAGATCATTTATGCCATTATGACGGAGAGATCCTTGAGGATAAGAAAGGTGATTATATTACTTTACTAAACGGAGAGAAGGAACACCTAAAAGATTATGATGAAGAAGAGCATTATTGGGAGTCTTGTTTATTTTGTGGGGCACCAGAGGAGAGAAAATAAATGTACACAAGTAAAGAAGGATTAGTATATTCAAAAGAAAGATTTGAAGAATACAAGTACAGAGCCCAAGTCAAGTTTCTATTCAAAGACCATGGAGAAATAACTATAGATATCTACACTACAGATGTTAACAAAGATAATGTAGCAAAAGTACTAGCAGAGAGGATGACCAAAAACAAAGGAAAGTTTTTAGGAGTAACTCACTGGGCTAGTAGAGAACAGGATGATCTATCAAGTATTATGATTGACGAATGGTTAGCAGAGATGGATAAAGAAGATAATAGTAATAAGGAAGAACCTTTTGTATATGAGGAGGATTATTGATGAAGCATAAGATATTATTCTTCCTAATTATAATAATGTTCTTAGGATGTACACCTAGAACCGATAGAAGTACAGGAACAGTGTATCGTAAGGAATATAAAGAAGCGAATATGTTAAGAATGAATAAATTTCATCCATTATATACAGTATACCTTGAAAGTCTATCCGAGGATGAGAAATATAGCACAAGATGGTCTATGAAAGTAGATGAGAAGACATATAAAATGATGAAGGTTGGAGTAGAATATAACATAAAATAAAATGATTAAAAAGCAAGTTTCTGTAAAAAGGGCTTGCTTTTGTTATTTATAAAGAGTATACTTATATTAAGTTAAATGAGAGGAGACAAAAATGTTTACAAAAGAACAAATCATAGAATCAACACACTATGCAGAAGGCTTTACATTTATTGATGGAGAGATGACAGGGCATGATACCTTAGTATATAAGGAATATTATAAATGTACATTATTAGGATTAGGAATGGAAGAAGATATGAATTATCCACTATTCCTACAAAACACAATAGAAGGTTTAGAAGATGAACACTTAATCATTATTAAACCAGAGCAAAATAGTTCAGGCTGGAGATATCATATAGTAGAGCAAAATAACAGGTATCAACAGACTTATTCAGGATTCTTCTATAAGTCAAGATTAGAAGCTAAAGAAAAGGGTATCTTGTGTGTATTTGATAAACTTAGTAGAATAAAGGAGATAAAATGATTAAAAAACTAGAAAAGATGAAAGGCTTAGGAGAACACTACAATAACAAGATCAAGGAAGTAACACACTTAATTGAATCTAAAAGAATGAGTTATACCGAGAATACCAATTTCAGTCAAAAAATAATAGAATACCAAATGGCGTACAATGCTGTTCTAAAATGCATAAGAATAATGGAGGGATTAGATTAAATGACTAAAGAAATAGTAAAAGGTAACATAGCAGAACTTAATGAATTTCTACAAGACGACTCCTTATCTTTTGATTATGATAAATGGGGATCAATAGTTTGCCATTTTCAGAGTTTAGCGATTCAGAACAGAAAGCTTAGAGAAGCTATAACACCTTCAAGCAATAATAAATCATTTCATATAGGAGAGTATTCATTCCCTATCGAGAGAGCTGAATATGATGAAGATGGTGAAGTTATAGAGTACACTGAGAATCGAGATATTCCGTGGACTTCTGTTAAAGAAATTATGAAGGGTATTCGTAAGTATGCAGGGGTTGACAATATTGAACCAATAGAGTAATATTATGATAAAAGAGGAGAACTAAATGAAGGAACTGGAATGGAACAAACCAATATTGGGAGAAGTCCAAACATCACAAGATATTGTAATGAGATGTGGAAGAGGATATAGATACAGAGTTAGATGCACTAGTTACAATCTCCCAACATTGGAGATTATTGATAATGGAGGCAGTAATAAAGTTTTATTCTCTACACCAATGGAAACAACACAAATGACACATATAGCTAAATTCTTAGAAGAGGCAGTGTCTGTGATAGAGGATAACCCGTTGTTGAATGGTGGATATAAAAAGGAGAAATAGATGATAGATTGTAAAATAAGATTTGGGTCATATGAATATAATGTATGGGTTAGTGATCGACTATGGATGGCTAAAATGGTTGATAGTAAATCTCCTTTCTGGGATTTTCAAGAGTGCTCCAAAGAAGAATTATTTACCAAGATGAAAGGATGTCATGACTTCCCGTTAGTTATTATTGAACTATGTCACAAAACAGACTGTAAATATTATAATGAGAATATGGATTTAAATTGTGGTGCTGATGAAGATACCTGCGAGAGATGTAATTTTGGTAAAGGGTTTGAACAAGAAATGCTCTGTCCCAAATGTAAAAGTGAAATGAAAGAGTATGTAAACAGATATAGATGTAGAAATATAGATTGTAGAAATACTATTGATAAATATTTTAAGATTAAAGGAGACAAATATAAATGACCAAAGTAAATGAAGAGTACAAAATAAACATAATGAAAATAGAAGCCGCTATACAATTAGAGAAAAACGACATGAACAAGATGTGTTTAATGAATGTTAAACATTATATGGAGAGTCAACAAGAAAAACTAGAAGAACTCCAAGAATATCTAGAACTAGCTGTTAGCCAACAAGACCAATGCCCAATATGTAAAAGATGGGATTTTAGAGAGTTAGGACATGTATCCAATTGTTTTATGAGAACTTTACCTAATGGGAATACACAATATAGTAAATAAGGGTTGACACAACTAATAGTTATGTATAGTATAGAAGTATAAAGGAGAAATAAATATGATGAGAAAGAAAAAAACTTGTAGTGGTTGTACAGCCTTATCACTGGACAGGTGCACATTAGGATATAAAATGGAAACCATCTACATAGGAACATCTATAGGTTATGACTATCCTGAAGGTATCCCACAAGAAGTTTGTGAGAAGCCTAGAACAATTAAAAAGTTATTGGAGTTGATAAAGGAGCAAACATGCAAAGACTAGTAACATTCACAGAAGAAGAATTTAAGAATAAATTCAAAGAGTTTGTAGATAACTTCGTAAAACAAAGTGAAAAGGACTATGGTGTAAAATTACATTGTAACGAGACAAAGATGATAATTCATGATAAAGAGTCTGTTTTAGGTTCTTTAATGATGAGTTGGGATGAGACATTTAAATAATAAGGAGAATAGAGTATGAAAACATTAGAAATTACAGAAGAAGGCAAGATCACCACAATAATGGGTAGAGCTAAATCAGGAAAGTCAACTATATTAAAGGCTTTAATTAATAACAACACAGAGAAGACTTCTTTTAATGATGTATACTTCACAACAGAAGAAAACAAGAGAGATGTAGTAGGTAAATTTACTAATCCAGATGTAATTATATTTGAAGCAAAAACCTTTGATGACATATTTACTTCTCTTCAATGTATTGTACTAGACAACATAGATATAAGAACAATTTCTATAGATAGCATTGATACTTTAGTGGGGGATTATGAAAAGTTTACACAATGGCTAGAGAATTTTATTAACGATAAAGATCCAAATATACGACCTAAAACAGTAACAAACGTGTACATAACTAAACAAATGAGGAGAATGGATTAAATGAAAAAGAAATACGAAGTAAACCTATCATCAGAGTATGCAGTAACATTTCCAGATGAGCAGAAAATAATCGACTATTACATTGATGGAGATTGGAAAGAAACATTCTATGAGTTTTATGGCATAGAGGATATGATAAGAAGTATTATTTACTCCTTTGTAAGAACAGGTACACAGATGTTAAAAGATGAGTTAGGTAACTATTACTTCTGTAAAGTAATAGAGGGCTATCCAGAGTTTGTAAGAGATGATGATAACAGAGATCTATACACAAGTTCACACGAAGAGTGTGGAACAATTATTATTGAAAGAGAATGTGAGTTAGATGTAGATTTTGTGACAGAGCAAGATAATACCTAACATATTAGTCATAATACCCTATAATCAAAGGTTATAGATAAGATATTGTTAATAGCTCCTTAATTTGGGAGCTTTTTTATTTAAGGACTTGACACACTTATAGATTTCCTATAAGATATAAATAGATTGAGAGGAGAAATAATTATGATAGACAGTGAATTAGCACACAGTTTAATAGATGAGTATAGAAATAAAGAGATAAGACCCAGTGATAGGGTTGAGTTATTAGTAACTTATGAGCATAAATTAGAGAAAGAAATAGGAACATGTTTATGGGAACATTATGCATCTCGAGATTACTGGATAGAAGGTTGTTCAGATTTTGAAACACACGATAAGATAAGACCTAGATTTAATAAGACAATAGATATTACTTCTTTTACTAATTGTCCTTATTGTGGAAAACCAATTGAATTTGTGGAGGAGAACTAAAATTATGAGAGGAATTATCAAAATACTAGAAAACACTTTAGAAGGAACATATCATCCAATATTCTATGCAGAGAGCCCATTACCAGGAGAGAGAACGTCTTTAATAAGATATAAGTCAAAGATGCAGCATACATCAGGATTAGCGTCCTTGGAAATAGCTGTAGATAATATAAACAATAATCTTTTAAGTAGATTAGAGGAACAGGGATATTATGTGAAAAAAGCAGACAGCTATGAAGTAGTAGTTTGGGATGGAGTAGAATTTCCAACAGATATTACTATGGAATATGAGGAGAATACATAATGATGAAAGATGGAAATGAAAACGAAAGATATGCAATACACTTAGACACAATGGATTCACAAATTCTATTACTCTCAAAAGGGCACTTCAAAGAGATAAAAGAAAAATTAGGTATAGATAATATAGAAGTATTAAAAGCTCTATGGTTAGAAAATTATGGTGTGAGTAAGGTGTATGATGTTAATTTAGGATATATAGCTAGACATATGGTAGAGCTCTTAGAATCCTTAGATTTATTGAAAGCTAAGGATGTATGTACGCTGTTAAGTGAATCAGAAGGATATACAAGGGGTATCTGGAGAGGAATGAACCAAACAACTAAGTTAACATTCAATGAGGCTATTTTAACTACTTCCTTAAATATGATTAGTACTCTACAAGTATATAAATCAGAATCCGATGAAGCAATACTAGAATTAGAAGATTATTACGATTCCTTCCTAGAGGTTTATAGAGTACAGGAAGAGGATTATGGAGTGCATATAGGACATTGTTGTAAAGACCACGGGTGTAAGTATAGTGAGAGAACATGCCCTGTAGTATTAGAAATTGTTGTGCAGGAATATCCATGTGAAGATTGTGGAGAGGAGAATTAAATTATGACTAATATTGAAAAAATAACAGAGGATATCACAAAATTAGTAGAAAAATACGAAGATTTAACCCTAGAAAATATAGTATTAGATAGGGATAAAGTTAGTGTCAATATATTCACAACTACTAAAATAAAAAGTAAATTTAAAGCTAGTTATCCATTAAAACCAATAGTAATTACTACTGACCCTTATTTTTATTTTATGAAATGTAAAAGAAACAGTTCCATAAATTTTGAAGATATAGTAGTCAGATTTAATATAAGTAGAAGGTCTTTAGTATTACAAAACGGTCATCTTGATAAAAACCTAACATATAATGTATCAACGCTATTATATGGATTAGAGTTTTTAATGTATCATTTGGTTCAGGAACACAGTCTTAAAAATAACCGTGATGATAAACTGATATTAAGAGAAATTATGGAAGATATAATTCACACTGATGGTATTGCGTTTATAGAGGAAATGGGAGAAGATCTGTCTGAAAGAGATTTCTTAGAAGTTACAGGAGATGAGGCTAAAGAATATGCTGTAAATAATTACAAAGGGTTTATTAATTACACTGAGACACACTCATGGACTAGTCGTAGTACAAAGGGTGGACTAAATGCTATTATTGTATCTCGTGAAAAATATGATTATCACTATCCAATAAGAACAAAATTCTATGTATTTATTAAATATGGAAAGATAACACACATGGAGGAACTAAAATGAAAACATTATACAGAGAAAATGAAAGCTTAACAGATGAAGCTGTAGAATTAGGTATGGAAATATCTGATATATTAGAACCAACTATAACTAAATGGGTTGAGAGAGGATATACATATAGAGAAGTATGTGCTATAACTAAGGATTATTTAGATATTATTAGATCTGTGGGTATAATTAAAAACTACACAGAAGAGGAGAAATAATATGAATATAAGAAAGAAAATAACTATACCAACGTTAGCATTACTATTTACAGGTAATTTAGTATTAATTTTAGTAGCTAATACTATTTTGAAATCAGCTATTATAGAAAAAGACGCTCAGACATCAACATACATACTAGATGAGGTTATGATCCAACTAGAAGAGGTGTACACAGGTAAAATCACAAAATAATTATTTAGAGACAATATGTTCTCACACAATATAGATTCTGCATACCCATATATCCTAACAGAAGATGATAATCTATATCTACATATTAATCCGACACTAGAAGGAAAAGGATCAGTTATAGATACAGAGACAAACAAATCAATTCTACCATGAATAAAAATAATGTAGATCAAACATACACATATCATTTCACACACCCAACAAAGAAAGGATCTCATCCTAAGAAAGCATATATAAGATATTATGAACCTTTAAAGTTATATGTTATATATGCTACATACACAGATTACCTAGACAATAATATACAGAAATCAACATTACTCTTAAGTGGAATAGCTCTAGCATTACTTTTAATCATAGCTATACCGATGTATCTAATAGCTAATAATATAGCAAAATATATAGTCTCAGTTAGTACACAAGCTAAAGAACTATCTGAAGGTGACGGAGATTTAACTAAGAGATTAGAGGCTCATTCTAAGGATGAATTAGGTATTTTAGGTAGTTACATGAATAAATTCCTTCAATTAGTGCAAAATATAATAAGTAATATAAACATCTCAGCAAATAAAGTTCATCAATTAACACAAGATGTACAAGATACTATAGGAGCTATGAGATCTAATTCTAATAAAGTTAAGAGCCTATTAGATCAAACTTCAGATAGATCAATAGAAGCTACAAATGCTATCAACGAGATCAATATAGGAACAAAGGAAATAGCTGTAAGTATTGGTAATATGATTAATGTAGTAAAAGAATTAGAAATAGTTGATGAAGACTTGACTATTGAAGTTAAAAAGTTTAAAGTATAGTTAAGAAGAGAGGAGATAAAATGTACATAACAGAAAAACTTAAAGAATGGAACAAACTGAAAGTAGAGAAAAAGCTAATATCACAAGAGTTTAGAACACAAACAGGAAATGGGATAGAGTATAACATAACAGCAAGCAACTTTAATACCCCTCTATTAACTATAATAGAATACCCATATGATGAAAATATTAAAAGACATTATAAAGAAAATATGAAAACAGACCAGATGAGATCATTGTCTAAATGGTTATCAGATGTAGCAGATATTATAGACAATGATATAGACTTAGATAATGGTGAACCAAAGAAGCTTAAAAAGGTGATAAAATGAAATATATAATAATTAAAGCATCATGGAATACAGAGTATGAAGCCTTACTATTTCCAGAAGGTATTATTCATCATCCTGTTGCTATGTCTGTTGGGTGCATGGATGATTATGAGGTTATATCAGCAGGTTTTTGTGATAAGAACTATAATGCTTACGGAGAAAGCACATCTATGAAAAGAAAAAGTAGACCTGAAGAAGATACCATTATTCTACAAAGGATATTTATAAAGGAATTCTATTAGGGCTAATATTAGTATGAGACAAACAAAAACAATATTTCAAGGCGACTTGTATATAACAGATAAACCAGAGATTATAAGGACTGTACTAGGTTCTTGTATCTCTGTTTGTTTATATGATATAAGAAGTACAATAGTCTGCATGAATCATTATGCCCTCCCAAAAAGAAAGGTAGACAGTAATAAACAAGATTTAAACTATGGTAAAGAAGCTATAGATATACTTATCAGAAGGATGATGAGTAAAGGAGTACATTTATATAATATAAGAGCTAAAGTGTTTGGAGGTGCTTGTATCAATATGTCTGAAGTAAATAGTGTAGGTCAAGCTAATATTACAATAGCTTTTAAAATATTAAATGAATATAAGATTCCTATTGAGAGCAAAGATGTTGGAGGTATAAATGGTAGAACTTTATTATTTCATACTGAGAGTAGGAAGGTTTTTGTGAAGAGATTAAATAAATAATGAGCATGGTGGTGGGAGAAGGTCCTCCCCAGGGTAAAGTAAAAAGGTACAGGAAATGGTTTGTAGTATTTTATTGTAATATTACATACATCTTACAAAATCTTACATCCACCAGTCATTTACTAAACCTTCTGTGAAATACTTCGCAACAAATAGTATACATCATCTCAAAATCCCTCACCAAATAAACCTATAAAATCACACCAAACACCTATACACCTTCACATAAATCCTATAGAAATCATCCTAGAATAAAGCTCTCAGAAGCATCGAAAAATCATAGTTGAACCCATACACCTTTTTACAGAGAAAGTCCTGTGAATCACTCTGTAGGGCTATAGAAAAAGAGATTAGGAATATAGGTAGAAGTCTGGAAATAAATTTGATAGTCTTTTAGAAAAGCTTCCTCGGTGGAGGAACTTTTTTCTGGGGGATTTTTAAGAAATTTCGAGGAGGAGGAAAAACAAAGCGAGAAAAATTTTCATCCCCGCCAACTTTTATATTTTCAGATAGGATCTCATTTTTTGCTCTAGAATCAAATTTTCTTTAAAAATAAAGTTAGGTTGGACTAATTCGGATAGGATAGACTAATAAACTTAGGCTTGCCTATCTGAATTAGGGTGGACTAACAAAGTTAGGCTTGCCTATCTGGATTTATATTTATACAATAATCATGAATAAATATACTTATATAATAGTTATCATTATCTTTAATAGTAGTATTGATTATCATTATCAATAACTTTTATTAGTAATAGTTACTATTCATATTGTTTAAAATGAGATATTGTTTGTAAGTTTCTTATTTATTTCTAATATAGTAACATCCTCCTTTTAATATACTTATATAATACCATTTAAGCATAACGAAAATAAACCGCTAAACTTATCATAGTTACACCTTTTTAAAAATCCGAAGTTAAAAAGAAAACTACCATAAATTCTTACTACCTTTTTAAAAATGGTTTTTAAAATCACTAACTAGATTTTTGTTTTTGCAACATTTAACTATTCAGCTATTTTTTTATAGCGAATTTAAAAAATTGAAAGTTGAATTTATTACCTTGAAAAATTTACAAAGTTGAATTCATTGTCTCGATTTTTTTGAAAAGATCTCTGTTATAACTTTGAAAATTTTGGTAGTAATCACTACTACCTTTTAACTAACTAAGATTTTTTAAATAGTTTCTTGATATAACTTTTAAAATTTTGGAATTTTATTGTGCTTTATTAGATACAACTAACAAAATTAGGCACAATGAAAGTAGCAGTTAGTCTTATCTAACTCGTATATTTACTATAGAATTTCATCTAAAATGATAGTATAAACGGTCTGTAACAGGTTTCAATGAATATAGCATAGACTTTATAAACCCACCCACGCTATGAGCGATTTTAAACAAATTCTGTTTTCAAGTATTATTATTATTATTATTATTATTATTATTATTTCTAATTTGTTATTTTACTTGCATATAAAGGAAGAGGAAAATTCTTTTAATCTTTTTACTTATTTTAATTGACTCTTTTTAATATCTAAGCTATATTTATTAACAGATAGCAACTAACAAACTGTTATTAGATACAGGTTATTTAATTATATGGTTTTAAGTGCTGAAAAGATTAAAAGGATTTTATAATATGGATAGTAAAAGATTAAAAGGCATTATTATTTTACTAGGTGATACAAGCCACCATGAAGAGCAAGGAAACTATTTTTTAAAAAAGACAAATACAACTTTTGTTGCTACTTATTCACATGTAACAAATACATTTATTAAGGGGTTAGTAAATACAGTTTATGAAATAACACTTAAAAACGAAAATGGTGTATATCAATTTGATTTTACACAATCGGTGCATAATTCAAAACTTGATATTAAACCAACACCTTATGATGTTTTATCAGGTGTTACATGTTACGAAGTTGAAAAGGAATTAAAAGACTTTTGTAGTGAGTTCGGTTATGAACACAAATTCTATAATGAAGACTTAAATAGATATTGCTTAGTTAAAGAGTCACAAAGCATACACAATGCCTGTAAAAAAGAATATAGAAATATAAAAAGAATGTTTAAAAATACTCTTGATATATTATGTGAAATAAACTAAAGTAAATTAGTCCAGAGGGATAAAGGATACAAAAACATGGAAAAAAGCCAACTTAATGCAAAATTAGTAAGAAACATTTTAGAGACTTGTAATTTTGAGGTAACATTTGAAGTTATTAAAAATTACTTAGAAATAACAGGGGATTTAAACACCTTTACAGATGTATTAGAATTTCTAAATGAAACAACCGATATAACAGATGAAGAAATGGAAATAATAAACGGTGTTATTGATTATCAAGGGCTAACAACTGAAGATGAATATTTAAACGTATTAGAAGTTATTAACTTAACATGTATGGAAGATGATACAACCATTGAATTTGACGGTTTTGAACTACGAATTATTAAAGATTCTGAAATATGGGAAATATATAAGGGGTCAATAGAAAATGTGGTAACTGAGTGTTATGACTTAAACCTTGATAATATACCATCATTTGTTGAATTCTCTATTGACTGGGAACAAACCGCAAAAAATTGTTATGTGGACGGTTATGGGCATGAATTTAGCGGGTATGATCATTCCGAACATGAAACAGATAATTTTTGGTATTTTTGTACTAATAAATAAACATACACAATGGACTTAAAACAATAGTTAACACAATATACAACTTTTATATAAAGTCCATTGTATACGTAACTATAAACAAATAAAGGGGGAATTATTGTTTATATCAAAATTAGAGGCATGGCATAAAGTAAATAAAACAGATATAACAACAATTAAAAAAGAGATAATCTTTTATACTATGTTTGAATATGAATTAAAAACTTTCTTGAATACTGAAAAGAACACAAAATTATTAAAAACACTTGTTAAACAATTAGTATGTAATAATTTAACATTGGAAGATGTTAAACAAGAGTTAATTCACAATACAGATAAAAATAATTATTGTTATTTAATTAAAATAGGATATATTGATAGTAATTATATATTATATTTAAAAACAGTTGATTAATATTAAATTAACCTATAGAATGATATTAGATTAAAAAACAAGTTTTAAACAACTTGTAAAGGATAACAAAGTGAATAGAAAAGAATTTGAAGAGTTGGAAGTGGTTTTAATAGATACATTAGAAGAAAAAGGTTTTAACGGTATCGATGTTAGTTTAGAAATTTCATTGTTTGAATATGGATTACTAGTAAAACCTTCAGAGGATAAAAAAGAATTTGATTGTATTATTGGAAGTAATTCCGATGATAACGGAAATTTTAAAGAATTTAGTTATGCTTCTATTACAAAACAATTCCTATTTGATTTTATTAACTGTAAAGAATGGGTAAACAAAAAAGACTTAAAAAGCTTTTACGAATCTAATGATACAAATAAAAAAGAGTGTTTACTTTTAATAAATGAATTTTCCCCCATGATTATTAACGATATTATCAGTTACTGGGGTATAGTTGAATTTTTTGATATTGGAGCAACGGATCATATATTTTTAGAAAATTATCAGTATGATTGTTTAAATGATTATTATGATGAATTAACAGATTTAAATGATGAATTAAAAGAACTTGAAACAAATTTAGAAGAGTTACCAGAATTTGACAGGGATGACTATAAAACTGGATTTGATGAAATGTTGGACGATGGGGAAAGTATAACAGTTGCAGGGATTGAATTCGAGCCTTCAGATATTTTAAAAGAATGCGACCCAACGGCATATAGATGTTATTTTAATGATTATGTTTTTAGTTATGAGGATGAATATAATAATACTGTAGAAGAATTTGAAACTGAAATTGAGAATAAAAAAGAAGAAATAACAGATAAAAAACAAGAAATTCTAAGTCAATTAGAGGATATACCACAAATTGACTTAGAAGATGAATAATAAAAAATAGTGTTTGACATATACAATAATAAAGATTAAAATTATTGTATATTAAAAATTAAAAGGCAATTGAGCTAAAAGGAAACAAAAATGAAAAAAACAACTTTAAGAACTTATGAACAAACAAGAAAGAACAAAGCAAAGAAACAAAACAAACAACGTAGAAATGTTAGAAGAACAAAAAACGGATGGTATACTTCATGATTCAATTGGTTAAGATATCCCACGGAACAACACAAATTATTATTAAAGATTGTTTAACAGATAAAAGAGGAAATGAATTTCTTGCAATACACAATGAAGAGAATAGTTTCCCACTTTTAATTAAATTTGAGTTAGTACAAACTAATAATAATGTAAATTTAACTTATGAAGAGTTGGAACGTAGACAGAAACTAAGGAAAGTATGTTAGTAGATAATGAAACTAGGATTATGATTAATAATAATTATATGTTAATACCTAGGGATGGATATTTTATATTATACAGTTATCAATATAACCCATATACTGAAGAGTTTATCTATATAGAAGTAGATGAAGTGCAAACTATTTCAGAGGGTTTTAAATATGATAGGAAATTCCATCATTCTCAATTTACAAAAAAAGACTTTGAAAAGGGGTTAAAAGATTGATTACAGATAAAAAATATACAATAGATATCTACATTGAAAAAATAAAAAGAGTTATAGCACTTGATTTAATCCTAATGACATATAAACAAGCAATAACTTTTAGAAGTAAATTCATATATAGAAAACATTATGATTATAGAATTAGGAGCTTAAATAGTTGATTAAATATTTATGTAAAGTTGTTAATTTAATTATCTATAATTTAACAACTAGTAAAGAACAAAAATATAGGGATATAGCTATTAGAAAACAAATAGCATATAATAAATATATCCAAGAGCAAAGTTACGCTTTTTTACAGAATAAAAGATAATAATATAAGTCGGCTTTAATAGTCGGCTTTTTTAGTTATAACTACTTAACAAACTACTTAAAATGGACTTTTAAACATTCTTATATATTGGGACAACTTTATTCAAATGATCATCCTATAAGCTTATTTAAGCAATATTGTATAAATAATATATAGAATACAAAATAAATGTAAATAATCGTTTATTTTGTTTGACATTATTTAATATAAAGATAATAATAATTATAGATTGAATAAAAGAGGTGTAAACATGGATATCAGGGATATATTACCCAAACAAAATAACATTACAATTAATTTTGTTTTTAAAAATTGGAATAAAGCTCATAATCAAATAGTAGCAAATGTTAAAAATAATAAACCAATGTTAGAATTTGTTGATATAGCATTCTATAACATTCTAGTAAAGTATGGATATAACTATAATTATACAGTAGAGGGATTATTAAAAACAAATAAGGATTATACTTTAAATGTAAAAATAGTACTCGATAATGAATTTAATGCAAAATATACACAATGTTATCTTAAACACACATTTGAAAATTATAATATATATGTAAGTGAAACAAATATTTATATAGTAATAGATAGTTATATAATTTTAGGTTTAAATGATTACTCTAAAATTAAACCTTTTGTAGATTACTATAATAATATAAATAAATCTTTAAACTTTCAATATATCCAAAATAATAGACAAATAGCAATTTAAACACTTGCATAATTTTAAAATAAAGATTATTATTTAAACATCAAGTAGTTAACCAGTTAAACGGCTGTCAATGACTTTCAAGGGGTCAAACTACTAGGAAAAGGCAATATATAAAAAAACTGATATTCGGCTATATTGCAAGAAATTAAAAAGACTTAGGAAGGTGAAAAGATGGTTAAATTATTAGTTAAAGTAAACAAAAGTAAAAAATTAAAAGTGTTGGCAACCAGTGCCGGAATAGCAAGGGCGTTAACAGTTTCATTGTTTATTGGTAAAATGAAGTAAAGAGGAAAATTAAACAGTGATATATTATACAATGGATCAAATAATTAGCACATTACAACATAATACAGAATATAGGTATACATCTATTCTATTCAAAATAACAATGTATATTTACAATCATAAAATGTACTTAAAAGTCATCTGGAATAATAAAAAAGAGACTTTAAAAGAAGTTAAACATTTAAGAGACTTAAAAAATATAAATATCATAATTAAACAAATGGTAGTAGACAAAAAATAACTAATTAGTTATATAATACTTATAAGAGGTAAACAAATGGATAATAATATTAAAGTTGGTTCAACTGTTATGATTAAAGATTCTATTAAAGGTACTGCTACAAGAGCTATAATAGAAGAGTTAGAAAAGGATTATGTTTTATTACATTTAATTAGGGATAATGAGAGATTAACTATTGATAATCCAGATTCAAGAATTTCTTTATTATTTGAAAATAACTATTTAAGAATTAAAATAGTAGAGCAAATGAGTAAAATGAATATAGAATTAAGAACTGGAGAAATTGAAAAGATAATAACAGGTTTTTTGTCTTTATACGATTTATCAGATGAAAAAATCAAACAAGCAATAATTGATTTTATGGAAGCAAACGACTTTATAATATAGGAGAATAGCATGTTAACAGTATTTGACATTAAAAACGACTTAAATTGCACATTAAGTTTGGCAATAAATATTTTTGATAATCAAGGTAAAATTCTTAAATTATTAAACCAACATCCAAATTCTGATTATTTTTGTAATCAAAGATCAATCGACGATATAAAACAAAAGGACATAAACAATATAGAAGATGGAAACGATAATTTAAAACCTTTAACTGATAAAGAGCTACAAACATGTAGAAAACAGATAATCGATAATATGGACGATAATCAAGGAATAACTAACGATACATTAGATTATGCTATAGAAACAATAAAATCAGATAGAATCAAACATCTATTACAATATGTTAATAAAACATATAAACAAATAGGGGATGGTAAAAACCTTTTAATAAATACATGGTTAATAAAAGGTAATATAATATTATGGTTAGATGAAACTGAAGAGGGTTTTTATTCAATAGATAGTTATGATTTCGATAATGAAGTTGTAAAAGATAATTTATTTTATGGTACATTAGACAGGTGTATTGATTATCTTAAGGGGATTAAATGAAAAAATATAATATTCAGTATGGAATTGGTAAAAGTAAATATATTGTCAATTATCATGATGGAATTAAAACACATAAGGATAATAGTTTATTTTTTGACATGGCAATATTTAAAAGTCGTGCTAAATTAAATATATTTGTAAATGATTTAAAATTAAAAGGATACATTGAATAATAAATCAGAATAAGACAACTTGAAATAATAGTTGTCTTTTTTACTTTATAAAGCTTGATCAATTAAACATACTGATATATAATGATTTATAGAGTTTAAAAGGAAGGTGTTTAAATGGTTACAGTTTCAGAGTTATATAATAAAAGAGATAAACTTAATAAAGCATTATTAAACACCTATGATTTATTAGATACTGATTTATTAAACAATACCTTGATGGCTGTCAATTGTAAGATTATAAAAATGTTAATTGGGAAGAGGTAAGAATATGGAGAATAATAACATACATAAAGGATTAACCATAAATGGGTACAAGTGGAATTATTACGACGATAAAACCAAACTACACACTTTTAGTAAAAAGGTTAATAATCCATATGGATACAATGTAATAAAGTGTTTACCTTCAGATATAGAAAACAGTAATATAAATGATATGTGTAAAATGGAACTATCTAGAAATGAAACATATTATAAAGATATCATGAAAGTAAGAAGAACTTTAAAAAATGAGTTACAAGAGGGTATTTTGGTATATGAAACAAACAAGACTCCAGAACTATTTTCAGAATTACAAGAAATAGAGAAAGACTTAAAAGATATAAAATTACAGTTAAAAGGATGTCAATAGATGGTAAAAGAAATAAAAAATATAATAGAATGTGTAGAAGATTTTAGGGATTATGAGGGGTCAATTGATCATTATGACTGGAATAGTAAAAGGCAAAATGATGAATCTTTTATAACTGTAGTGAATAATATTAAAATTGATTTAAGTAATTTTGTCAATTCCTTATTAGTACTATGTAAGGATGACAATAAAACTAAGGAAGATATAAAAAATCTATTACTAGATCATAAGGAAGAAATAAACACTATAGAAGAAATAAACAATATTAATTTTAGTTGCAATATTTTAACAACTTTTCAAGAGTGGAATGAAGAAAATTATAATTGTATTGAATCAGAAGTAAAACAAATAGAATCAGATGAAAATTGGCGGTTATACGACTCATTAAAATAAAGCTTGCATAATAAACAATTACCCTATATAATTCTAGTAAGAGGTTGAAAAGATGAAAAAAGATAAATTAAAAGTCGTATTTAGATATGATAAAAAAGCAAATTTTACAACTATGTTCTTTTATGACGATAGAAAGAATATAGAATGTTTCACAATGTCTGAAGGTCATAACTCAGCATGTTACAATTATTACTTATCATGTAAGTTAATAACAGATATAGAAAACAATAGAGATGTTCAAACAATAATTAAATATTATGAGAGTTATCCCAATAGTACAAAATTAGATATAATGAAGAGGTTAGTAATATGAAAACAATAGAATATATTTTACCAGTGTATACAGTTTATTATTTTGCTTATGGAGACATTGAGACACTAAGCAAAAATGATTTAATAGAATTAGAAGAATTTGAAAATAATCTACCTACTGGGGATGTTGGGAATTTCCTAATATAGATGAAACAAAGGATTTTTACACATTTAATGATTTAAACACATTAGGGAATGATTGTGTAATATGTAAATATAATTATGATTTTAAAAAGGAATAAACAATGTGTAAACTAACTGAAGCAATAAAAGAAAACAACAATTATTTAAAAATCTTTAATGTAGAGAATAAACATTCACTAGGTTTTAATAAATCTCGAATATCAGATTTATATAATTGTAATTCTCGTTTTATTAGGAAGAATGAGAAAAGTTTAAATATTATGGTTTAATTACTTGCAAAGATTTCTTTTATGGATTATATTTAATATATGGTTAAGTAATTAACTAAATATTTTAATAGGTGGTATAAAATGGCTAATTCTGTAAAATGTCCTAAGTGTAATGGTAGAGGTACTATTGATCAATATAAAAGAGTTAACGGTGGTTTATGTTATACATGTAACGGTACAGGAAGAGCATTTAATAAAAGAATAGTTAAAAAGTATTCTACTAAGGGCTTTACTTTAATCAGTAATAAAGAAGAATTTACAATTGTTAAAATACAAATAATTGAAAAGGATTTTTTACATGGTGTTTCCGTTGGTGGAATAGATTTTAAAAACCCTATATTTATTGATACTAAAAAAGGGATACATTTAAAAAACCATAACTATAAAATAATAGAGTCTTTAAGCAAAGAACAAAAAGAATTCTATATTAAAACAGTTAAGCAAAATATAGTATCTAATATAGATCTAATAAAGGAATGGTTTTTATGAGATATTAAGATAAGAGACTTTATTAAAAGAGTCTCTTTTTTATTTGTCTAACTAATATAATAAAACACTCATAATCGAGCATAGAATGGTTAAAATAAGAAAGTTATATATTGTATTAACTATTATAGAAAGATCGTGTTAAACTGGATATAGACCTATAAAATAGGAACTTAGATAATAAGTAGAGAAATAAAAAGGCTGGAATAAACCAACCTCTTATATATTAAATATCTTTAAATGTTAATTTATTTTTATCTATATAAGTAATATATAAAACGTTGTTACTTAGATAAACTATTTTAGTATCAAAACCTAATTCATAACCTTTTAAATTAATATCTATTCTTTTTACATAATTAACAATATTTGATAATAATAAATTATCAATATCCTTTTCAGAATGAATACAACACAAATATTCATAATGTAAACTATCACAATATACTTTTGTATCAATAGTGTATAAATCAATTAAATCAATCACTTTCATCCCAATACCTCTATTATATCAATAGCAGTATCTTTAATAGTCCATTGTTTAAAATCATTTACCCCATATTCATACACAATATTAGTAGTAAGATCAATTTTAAAGTTTAATCCTATATGGTTTGTATCAGTAATATACAAATAAGTAGTTTGGTGTAATTCAGAATAAACAACATTTTCCAAACATTCTATAAGTACAGCATTCTTACAAGTGACTTTTAATGTAACAAAGTGGTCAAACTCATTCACTTTTAATAAGTGTAATAAATCATTAGTATTCAACATATATAATTCCTTTTAATAATTAAGATAATTTAAATATAATCCATAAGAGAATAAAAAGCAAGCATAAAAAGACACTTGACATAAAAAGAATAAAGAATATAATAATTAAAAGAGGTTAAGAAATGAAAACAATTAAAACAAGTTACAAAACATCTGAGCTATTAAGCAATAGATTAAAAGACTATCACACTAAAGATTTAAAAAGAGATCAATACAACATTAAAAACAATAACTATTATTTTAACAAACATATAAAAAGTTTATTATGTCGGGTTAGAAGAAAGAAAACTATTTACTTAACTAAAAGTCAATATATGCTATTATCTTATATGATAGATGAAATAATAGACTGTAATAAATTACAATTATCAAGTATTAGCTTAAGAAAAGAATTATTACACACTAATGGAGATAAACAAAGTACGTTAGTGAATAAACAAATAGTATTATTAAGGAATATACTAAAAACAGTTGATTAAATAGAATTAGTGTGTATAATGAATAGTATAAAAGAGTAAAGGAATAAATAATGAATAAAAAAATGAAACAAATACTAATAGATAAAATGGAGTTAATTGACAATCCTATAGTACAGTTTAAAAATAATGAAACATACATAGAATACTATAACGATTCTAACGAAATAGTAGACGATTATACTGTAAATATAGTTAATTCTATTATCCCAAAAAAGACTATAGAAGAAAAGAAACAAGCAATAGCAACTTATATATTAAATAATGGGTTAGAGTCTCTACAGGATGCAACTATAAATGATATCTATGAAGAAATAAAAATTGAATCCTATATTGACGATATAGAAAAGAAAGTAACTGAAGAGGAAAAAAGAACAATTGCTTTACAAAAATATCAATCATATAAAGGTAAATACTACAAAGTTTCAACAAGTGACTATATATTTATGTATCATGTAAAAGATGTCGATGTAAAAGATTATTATGGGACTTATGAAGGCACATTTTCAAGTCAAATAATAACAATACATAAAAATAATCAAATAAGTATTAAAGAAGATACAGCAACAGATTTTATTAATTTAGAAGAATTAAAGAAAAAAGCAATAGCAGAACACAAAAAGAGTATAGCACCAAACAAAACACAAAAGCTATTTATTGATATGGGATTCGTATTTAGTAGTAGAACTAATGCAAAGTGTAAAGAGCTATCACTAGAATTAAAATATGAGCAACAAGGGGATTTTACTCTTTTAATAGGCTTAACCACAAAAGGACGTTTCAACATCCAACACCCTAAAGAAAAATTACAAATGGAAATAGATAGATTATTTATTAAGCATTTTAAAAAAGAGTTAGAAAGATGAAAATACTAAATAAGATGATAATACCAAAAATTAAAAGATATGGACTAATTAAAGGTATTCATGAACACACTAGGGATAAAATGAGTATTGCAATATGTATAGAAGATTGTGACAGATTTTACCAATACGCTAATAATTACGAACCATGGAGAGAATTAGACAGGGATGAATTAAAACTATTAATAAAAGAATGGTTTGATTATAGGAAGTTTAAAAAGACTCTTCAGTATAAAATACTACTCTGGTTATTACAATTTGATAAAGTCAAGGAATGGCATATTTAAAAATAATATAAAAGCAGGTAAAAGAATTTAATTACAGAATTAAATAAACAATATAAGAGAGACCTTGAAATAGTCTCTTTTTTATTTGTCTAAATAGTAATGTGATCAATCATATATGAGTATACAAGCGATATAATGCAATCGTTAACAATATACACCACTTTACTATAATAACCTTTATATAGTAATAAAGGATAATAGTTAATATAGTAGTAACAATATACAATAATAACAAATAAGCTTATAGAATCCATACATATATAAAATCAATGCTATATAACATAATAGGTTTAATAACAGTTTGTTGATACTGTAAAGAATGAAATTGATATAATAATATATAGCTTAGTTATGACTAACTGTAATTTGAGGTGAGACTATTAAAGATAGGTTAGACTAATAAACTTATATGTAAGGAATATATAGTAATAAATTAAAAATAATACTTGCATAATTAAAAATAGTCTATATAATAGTAATTAGATCAAAGATTAAAAGGGTGAACAAATGAAACAAGTAAATGTAAAAGACTTAACAAGACTGGAAACAATATTATTAAATGAAATAGTAACAAGTAACATGGATCAAGAATTTGTTTGTCATATTATAGATAGTTCTGAAATAGATAATAAATCAATAAAAGGTGTTATTTCTTCATTAGTTAAAAAAGGTATAGTAACTATACAGGATTACGAAGGTAAAGGTCTATCAATTGATAATATATTATACTTAAATGATAATAGTAAAGATATTCAGATAGTATTAAATAATTTTAATAAAACACCTAAATTATTTAATATATACTTAAAAGGTTTAAAATAATATTGAGTAAGAGAGACTATTAAAACAGTCTCTTTTTATTTGTTCCAATAGAATACAAACATATAGTAAACAATATATAGTGATAACCTTATGCAATGCTATAATAACTTACTATCCTAATAACTAACCTCTTATTATACTATCTATGATATGAGCATAGTGGTGCATACAAGCGATGTAATACAATAGATATACAATCATACCACTTTAATATATAAACCTTCTACGGTGATATATGAAGGATACTATAAGAGACTATATGTAAGAAACCATATATAGTAGGGTGTTTATACTGGACTTATTGGAATAGTTGATAAGATGTATAACTATTGTATAAAGATCGTTGTATAGTCTTGTATGGAGAAATTAAGGGGATTGTAGATAGTATGTAAGATAGTTCTTATGTATAGTTAAGTCGTTGCTTAATTGTTTAGGTGTTGCATTGATATCATACGTATTAGGCAAGGCTAACTGTAATTATATATTACATATCATTTGATAACAATAAATAGTAAGTGGCGAAATATACCACGCCTTGGTAATTCTTACCATTATTGATATAAACATATGTATAACTATTTCAATTCTGCTATATAGTCAAAAAAGATGTCATTGTTCCCAGACTTAAATTTTCTTTTTTATTTCTCTTAGGATTCGACGATTAAGCAACTACTTAACTATCGAACTATCCCACTCGACGCAACGTCAACGCCAAATGAGAGAAAAAAGGAACAACTTTCATAAATGGAGTCAAAAGAGGGTCAAATTCACGTTATTTAGTAGCACTTTCTATGAGAGTTGACCATATAAGCATAAATATGCATCAAAACGACCGAATTAGGCACACCTAACTAAATTAGGCAAGGGTAAGTTTGATAGGCAAGCCTAACAACATTAGGGAGGGTGGCCGGTTAGTCCGACCTAACAAACTTAGTCTGTATATCATGACACCGAAATTTTGTTGGTGTTTCATATGGCTCTAGACGAGCTCTGTACTAGCATTTAAGCACCTTTTCAACAAATAACCCTCTCACAGCTCAAAACCGAGCACTGAAATTTTTGGCTCTCACCTTTCCAGCTCCCTTAGAAATCAAGTCCAAATTTTTTCTGAAACAGCAAAATAAGGCACTATAAGCCAAAAACTCTCACCAACCCCCGAAAAAATTCCCACTATGCTATAATGTATATAAGAGTTAAATAACTAATGTTAAAAAGGCATAGTTAAAATAGGAGAAATAAGATGACATTAACAAAAGCATTTGAGATGACAGTAGAGTACCTTGGAGAGACGAAGGATGTAAAAGTAGATAAGGAAGGGTATATGTGTTTAAATGACATGGCCCAATTCTTTCCAAATAAAAACGTAAAGGAATGGCTAACTAATAGAAATACAAAAGATTTTATAGTAGTTATGGAGAAGTTTTTAACTGGGGGAGATTCTACCCTTTTAAAAATAGAGGATTTTGGTAGTAGAGGAGGAATACCTAAGGGCTTAAAAGCTATTAAAACCAAATCGGGTAGGTATGGAGGAGGAACATTTGCACAAAAGACCTTGGCTTTAAAGTTTGCTATGTGGTTAAGTCCTGAGTTTGAACTAGATGTTTTACTATCCTATGAGAATGGAACGCAACACAAACAAGATTGGAATATGCAAAGAATATTAGCTTCTGAAAACTACAAACTACAAACAGAGTCCATTAGCTTATCCCCAGAAGGAAAGTTACCTTATGCAAAGGGATACACTAGCAATGCTAAACTTCTTAATGTACTGGTGTTTGGAGAACATCAAAAAGGTAGGAGAGATACAGGAACAGTTGTGGAACTAAATCAGATAAGCTATTTAGAATCTAAAAACAGTGCTTTCATTGATTTAGGGTTATCTTATGAAGTAAGGCAAGTTGAGTTAGCTAAGTTATTAGTTAGAAAGTTTGGTAAAAATGTAAAGCTACTAGGAGAGAATAAATAAGAATGAGTAAATATAAAATATATCAACACTTAGATAAAGAAGACAAGGTACTATATGTAGGGAGAACAACCCGTATGGACAGTAGACAACTAGAGCATTTAAAAGCAACTCCGTATAGTAAGAAGATAGAAACAATATTAGAAGGAGAAGCAATAAATAGAACGGCTATGATTTTGTATGAGCAGTTCTATATAAACAAACTAAAACCATCAGAAAACGAAAGAGATAACAGAGGAGATGATGTGTCTTTCTTAAAGCTAGATTTAATAGAGTTCATCAATTATCCTTTTGTAAGACCTGCTCCACGAGTAAAACAAGTAATGCTCCCAACTAAGAAGTACATGAATGAAGAAGAGTTCCAAGTATTTATAGAAACGTTTAAAAGCAAAACAAAGACCGCCTTTAGAAATAAATTATTCTTTGAGATGACGTACTTCACCAAAATAAAACCAGCAGATTTTGCAACACTTACATGGAAAGATATTAAGAAAGTAAAAGGGGAACATCAATTGCATGTGCCCACAAAAGGATTTTATGTTGTTCTGCCTGAGGACATACCAGAGAAACTAAGTAAATTATATACGTTGTTTAATATGAAGAAGAAGGATTATATATTTAAACCCTTTTCTAAGGAAGCACCAATACAACTATCTTACTTAAGAAGGAAAATCACAGAGCACGGAAAACTAGCAGGCTTCAATTTTGCAATGAATGTAAACCTTTTGCTTAAGGGAATGACGTATCACCAAATACCTATAGAAGATTAAATAATAAAGGGTATATTTAACACATATGCCCTCGACATACCAACACAATCCACGATACAATACAAATAGATAAAAACAACAAGGAGAAATAAATGAAATTTAATTATGAACAAGAAGAGAGAACCAAGAGTGGAAAGAGCTACTACGAGGTTAATTTAACAGCTATGCATGGAGATGATGAGTATGATGACACAACTACTATAACATTTAAGAGTATAGCTCATGTTTATTGCCTACTAGAATTATTAAATAGTGAGTTAGCTGAAGAGGAGCTTGATGAAGACAATATAGCATCATTTGAAGAAGTTATGAGAGAGATATTTAGTCTTATACCTAAAGGGATATGGGATCATCATGCAGCAATGTGGTCCGAGTACTTTCTAGCGAGGTATAGTATTATGATTATGCCTGCACAGCTTCTCAAGTTTAACTATAAGAAAATAGATGCCATAGAAGGATTAATAGAAGATATTTTAGAAGAAGTTCAGTCATATGATAGCATTTATGATCAAACTCTATTTTATAGTGTAGATAACATTGTATACCACGATGGAACAGGAAAAGAGATCTATATAACTAATATAGAAGCGGAAGCTAACGAATCAGATATAGCTTACGAGATGGAAGAATAAGGAGAACAACTAATGAGTAAATATAATATAACAAGTGGTGTTAAGATGAATGAGGAGAATCCAGATACATTTGGATACCTACTAAAGAGGAAAGAACTAATCTTCCAAAAGGCACAAGTGTAAAACTAATCTTCACAGAGGATATACATGGGGAACGTATGTGGGTTACTATTACTGAGGTCTTAGGAGAGAAGTATAAAGGATTGTTAGATAGTCCTCCTGTGTTTATAGAAGGTATATCTTATGGAGATGAAATCTTATTTGATAGAGATGATATTATATCTATTTGGGATCAATAGCTTTTACAAGGAGAATCTATAAAAGGTTCTCTTTTTCTTTTATAGCTACTTGACACAAACTATTATCCATGCTAAACTACCTATATAAACAAAGAAAGGAGAATAAATGAATAAAGAAATAATAATCAAAACACTTCTACAGACATTAGGTATTGTAATATTTGTGTTTAATTTCCTAATGCTAGCTAGTGCTTTCAGTTTCATACCCCCAGCACATTTAGCTGCTGGTGGAGGGGTAATAGGTTTAGGTATAATATTTAGAGCATCTTGTAATATAGTGATTACTTCTAATAATATACTTAAAAATATTGTACTAGCTATTTTTGGAATAATAATAGTAACATTGTGTATGAGTATACTAAGTACTATAACTATATAATAAATAAGATAATAAGGAAAGGAGAAACAAAATGAAAACAATATTACTTAAGTCAACAAAGATAGGGGATTGTAAACAAGTAAATTATGAAATCCCTTTAGAGTACAAGAAGATACAACTAGCAGATGGAATATTCCTACAAGATATTCTTCTAGGTGATCTAGTAGCAAAAGAGATTTCAGATGGAGTATATGTATCTGTTAGGTTACATAATCATTTTATGTATGAAGAAGGTGTTGAGGAGAAATAAAATGAATGATTGGAAGGAATTAGTAATAGGGAATATACCTATGGGTTTTTTAGAGGAAGATAACTATGAAGTTCAATTCAAGGCTGTTAATGATTGGAGGGAAGAGAATAGTGACAAGAAAGAAGTTCTGCACCTAATGATTGATAAAGAATACAAATACCGTTACCGACGTAAACCACTTGAGAATATTAAGATGACAAAAGAAGAGCATCATTCAATAACCTTTGGTATATTACATGCCAACAAAGCAGTAAATGGAGAGCATATTACGAAAGCACATTTTAATAATGCAATGAGTGCAATGATTAACGGACTGGAAAGTGTTTTAAGACGGACAGGAATAATAGGGGAAGAATAAATGATAGACATAAACTACATTAAATCAAACTCCCTTATATTAGATAGAAGAATATTCTTTCATAACGAAGTAACAATCCCTATAGAACCTTTTCAAAAGACTCTGGCTCAGTTATTCTCCCACGCTAAGATATTTACATCTACTAGTGAAGCTAAACGAAATGGATGGGATAAATCTATACCTGATGGATTTTCACAATTCATTATAGGTAAGAGAAGAAACAAGATAACAATTTTTAAGGAGAAAACAATATGAAAAAGATAATAGCAATAGTAATGATTCTAATGTTAACAGGATGTGGTATGGCAATGGATAACGTTGGAACAGTAAAAGTCACAATCACAGAAAACCAGAAAACATACAATATAGGAGGAGATGTATCAGGAGTGGTATCTCTTAGACAATTAGAAATGCTGATAGAGACAATTAAAGAAGATAATAAGGATTTAAACACAGGCGAAGTGCTTATTTTCCCTTCTAATACATATATTAGTATAAGGGTGTATAAATGACCCTAAAAGAACTAGAAATACAATTCTATAAACAGATGATTATAAATGGATTCAATCCTATCCTCTTAAATACTGTAAATGGAGAGTATTCAACACAAGCTATAAAAGGTTTATGGATATGTTGGGAACAATGTGCTCGTGTTAATAAGGTATTGAAAGAAGGAGAATAGATGAGTAACAGAAGATTTAATAGAGTAATAAATAGATTAGAGGAAAAAGGAATACAAGCAGGGGATATTGAATTTATTAAAGATCAAAATGATACAATAACTACACTAAGAGCTCTACTAAAACAAGCAGCACAAGATATAGTGGAAGAGAACAGTAGGTTAAAATCTAAAATAAGTAATTTAGAATATGAAAACAGTTTGGAATATAAAATATTAGACGAGTATTCTAGCTTTAGGTTAAAATAACCTAGTGTATATCTAATATATACCTTGGCAATACCCTACCAAAGTAGTATAATTTAATTAAACCATAATAAGGAGGATTAACATTATGGATACATATTATGTAGAAATTCCATTGACAGGGTTTGTACACACTGAAGTAAAAGCAAATTCTGAAGAAGAGGCACTAGAAAAGTTTTACAAGAAAGATTGGAAGTTGAGCATAGACTCAGAAGATCAAAGTATGGACTTAGGTGAGCTGGATATGCATGAAAACTTAATTATTGACGGGAAGATTCAGACCTACCATATTAAGGCTTTTGCGGAGAAACTCTTAGTTGGTTAAAAGAAGAATTTTTAAGAGGAGGAGATATTCATTTATTTCCTCTTTTTTATTTTGTAGCTATTGACTATTGTTTTATAGTGTGTTATTATATGGAAGATTAAAAAGAAAAGGAGAATTAAATTATGACAGTTTTATTTATTATACTAGCAATATTGCTTTTATATTGTGGGGGATATTTATGGAGTGCATCCAAAGGATTAAGTATATTTGTGGCATTCTTAGGTGTTATGAGTATGGGAATAGGTATAGGAGCTTTTGAGATAGATATAAAGAGTTTACAGAAAGATTATTACCACCAAAGAATACCCGACTTGAAACAACTATTAGATAATTATGAAGTAGAAGAATTAGAACAAAAGATTTTAAAGATAAAAGAAGGAGCTCAGATTGAAACCAATGATTAACGAGAGTATTAAGGAACAGCCCTGTTATTTAACATTGACCTCTAAGATAAGGAGAATAATTAAAACAACCTATTCAGAAAATGATTTAATAAATGTAAATTTCCTTACTATGGATTTGTGTGGTGAGGAATATATGATCTGTTTATGGGATGGGGAACCACATAGTAGAGATGAGGATTACTGGTCAGAGGATAATGATGGCAGTTTAGACACAGATGATATCTTTATAAAAGATTTAACAGAACAAGAGAAGCAATTCATAAATGATAACTGGAATATGTTGATTTGGCAGATAGCAAAAGGAGAGGAAAATGAATAAAAATTGTAGTAATTGTAATGGAGACGGAACGAAAGATGTATATGATCACCATCAGCAGGTAATTATAGTAGTTAAATGTGATTGTAAAGAAGACAACAAGGAGAAAGCAGCATAGATGAAAAAATTATTATTATTATGGATAACGACCAGTGTACTTTTCGCAAACAGTATTTCAAACAGCGAAGAGTATAGAGCAGAGACATTAGCACAAGAAGTAACAGTTGTAACAACCGAGAAAGGGTTTGTTATTATAGGTAATGAAATGAAAGATTTAATATTCACATTAGATCCTGTAAAAAGAGCAATACTAAGAGGTATTATAGAAGCATACCAAGAAGTAGACAATACAGCGGAGTATGCTAACTATAGAACTAATCTACCTCCTGCTATGCAATCAACAGATTTTAAGAGAATGCAATTTGTATACACTCATATAGTAGAGGATGCTTCATCCAATATAGCAGTAACTATAGATATGGATGCTAATGGTATTCATAAAGAGCCTTTTGTGATAAGAGCTACTATAGATCAGTGGTTGAATATTTTAAATATTGTAGATCAAGGATTCCTATATATGGATAAGGTTAAAACAGAAATACTTAAATTAAGGAGTATGGAGAATGATATATCCAGAGGTTGAGTTATTTATGAAATCAGTTAAGAGAATGAATGAAGCTATAAAAGAGATGAAAAGGAGAAATAAATGGATGATTATTTTGTAATACAGTCAGATTTTGACAAGTGTACCTCTTCTAGATATGCCCAAATAGAGGAAGTGACTAAAGAAGTAAATAAATTACTAGACACACATATGCCTTTAGGAGGAATTATTTTTGACGGAAAGTACACATATCAAACAATGATAAAAATAAAATAGTGTTTGACACTCTCCTCTTGATTAGTATACAATTATATTAAGAGGAGAGAAGCAACATGAAAAACATGATAATATTAGATGGAATTTTAGCAGAATCAGTAACAGTAGTTAACAACCAATATGCATTTTGTATTATAACAGAGGATACAGCCCCAATTATGATTAAGATGGATCCAGAGAGTGAGATATATAACCAACTAAATAAAGGAGCACTAGTAGAGATTATAGGTAGATTACAAACTAAAAAATGTGTTGTCTTAGATAAAACAAGTCAATGTACCTATATACTAGCTACAAAAGTAGAAGTTAAATGCCAATCACTATTGACACTAAGTACAATAAATGCTATAGTATAGAAGTAATCAAGAATAAGAGAGGGGGAGATACAATATATGATAACATTACTTTTAATAGGAATACTAATTTACTTTTTACTAGGATATGGAGCTTATAAGCAATCTGAGAAGAAATGTAAAACAGCTCAGGATAAGAAAGATTTAAAGTCATTCAAAAACAAACTATATCTAAACTGGGTGTCTTACGCTATATTTATTGGTAAACTAAGACAACATATCAAGAATGTAAAAGAAACAGAGAAAAATACACTAGAACAAACATATAAAGGTGATCCTGATAAAGTTTCCATAGAATTGTTTTCTAATGGATTTCAAGGATCAGAGAGAAGAGGATCAGCTATATTTGCATCTTATATTGTAAATCCAATGGCAGATGATAAGTAGATACAACAATAGGGAGATTAAATGCTAGAATTAAAAGAAAGAGATTATACTGCGAAAGAACTAGAAGATTTTAAGAGAGAAGTATTAGAGAATAAGAACAGAGACAACGCATATTTATTAGGGAATATACAAGCTTTACGATTGTTAGGTTGGCAGATTAAATTAGGTACTAGATTAAAACATGAGTATATGGTGGAATTCTGGGATGTACTCAAGTTCGACAGTCAGCTTAAACCTAGGACTATGAGATTAAACATCCCTAAGAAAGAAACTGTAAAATGTCCTGATTGTCGAGATGGAAAAGTTAGAGTAGTTTGTGCTTGTGGAGGAATGATAGGGAATGTATGTCAATATTGTAATGGAGATTGGCAAAATGCAAAAGAGAAATGTCCAACATGTCAAGGGACAAGAAGAGTAGAGAAGGGGAAGGAGTAAGTTAATGAAAGAAGAATTAATATTATCCAAAGGGGAAGTGATATGTTATCAAGATATGCTGGAAAGCACTGTAGGAGACTTTATATCTAGAGCATTACCCTATAATGGAAACTATGAGGGAATTGAAGATTATGATAGAGGAATAAGAAGAGATGAAGCTTACTTCGAAGGTGACGCAGAATACTATATTAAAATAATAAAGAGAAAAGGTTAAGGAGTAAAATATGGAAATAGAATATAATGGTTATGACATATCTATAAATGAAGACTTATTAGATAAGCAAGATGCATGGAAAAACCTTAAAGATATTATAGAAGCTAGAATAAGAATAATGGAAATATTAGATACAGAACCTGATAATAATCATAAAGAGCTTTTAAATAAATTGACAGAAGCAGAGTTTGCATTACAAAGAGCATGGAATTTTGACGAAGATGCTAATTACCATAGTTATCAGTGGACAGGACTAAATGATTGTACATGTCCTACACTAGATAATTTAGATAACTTAGGATGTGATATAAGATACATATCAAGGAATTGTCCTTGGCATGGGAAAGGAGAATAAATGATAACACTAGATGTACTAACTAAGTTCGATAAGCAAATGAGCAACCCCCAGATAAAGAAAAGGAAGATTAGATCTGATATAACAGTTATCTATGATAGAGTTGAGATACATTATTTATATACAACCAACAATATAGATGCATATAGACATCTACTAAACTGTTATGATATTACAGAAGTTGAATTAAAGGAAATATTATATGAGATCAAGAATCCTGATAAAGAATTGAAAGGAAGCTCAAAATGAGCCATACAACGATCTTTTTAATAAAAAGGTATATTGTTACCACTTTTTGTAGAAAGTCGTGTGAAACGACAGTCAGACGCACAGAATAAAGGATTAAGCTTTGAGAAAGAAAGTACTAGATCCATATGTAAAATATTCTTCATTATCCGTTAACGCCCAAATCACATTTACTGCAATTGAACAGATACTTATGAGATATACTACAAAGGAATTAAAAATAACAAAGGAAGTATTATCTTGGGAAACATCAATGTCTATCCCAGGAGTGAAAGTAGCTTTGAGACTTTTAAAAGAAACAGGCTATATTAAATCAAAAAACAGCAACTCACCTATATTAAGAGTGGGTGAGCTATATGAGGATAAAGGGAGATAGTAGAAAGTGGAAGTAAAATGTGAGTTAAGACTAATTAAGCAACGAGAAAAATTGTTATTAGGTCTTATAGAAAAGCACCAAGAGACAGTGGACACATGCAAAGAAGAACTGTATAATACAAGAGAAACAATAAAAGCATTAGAAGGAGTATGCAAATGCCAAGAGAAATAGAGGAGAGATTAATAGAAGCAAAAGTAAAGTATTATGAAGGGACACCAATAATGGATGATGCTCCATTTGATTTACTAGAGGATGAGTTGAGATCTGTGGATCCCGATAATTCTTATTTTAGTTTAGTAGGATCGAGAGAACAAGGGGCGGATATTGTACATAAATATAGAATGAAGTCTATGGCAAAAGGGAAACAGCCAGAGGACGTAGAGAAATGGATGAAGAATATAGGAATAAAAGATCCCCAATTTAGTTTAGTCTTGCTTCCGAAAGTGGATGGAGTTTCTGCAACCTTAAGATACATTAAAGGAAAATTAGTATATGTTGCCTCAAGAGGAGATGGAACAACGGGTAAGGATATAACCCACATAGCAAAGCATATGAAAGATATACCCCTTCAAATAGATTTCACCCAAGATGAAATTGAAATTAGAGGAGAATTATATTTAAGTAAATTTGGTAATCATGGTATAACAGGCCCATTAAGAAATAACTGTACAGGATTAATAAACAGGCAAACAGATACAAGCCAAACACATCATTTAAGATTTGTGGCTTATCAAGTTGTACTAGGTGGATTTAAGACTGTTAAGGAATACTTAACAACTCTATTAGATAATGGGTTTAATGTGGCAGACGCTTACTATGTAACAAGTATAATAGGAATATACAATACTTATTTAGATACATTAAGAGATAAGTGGGAGTATGAAACCGACGGTTTAGTAGCGGTTGTTAATGATTTAGGCTCTTACAGAAGCATAAATGCTTTGTATAAAGATAATGACCATCACTGGTTCACGAATTTCGCTTTGAAACCTCCATCAGTAGGAGGAGAGACAACTTTAATTGATATTGAATGGCAGATGTCAAGACAAGGCTTAATGATACCTGTAGCTATTTTTGAAACAATAACTATTGGTGGAGTAAACATACAAAGAGCGACTGCAAATAACTACCTTAATGTCTGTGATTTAGATTTGAAGAAAGGAGATATAATCATAATTGAAAGAGCTAACGATGTAATACCATTCCTAAAGTCAAATAATGGAGGAGGAGAAGGAAATCTTATACCAACAGTTTGTCCTCATTGTGGATCTCATTTAGAAGAGGTTGGAGTACATTTAGCTTGCTTAAATCATGAGTGTGAGGAACAAGTTATTCAGAGAATTATCTATTATGTTAGAGAGGCTGATATTGATAATGTAGCTGAAGGGATGTTAAGAGCAATCTACACAACAGGCTTACTAAAAACACCTGCTGACTTATATAGAATTACTAGAAACGATCTATTATATGTAGATGGACTAGGAAGTACAAAGATAACAACCTTTATTGAAGGAATTAAGAAAGATCGGGTAATAACACCTGTAGAACTTCTTGCTCGTTTAAACATTCCATTAGTTCGGGTAAAAGGATTGACTAAGTTAGGCATTGATACAATAGACACATTCCTAAGTTATGATGATAAAGGAACAGCAATTGGGAAAAATGTAGTTGAGTGGAAAGAGAAAGATTACAATATTGATCTCCTAAATGATTTAATAGCAACAGTTGAGATCATAGTAGAAGAAAAAGATGATAAAGTTGGATTAGAGTCTAAAGGCAAAGTCTGCGCTACAGGAAGTGCTCCAATGGGTAGAAAAGAACTACAGAAGATCATTGCTGAGAAAGGATACGAGTGGCATTCATCTGTGACAAAGGATCTTAACATATTGTTAGTTGATGATGTTAATGGATCATCAAGTAAGATAGTTAAAGCAAGAAAGAATGGAACAACTATTATGTTGTATGAGGAGTTTTTAAATGATATGTAAAGGAGAGCTATATGAACACTGTAAAGGAAGCTTGTATCTTATATTAGAAGTGGCTAGAGATTCGTCAGAGTGTGCAAAAGAAATGGTTGTGTATAAATCATTAACTAAATCTGATTATCCAGCAGGGACAATTTGGACAAGACCTTTAGAGGAATTTATAGATATGCATAAATCAGGTGTTAAAAGATTTGTATTTAAAGGAGTTGTTTAATGGGATTTTATATTTTATGTATAATTTTAGGGTTACTACTAATATCTTTAGGGTTATGTTTAGTAATTAAGTTTACCCACAAAACAGTATATGAGACACTAGGAGGTATAGCATTGTTTGTAGGATTTATAGTGTTTTCAGTAAGTTTATCCTTTATGACAGATTATGTAGAAGACGTTGTACCAGACTTTAAAGTATTAGAGGCAGAGTACAAGTATAATAAAGTACTAGATGAACAAGGTGTTTTGCAAGTTGTAGCAGAGCATATAGAGGAGGAATAGATGGGATGTTTTGATACAGTAACAGCTAAATGTAAATGTGGTGGAAGAGTAGAATGGCAATCTAAAGCAGGAGAATGTAATCTGGATGTATTTTCAGTTCATCAAGTTCCTTTGGCTATAGCAGCGGATTTAATAGAAGATACTGCCCAATGTGATTTGTGTGAAAGGGAATATCGATTAAATCTATTATTTGATATACAAAATGTCCCAATGAATATGACAGAGGTAGGAGATAGTAGACAATGAATAACAACCTACCAGATAGATTAGATGTAGGACAGGTAAAGCATATTATGAGACTTCTACAAATCGGTTTAAATAATACATATGATAAGAGGAACTTCAGTTTAACAGCAATAAACCCTCAGGATATAGTAGACTTAATTAAAGGAGATAAATAATGGAAATATTTAAAAGCAGATATACCCCAAATTTAAAGAATGGTAAAGATGTCGGATTTAGTATAGGAGATATGATTCTGTATAAACCAGCAGGACAATCGCCTGTGAGAGCAAAAATTGTGTCAGATAGAAGAAGTCATAAGAGTGTGGATAAGCTAGGTTATGATGCTATATTTGCAGATGATGGTAATCAGTGGTTTGCCGTAGAGGAGCAGATAATTGATTGGGAAGGGAAGGTTAAATAATGGGACCAACTGAATTAGATAAGATAGATAAGTATAATGAGTATGTAGACAATATCAAGTTTCTAGAAACAGAGGAAAAAGACAAACCAGAATCAAGAAACTTAAGAGAAGCACTAAACATTGTACATAAGAAACCGAAGTGGTTGAAAGATAGGAGATAAATGAAAATTTTAAAAGTAAAAGATTTAAAGAGAGCAAGGAAGCACTCAATAAAAGTATTAAGAGAAGAGAAGCTAGATCGGACAGAACCATTTAAAGAGCTGCTAGAGAAAGCAACAGATTTATATGTTAAAGGATTTCCGAGGATGGAATATGAATTAAAGAAATCATTGGTTGAGAAGCATATGCGATTCTGGTTATATCATCCTGTCTGGAATCAATGTATAGGGAGTGTAATAGATAAACCTCATAATAAGTCAAATGTTATGGTGAGTGTTTATTTTAGGAATTAAAGTAGAAAATGTAAACTATAGTTATCAAAATGATGTGAAAGTCTGTAAATGATAACTATAGTTTACATTATAAAAGGAGAAGAAATGAAAGAATGGCAAGATGTAACAATAGACACCCTATCAGAGTGTCTAAGTATAAATACTGTAATAGAGGCACAGTACTTGAGAACAAGAAATAACACTGTTAAAGGTTATTGGGTACCTTCAGGATATGGGGTAAAAGCAATGGTAGGATATATCAGAGATAATACAAAAAGATTTAGATTTAGAATAATAGAAGAAACACAACCAAAACCTCCAATAGGATTAAGACCACAAAATATTGTACAGGAATTAAGATATAAGGAAATAACAGAAGCTATATTTAGATATACTCAAGCAGGGAAATGTATTCCTGTTGAATGGACAAAAGAGCATAAAGAACTAGTAAAAACTCTTGGAAAAGAAAACAGTATTAACACAACAGAAGAGAGAAGTAAATCTTTATTATTTCTATTAAATGTAGGAGTAGGTACGCCACAAGGAATAAATCTTAGTAAATCCCAGTGTGAAGGTGGTTCTGAAGTTATTAGACAGTTATTAGCAGATAGACAGTGTAAAGGAGACAAAATGAAAAGTATATGGGTATATGATGATTTATGGGAAGAAGGATATAGATTCGATGACATCCTAAATAATAGGCATGTTATGATTGCAAGAGAGTTTGCTAAAGATGAATATGAGGCAATTTCGTATTTAGGCACAGAATATAAAAGTATCAAGAAGAACAAAGGAACAGGAATATGCATACGCAACTCAGTATATTCTAATGCCTTATTCTTATTTATATAAAAGGAGATTAAATGAAAGCAGTAATATTAATAGATAAAGACTCACCAGAGGATATAACAGCTATGGTAGAAGATAATGGATTCTCAAGTTACCTAGAAGGCTATGGGAACAATATAGAGGAAGCTAAATATGAATTAAAGCATGTTATAGCAAATAGAATCAAGCTTCTACGAGAAATAGATGTAGATCAGGCAGAGGTCAGGGAGGTTTAGATGAAAGTAGGGGCATTAACAGTAGATATAAAGATAGGAGAGAATCCATTAGAGTTTGCTACAAAACTTATAGAGTTATTATGTGAATCAGGTGTAGCAAGAGAGATTGTAGAGGATGTAGAGCATTTGATTGCAGAGAGCTTAGTTTCAGAGGTTAATAATACAGATAGAAGGAAGTTGTTTAATTTGGTTAAGAATAAGGAAGTAGAAAAACAACTAGTAGGGCAAAACTCTGAGGCTCATTATGAATTTGTTATAGATATTGGAAAAGATAAGATGGCTTGTATTCAGATGACAGAATCAGCTTATAATAAATTGATGGAAAAAGGAGAATAAAGAATGCATAAAGTAATATATAAAAGAGAATTTAGTTTTGGATTAGCATATGGAGATAGTGAGAAAAACATAATAGAACCTGAGATAACAGTCCAATTACACATAACATGCAGGGATGGAATATGGTTTAGTGTAAATGTACCCAATAAATCATTCTGTGGTAGAAATATATTCAAACTATTTATAAACGCTTTAGAGAGCCAAACAGTAGGAATGATTAAGTATGATAGGTTAAAAGAAGATTGTAGAAGTAAAGGTTTATGGAATAAATTAGGATAGGAGAAATAAAATGACACCAGAAAAGTTTGCAAAAGACTTATTAGATAACGCAGAGAAAGATTATGGGATGTGTTCTCCACCTTTAGAGGCTAAGAAAGCATTAAAGATATTGCAAGATCATTTCTTAGGAGAGGATTGGTATGTAACAATGCCTATTAGTGGAGAACAAGTAAATTCAGAAGCTGTGTATGCTATATTAGAGCAGTATCCTAGAAGAGTAGAAGGATTTAGGAATAAAGTTAAGGCAATGGTTAAGGCGATAAAAGATGCAATCATTTAAGGAATGTACATGAAAATAACAGCTAAACTAATAAAACTCATCCTTATGTTGAAATACAGATTCAAGGATGGGTTTATGGTAACTTCTGAGTGTACCGGTCATGGAGGAGGAATAGCAGATTTAATTCTCTATGACTTGAAGAAAGACTCCATGGTAGAGATTGAAATAAAGATATCGAAGCAGGATTTAAAGAAAGACATATTAAAGCAGAAACACAAGATCTACAGGAATAAGGAGAACATCGAGATACAGCAATTCTATTATGCAGTCCCTAGTAAATTGGTTGAGTACTGTAAAGCTTATCTTATTGAGCATGATTTGGAATACGGGATTATTGAGATTGTAACAGAGAAGGTAGAGGGTTTTGATTTTAAAGAGTTTTCTGATTGTGCTGAGTTGGTGTGTGTAGTCAAGAGATGTAAAAGGTTTAATAAGAATAAACCCTATGAAAGTCAGAAACACACATTCTTTAAGCGAATATCTTCAGAGTTGGTATTAAGGGAGAAGGAGTTGTTTTTGGTTAGGGAAGAGTTAAAAATAGTAAAGGATAAGGAGAGAGGTTAAATGGGAATGGATATTAGTTGTATAGGTGGAATAGGGTTTGAAATTAGTGAATTGTTGGCAATGTATGATGATCACAAGCTAACTAAAGATTACTATAATGAAGAGGATGAGGACTTAGACAAGTATGAATTAATAGATGAGTTTTTTAGTGATAATGAGTATATAGATCTCCAATGTTTACACTCTTATGATGACACAGAATATTATGTATTTGCAGAAGACCCAATAAAGGGCGTGCAAGCTTTTATTGATGAGTTAGTTAAATTAGGTTTTGAAGATTTAAACATAGATGACTTAGATTTTTATAGTGAGGCTCAGGTTTGGTAGAGAAGGAGTATAAATGATTAAGAAAATAGTAATAGCACAGAGAGAAAGAACAGTAGTAGAGTTTGAAAAAGACATATTTATAAGTACGTTTAACAAACTAGCAGGGCTAAAAGTATTAGTTACACTATCAGATAAAACAGAGGACTTTAAAGGAGACAATGGGAAACTAGACTTAGACAAAGATTATGACATGAAAGACCAAACTATTAAGTCTATTGATCCAGAGATTATACTAGAGTTTAACGATCCTAAAAGCATTAGAAATATGATAGAGATATTAAAAGATGCAGAAGAATTATTGAAATACAAATTACCTAAAACAAGGGATAGGGGTTAGAAGGAGAATAAATGAATAAGTTTTTAAGATTAATAGGAGCAACAAGAGTTGAGAAAGAGTGTATAGAGTTTAAATGGGGGTATATAGCAAAAGGATTAAGCTTCCAATTAAAGCTACATAGAGGAGGATATTTCGATTCGAGGTATGCTGTCTCAATAGGGCTTATATTTGGTTATATTCACATATATCTGCCGTTTAAAACAAAGTTAGGGGAAGGATGCACACTGCCTCAATATGGTATAGCAATTCATAATAATACTTTCTGGATATATCTAGGAGGTAAGTTTGATGAGTCATGGGGACAAGTTACTCAAGAGAAATGGATTACTTGGAATCTGCCTTGGTTTACATGGGAGTTTGATAATCATTGGATTATGAATAAAGAAGGGAAATATCAAATTCCTCAGAAAGTAGAAACACCAATGAAAGATGGAACTACTCGCTTAGAACAAGACTATGAGTATAAATTTGCCTTGAAGGAAACTGTACCATATAAGTATACTTTAAGAAGTGGAGAGATCCAAGAAATAACAGCTACCATTTTCCAAGAGAAAAGGCAATGGCATAGGAAATGGTTTCCTTTTATTAAAATGGTAAAGGTCGATATAGATGTTGCCTTTAGTGATGAAGTTGGAGAGAGGGCAGGATCTTGGAAAGGTGGAGTTGTAGGAACAAGCTATAAGATGTTGAAAGGTGAGACACCATTAGAGACTTTGAGAAGAATGGAGTCTGAGAGGGTGTTTAAATAAAGTAGCACTTTCTGTTTTGGGTAGAGGGCTGAAAGTATAGATAAATAGACTTTCAGCTCTTTTATTTAGGGATTATAGGTATAAACAGACAAAGATCTATAATTAGGTACAACTTGCATGATAAAGAGTGTAAAAGTATAGAAATACCTATAAAGTAAGTATGCGTTGAGATATAATGGTATCAGGTAGGGCAATGCGGAAAATGGTACATAAGTATATAGAAAATATATAAGAAATACAAGGAAATATGAGGAAACACTAAAAAAATTCCCACTATGCTATAATAAAGATATAGGAAAGTAAAGGAAAATTGCTGAGAGTCAATACAAAGCACCTAGAGAGAAAGATAGGGAAATTGGCTAAAATAACTCAGAATTTATCCCCTAAAGATTATAGGAGAAATAGTAGTGTGGATTAATAAAGAAGAAATACTAAAGGAAGTGGAAGAGGAAGATTGCTGGAAAGATCTTTCTGCTAAAGAAAAGAAGATGTTTTTGGCATACTGTGTAAATGGCTTAGATTATGTAAAAGCATATAAAGATGTTTATATGGATACAGAGTCAAGTAGGGTTGTAAAGTTCCCAGGGGACAAAGCAGCAATAATTGTAGCAAAAGACTCGTTTCAAGAGTGCTTTGAAATTTACGGGGAAGCATTACAAGAAGCAGCATCAACAAAAACTAATGCTCATTTATATAATCAATATGTAATTATGGCAACAGCAAACCTCCTGGATTATGTTGACGAGATAGGACAATTTAAGTTTAAAAGTATTCAAGAAGCTAAAGATATCCTTGGAGAAAAAGCATTAGCCATAGTGGGGTTTCAAGTTAGTGTTCACCCGAAAGACCCAAAAAAGACGATGACTGTTCCAGTATTAGCAGATAAAATGAAAGCTATGAAAGAACTAGCCAAGTTCTCTAAATTATTTGGAGAAGCAGAGTCAGGTGGAAAAGGTCTTGGTACTATTAGTATTGATCTAGGTAATGCTGTATTTAATAAAGAAGAAGAGGATAGAAAGAGAAAGGAGTTAGGAGTTGTCTAGAAGAAAGAAACGAGATAAAGCAACTAATACAAAACTTGACTTTAATCTATATCCAAAACAGAAGTTGGCTATGGATGGCGGGGCCAACGAGATATTATACGGAGGAGCAGCAGGGGGTAAATAATACTGCTCCCTTTAAATCTCTCTTTAACGGGGAAACTCTTAACAGGTAAAGCTGAAGACAATCCCGTGGGAAGACACTTGAATGAGTGTAACCTGTAACGACTAGAGCATTGTGCTCGTACATCACAAGCGATTGGTGATGGAAATGGGAGACAGAGTAAAATCTGAAGAGATAGTCTGATCTCATAGGAAACTATGAGCAGTTCATTTGAGAACGTGATCAAGGGTAGCGACTTGGTTAGAACATTATTGGGTAAATCACATTTATTGAGAATATCAGCTATAACATATTGTTTATCTTCCCCAGGTGTCCAAGTATATCTATTTAGAAAGCAATTGACAGATTTGATTAAAGGTCATTTAAGTTCTGAGTCAGGGTTTCCTAGTTTATTATCTGGACTAGTAGATGCTAAATTATGTAAGATAGATATGTCGAGATACAAAATAACCTTTAAAAATGGTTCAGGGGGGAATAGCTGGGCGGGTGGCTCAACTATCCACCTCAGTCACCTTTCTAAAGGAAAAAATTCATTAAATAATTATCAAGGTGCGGAGATACATGTGCTAATGTTAGATGAGGCAACTCACTTTTTAGCATCTAGTTACAAGTATTTAAGAACAAGGGTAAGGCTTGGTGGATGGAATCCTCCAGCAGAAGGTCCTTATAGTGGGGACTACTACCCCCGAATTTTAGCTTGCTCGAATCCTGGCGGCTTAAGTCATTCATTTTGGAAGAACGAATTTGTGGATAGATTGGAAGATTATGTACCAGAGTTAATGCCTCCTGAACAAGGTGGTATGAGACGAATGTATATTTCTGCGAAAATAACGGATAATGCTATCCTCATGAAAAACGATCCTACATATGTCTCAAGACTACTAGCCAGTGGAGAGAAATCTTATGTGGAAGCTTTATTACATGGTAAATTATTGCCCTTTATAATAGTGATATTATAATTAGCACAACTTTAATTGCTGGAAACTCTTGTTAGGTTTCAGGTACAAAGAGAAACAAATGTTTCTCTCGTGACAATCCTGAAAATAAAGACAATCAGCAGCGAAGACAGAAGGGAACTTCTGTAACGTTCATCGACTATCCCGTGAGGGAGTAGAGAGGTAGTCCTCTCGAAACAGGTTGCAACTCAAAAGAGTTGAAGATATAGTCAATTCTTGCAGGAGACTGTAAGCAGTTCATAAGAGAACGTAATTAGATTAACGATCTGGTTAGAATATAAAAGAATTGGAATATTTCCATGGGAGGAATCCTACAAGATGACTTCTCCTTTGATATACACATTTTGGATGATTTTGAAATACCAAAGAATTGGGATGTGTACAGATGTTTTGACTGGGGTAAAAACTTGCTCCCCTTGACAGTAATGTTAAGTGTAAAACAACTTTAATTGCTGGAAACTCTCGCTAGGTTTCAGGTACTCACAGAACTTTGTTCTGAAGTAAAAATCCTGAAAATAGAGACAATCAGCAGCCAAGACAAGCATAAGCTTGTAAGGTTCAACGACTAGAGCATAAGCTCGTAGGGAGGTAGTCCTTCCGAAACAGGTTGCCCACAGAAATGTGGTGAAGATATAGTCTATTCTATATGGAGACATATAGCAGTTCAGTAATGAGAACGTATTCAGATTAACGCCCTGAGTAGAATATGCAAGGCAGCAAAACCCTTCGGTTGTATTTGGTTTGCAGAATCAAACGGAGAAGCAGTAGAATTAGCAGACAAATCAGTAGTTACTTTTCCTGTAGGAACAGCTATAGCAATGAGAGAATTGTATGGTTGTAAAGAAGGGGAGTATGATGTCGGAGTTAATATCACAGATAAGCAAATAGGAGAAAGAATTAAAGAAACAGAAGAGGTTTTCTTAAAAGGTTATAATATTAAAGCCGGTCCTGGGGACGGTAGTTGCTGGGGAAAAGCGAACAAAGAATTTTCAATTATTGATGATATTAACCATGGTTATTATGGAAGAAGAATATCAGATAATGAAAGACTATTCAAAAGGTTTCTAAAACCCAAACATTCAAGAGTCGAGGGGTTTAGTTTAATTAGAACTAGATTAAGAAACTCATTACCATTTGCAGAAGGAAAGATGGAAGAGCAAGGATTATTCTTTTTAAGGGGATGTAAACATATGATAAGGACAATTCCTACACTTCCTCGAAGCGACTCGAATCCCGACGATTCTTCCCCTCATGCAGAAGACCATTTAGCAGATAAACAACTATTGTCTGCCTAGCCTGTGAAGGTTAGTAAACAACTTTGTTAATTGCTGGAAACTCTTGTTAAGTTATAGGTACTCGTTAATTCAGTAAAAATCCTATAAATAGAGACAATCAGCAGCCAAGCCTGAAAAGGAAAGGTTCAACGATCATCGAAAGGGACAAAATAACTTGTCACTGAGTAGAGTACATCCAAGTGGATGGAAACGCAAAGCTCTCAGAAATGAGATGAAGATATGATCTAGCCTATATTGAGAAATATAGAAGTTCCTACGAGAACTGCAATAAAAGTAACGAATTATTGTGAATACAGCGGTGTTAAGATATTACCTACTAAAGAAAGTTTCTAAAGTGGGTCAAGCTAGGGTGACATTATTTTGATAGTACAGACAAAAACTTAAGTCAAGTGCTAAAAAAATTCCCACTATGGTATAATGTATATATAGGAAGGTTCGCATCTTCCTTAAGGTACAGTAAAATAGAGTCTCAAAGAATCAATAAGAAAAACATATAAAAACCTCTTATTAGATCAGAAGTTAGGAAGAACTTTAAAGGATTTACTCTATTACCTTTGAAGTTCTATGCGAAACCTAATGGAAGATCTAATAAGAGGTTTTTCATTTAAAAAAGGAATAAAAATAATGAAACCAAGAGAAGTATCGCACAGATACAACAAAGCAAATGTTATGGTAAACAAAGAACAGAAAGAGAAGATGTGTTCTGTTTGTAACAAAGTGAAAAGCCATAAGGAGTTCAATAAATCTTCTTCAAACAAAACAGATAGGTTAGCTGGAAGATGTAGAAAATGTGAACTTTCTCTACGGTATATAGTAAAAGACACACCTACTACAAAAGCAAAGAAATATAATAAAGACCACCAAGAAGAAAACTTAAAAAATAAGGAAAAGATGTGTGTATCATGTAATATAGTAAAGCCCTTAGAAGAGTATAATAAAGATAAAGCACGAAAAGATGGTAAGCAATCAGTGTGTAGACCCTGTAGGCAAGCATTTTACACTACTAATGACCAAAAGAAAAAAGCGAGGATGTATGATGATACCCCTGAGAGAAAAGCATACGAAAAGGAGCGAGCACAGAGACCTGAGAGAAAAGCTTATTGTAAGGCACTCAGTAGCACACCTAGAGCAAGAAAACAACAAAAAGAGCATAGAAGTAGACCAGAAGTAAAAGAAAGACAAAGAGAGTTAAGTAAAATGCCTCATAGAAGAGCAACCACCAATGCATACAGGCAAAGTATAAGAGACAGACCAGAAGTTAGAGCTATGAATGCTATGAGGGGAATTATACATAACACAGTAGCTAAGTTTGGAACTAAGAAAGAAAATAAAACTGTAGAAATAACAGGATACTCAGCTAAAGAGCTTATATCACATTTAAACAAAGGGAAATACAAATGGAAAGACTATATGAAAAACACACATAAAAATATACTCTTCCACATCGACCACATCATACCCATATCCTATTTTGTAAAGAAAGGAAGAGAGTATTCAAAAGAAGAGCTAAATAAACTTATTTCTCGTGTCAATGATTTAAGAAATCTTAGAATATGGCCAGGAAGATTAAATGAATCTAAGCATGATAAAATAGACAGGGATTTAATCAGAGAACATGGAATAGAGGATCTTCTTTAAAACAAACTCTGGAAACCCTTGACACAACGACAGATAAATAATACAATAAACAAATAGGAGAAATAAAGTTATGATTAAAATAGTAACAAAAGAAGAATACAAGAGAGTAACCCCAAATGGAATAAGCACATATTTTGACTTTGAGGGAATTAGTTTTACAACCGGTTTAGCTACATGGAACTATTTCCTACACGAGTCTCTAGAAAATAAAGAGAAGACTGTTATATATGAAATAACAGCTAGAGAGGGATTTGACGTATGGGACGCAAGAGATAAAATTATTAAAGATAAAATAGAGTTAACTTCCTTTCACAAGGTTGTTAATAGAGTGTTAGATAGAGGAGAAACAATATGATAAAAGAATTAGATTTAAATAGGTTTTGCTCAGACGGAATGTTTGAGTGCTTAGTAGATGACCATGAGAAGTATTTAAAGACAGATGGAGAAGAAGGAGAAAGAATAGTTCTAAGAGGAGTACAGATAGGAGGTATTTGGCAATCAGATATCGATCTATCCCACTCCACATATACTGACTGTGAGTTTGAAGGATCTCCTGTAGATAAGGTTAACTTTACATCAGCCTTCTTTAAGAATTGTAATTTTGAAGAAACAGTTTTTACTGACTGTAATTTTGATCAAGCAAGATTTATTAACTGTGTAAATGCACCTATACACTAAGAGGTAAGGAGAAAAAATGAGAATAATAGTAACACATAACATAGACAAGAAAATATATCATGCGTATATACCAATGGTAGGATACAGTGCTGATATACCAGAAGAAGCATTCAGCCAAGACAGAGTATTAGAGTTGATTAAGATTTACACTAAGGATAAGGTTAAACTGGATATACAAGAACCTTTAGACTCTTCTAATGCTATAGAATTACCAATTGAAAACAAACACCCAACAAACGGGAAACAGTACCTCAGCTTTATTAGATTCCATACTGAGTACTCCTTAGAAGATTTTCCATATTTAACAGTAGAGTATTCTGGTAAGGTTTATGTACATAAAGATTTCCCTAGTAGAGACTTTGATAATGACTACTGGGCAAGCGAAGTACAAGAACCTATAGGGTATTTACCTGAAGGGATCTTAACAGAGGAAGAAGACAATGATGAGGATTTATATCAAAATGTCTTTAAGTGTGTAGAGACATGAACAAGTTCAGAGTATATGACCCCATAAAAGAAAAGTACTTAGAATATCTAGATGACTTATATTTAAGTGCTAAAGGTAGATTATTTGAACAAGAATATGATGAGGATGGGGAAGAAACAGGGCTTACACAACTATCTAACTGCATAGTTGAACACTATATAGGAATATGTGATAAAGAGGGTACAGACATCTATGAGCATGATGTAATAAAGATTAAAACCAAACTTTACTTAGTTATACATAGACCAGAGATGTGTGCTTATGAACTACAAGATGTAAATGATAAAAAGAGACTAATAGTCATGAGTGAGCTTAGAAGGGAATCTTATACTATAGTAGGAAGTGGGAGAGATAAAATATGAAACCAAAAACCTGTCCATCCTGCATAGACTGCGGAGTAATCAATGGAAAGATGGTTTGTTTAGCTACAGGCGCAGGTAGAGGCTTCTCATGGAACGATACCTTAAAATATGATTGTCACAGAGTATATGATTTTAAATGTAAAAACTGTGAAGAAGATATGAAACCATTTACATATAATATTTATCTAGGAGAGTTAAACTATACAAAGTCGGTAATGATTTGTGATAACTGCGGAACAATGCATATTCCATCACCTAATAAAATGAAAGATCCAAGAGGATAGTAAGTATAGGAGAGAAGAAATTCTCTCTTTTTTTAATTTAATGCTTGACACAGATTACCAAACAGTGTATACTACTTATATAAAGAGAGGAGAAACACAGATGGGAAAAGGAAGAGTATACAAAGTAGTAATACATAATAACTGGAAAGATTCCACTAAAGTATCTATATTAGAATATGATATAAATAAAATAACAGACAAAAACTATATTCTAGATCTAGGTAACAATGAAACAAGGAGAATACCCATAAACACATTATTACGGGTTACAGCAGAAAGAGGATATACCTTTGATTTGAATACTGTAGATGAAGTGGTTGAGAAAATTGTGGAGTTAAACAAGATGCTATTGCAACACAAAATAGATCAGGCGGTTAAAGAAATAAAACATTTAAATACTGTAGTAATAGATAGAGATGTTAAAACAGTAGCTTATTATAATTAGAGGAGAAAACTATGAAATTTCAATTAAACTTAGAAAACGACAGTGACAATTCCAACACAGAAGATAGCTATATAGAGGTAGAGGAATATAATGATAAGGTCTGGTTCACTCTGCAAGACCCAGAAAGAGAAGTTAGTGTTAGTAAAAGTGACTTATTAAAAGTTATGAAAGTACTAGATTAGAGGAGAAATAAAATGACAGAATTAACAGGAAAATACACAAGCTGTAAAATATTTACAGACTACACAGAGCAATCAGCTATAAGTCAGGTATATGAGTTTTTAAATCATCCCGCATTTGAAAATAAGAAAACAAGGTTCATGCCGGACATTCACGCAGGCTCAGGAGCAGTAATAGGAACAACAGTAGAATTAGGAGACAAAGTTATTCCAAACACAATTGGGGTTGACATTGGATGTGGCATGTACTCAGTTAAGCTTTCTACAAAGGAAATTAACTATAAAGCTTTAGATAGAAATATCAAGCAGAATGTCCCTTCAGGATTTAACATGAATAACAAACAACAGGCAATTCCTAAATTGTTAGAGCGAGATATTGTATCAACCTGCAAAGAAATTGGGATTGAAACTCATAGAGCCTTATTTTCTTTGGGCAGTTTAGGTGGAGGCAATCATTTCATCGAAATTGGGAGGGATGAACAAAATTTTCTTTGGTTAACTATTCATTCGGGATCCAGAAACTTTGGCTTACAAATAGCTAAGTATCACCAGAAGATAGCAGAGCAAAATTATTCCAACCCTAAACCTGATTTAACAAATGTTTCTCCAAAGGAAAGAGAAGCTTATATAAGAAAGTTCAAAGAGACAAGAGTTAAAATACCAAAAGGCATGGAGTATTTAACAGGAGCAGATAAAGAAGCTTATGAACTTCATATGCGTATTGCTCAAAGATATGCGTCTGAGAGTAGAAAGATTATGGTCAGAAACATCCTAAAGACTTTAGATTGTGCTGTATTAGAAGAGATTGAATCAATCCACAACTATATAGACTTCGAGCATGGTATCATTAGAAAAGGAGCTATTTCAGCACAGAAAGATGAGTTGGTTATTATCCCTTGGAATATGAGAGATGGTTTAATTATAGGCAGAGGTCTAGGTAATCCAGACTGGAACTTCTCAGCACCTCACGGAGCAGGAAGAACTATGTCCAGATCCCAAGCTAAGAAAGAAGTTAACTTAGATGAGTTTAAAGCATCAATGGAAGGGATTTATTCTTCATGTGTTTCTGAATCTACACTAGATGAATCTCCTATGGCTTACAAGGACCACACTGAGGTTGAGAAATATCTAGAAGAATCAGTAGAGATTCTACATAGAGTTAAACCAGAATATAATTTTAAAGCATAAATAGTGAAAACAGGTATTGACTTAATTGTTGGTACCTGTTATTATACTTTATAAAGAGAGGAAAACAAAATGAATATTGCATACATAGTAAAAACTAGAAAAAACAAGTACCGACCATTTGTTGGTACTCCAGTTAAGGATGATGACGATAGCTTTATGAACGTTTTAGCTAGTGGAGAACTTATGCTGGAATTGAAAGAAGCCCAAGATTTTATTACATCTAACCGAGAAGGTATAGACAGAATTTATTTAAATCCTGTTCCCTCTGGTATGGTAGGTATTTCATGGATGAGTGAAATTGAGTCTGCAAACTCTTAGTAGGAATAAATAAAGGAGAAAATATATGAAACATCTAAGAAAATTAAATAAGAAAAAGAAGAGTATAAAAGAGATCATTAAAGAAGAGATCTTAAACAATCTAACTATCTCAGTTAGTACAGAAGGCAGGTACGAAGATGAATCCTTTTATGTTTCAGTATCTGTATATTTAGATTATGATGGAGAACCCATATGTGATGGTTACGATAGTGTATCAGTTTAGAGAGGAGAACCCATGCCAGTAACAACAGTAACAAGGACATTAACAAAAAGAGAATTAAACAAATTGAAAAAGAAGAGAGAATCATATAGAAGAAAGCTTATTAAGAAGTTTAGAAAGGAGAGAATGAAGTGAACCACAAATTATCAGAAAATGCAATAAACCAAAGTTTTATCAATTCAGATCTTCCTATAGACCAATGGGAAGGATATTTATATGCATGTAGACAATTCAATATTATAAAACAACCCACATACAAGAAGCATATTCTGATAGAAATAGGAGGATCACAAGGATTCTTTGGAAGTCATACTCCACGAGCTTATGCAGGAAAAACAGATGGTTATCAGTTTAGAGACAGTTTAGGACAAGATATAATGAGAAATCCAGCTTCTATAACATTAAGATATGCAGACAATGTTTATGCTGTTAATGCTAATTTCTTTTATGGGTTATTCTCATTAACAGTACAAAGTATAGGAAAGGAGAAGTTCTTATCTATTTTGTATTTACCTGAGGATTTTGATTTTCAAGTATGTTTAAATGAAGCGTTGAGAATGATGGAAGACAAATCAGAAATATTTAAAGATTGCAGGAGAAAAAATGAACTACAAAACAATATCAACAACAGTAATGCATCCAAACATCTACGGAGGTAAAGAATGTAACGAGCATATACCCCAATGGAGAGGGCATTTTTATGATGAAGAGAATACTGATTTAGAAAGTATAGAGCTTAATCCAAAAGCCTTCCCAGCAGGCACGAGGATCACCATACAAGTACCTTTATGCCCTAAATGTAATATGGAGCAAGAGATGTGTGAATGTGGCTTTGATTGGGTTGCTTGGACGGAGTGTAATTATGGGTAATAACAAACTTATTCCTACAGCTATTAAAATGATAAATGGAGAGTTTAGCAGTTTTAATAACAGAGGTGTCATAGATCATTCCTATTTAAGAGGATGGATGAATACCATAAATGACTGTTTAGATTCCTTTACAAATTGCTGGGGTATTAGAGAAGGTAAAGCTTTTCATGAATTCCGAGAAGATAGAAAAACACTCCGAAATTATGCCCTAGACCTAGCGAGAGAATGGGTAAAAGAAAACATAGATGAAGTATCTTGGGCATATGATGAACTAGAGGAAGATCGGAAGGAATGGTTAAAGACTAATAGGAAGGAGAAATAATGCTAAGTTTTAAAGAAGAAAAAACAGTAGTTGAAAATAATAAACAAAGGTTAGATAACATATATAAAACTATTCCTAGAAGTACCAAACTACTAGGACAAATTCAAGAGGCCTACTATAAATTAGAACAAGTAGAGGAAGATCTTGTGAAAGAAATAAAAGAGTTAGAACTAAAGCAAAGACAGGAGATGCATCATTTAAAACGAAAACCTTCTTATCTAGTAAGTGATATACACTTTTTTACACAAGAATATGATAAAGCTTTATTAGAGGAGAAACTATGAGTATAGATTTAGAATGTGATGAAGATCAAGAAAATTATAATATATCAATACAGGATATTATAGATAGATGCAAGAAAGAATTTGGAGAAGAGGTAGATTTAAATAAATTAAGATTGAACACTTCTTATCAACAATATGCCTGCTTTGGATATGATCTATACGATTCAGGAGATTATATGTGTTATACGGAAATAAAGTACAAGGAGAACAAATGAAAACATTTATAGAACTAGTATCAGAGGATGGAATAAAAACCATAGAAAGAACAGATAGGATTAGAACGTTAGAACCATTAGGAAAGTTCTGTAGAATATGGTGGGAACCTGATCAAGTTACAGAGGAGTTTAACGAAACAGGAACAGATTATACCACACCCTACGAAGAAGTAAGAAAAATACTACTGGATATAGAAGAATGATAGTTTCCTCAGCAGTACAATTAGAAGATGGTAGAGTGTTTGTGGGTAGAAGACACGGTGATTGTTATACCCATATGATGGAGGTATTAAATTTATCCTTAAATGAGGTTCCAATAGATAACTCTGTACAAGGATTCCAAACAGATTTCCAAGTGTTCCTAAATAGAGAAGATGGTTACTATCATGCTAGAAAATACAATCAATGTAAGGAACAATTTTGGAAAGAAACTAATTACACTAATGGGCTAGGAAACACTAAGGAAGAAGAATGGTCACCTTGTTTGATTTCAGAGCATTTATGGCAGGAGGATTTTAAATGAACAAAGGAATAGAAGCATTAAATAAAATACTATTAGAAGTCCAAGATATGTCTCCTGAAGAGTATATGGAATTGTATAACCAATCAGAAGCAAGATTAGAAAGACCAAACAGAATAAAGAGAACACCAGAAGAAATAAAGGAATTTAATCTAAATATGGGAGCTCTTATAGAGAAGACAACAGCACTGGAAATAGAGCACTTAAAGAATAAAGGTATTACTTGGTGTAAAAACCCTAAGTGTAATTATGAAGTCTCCTCAACACTAAATATATGTACTAAGTGTGGGGCAATACAAGATAAGAAAGAAAAGTTAACTAAAGAAGAATCCAAAAAGATTGATGAGGAAATAGACAAGGTTTTAGAAAAAGCTGAAATATTATTTAAGAAAGGTAAGAGAATAAAGATAGATAGAGTGCCTCATGTATTTTAACATATTATAAAGGAGAAAGGAGTAGACTTATGAAATACACAAAAGAACAAACCATACAAAGAATTAAAGATCTTAATATAACTGATATACACATAGATGGAGGGAATACCTCAACAGATTCATTAGAGGTAATAAATGATGTCTTAGATACAATTGAATCAGCCAATAAACATTTCTGTTCTTTTGAAGAATTAAAAGAGAGATTAGGAATACACAACAGTTGTAAGAATCCTAAGTGTAATTATGAAGTTCTGCCAACATTAAATATATGTACTAAGTGTGGAACAATTCAAGATAATAAGGAGAAAAAATGAAAACACTTACAGGAAAGATAGAATACATAGGAAATTCAATAATAGTTCACTGCTACTTTACAGCAGGGTACATAATTAACCCAGAGTATGCTAATAGTAAAGAAGAAGCTAATAGTATTTTAAAAGAGGAATTAACAGAGTTAGTAGACGAGCTAAGAACAGATCTAATTCATTATGAATACAATATTAAGTTCTCAGAGAGTCCCATAGTTCCCTTTCGAGTATCCCATCCTAATGAAGACAACAAGATGCCTATAAACACCTACATGGACGATGATGGGTTAGTTGGACAATTGTTATTTGGGAATAGTTTATTTATAGAATCAGGAGATGTATCTGAAGGTAAAGAGAAATTGTTATTAGATATTAAAGAACATGTTAAAGAGGTTTATGCTTATTTAATAGATGATGCTTATGTTATGATAGAAGAAGAGTGCATAGATGAATAGATACATATTCATAAAAACTGTAGAGCCTCTATGTGAGAAATGTTGTTTTGTAGAGGATTCTGTAGCTAAATGTAATGAGAATATATTAAAAGCTATAAAAGATTGTGGAGTTAATTGTTTGAAGATCCACGGGTATTACTCTGTGGTTGATGATAGTTGTTTGAAGAAGGGGAATGCATGAATTATAGTTGGAGATTTAACAAAGAAGTTGTAGGGGAATTCGATGAACATGTAAGACAATCCGTTCCATTATATGAGGTATTTCATGCCTCAATTTTGGATCTAGCCAAATATTACATAACCCCCAATTCTGATATTATCGATGTAGGCACATCCACAGGACATTTTATAAATTCCATATATGAAGATAAGTTAGATAGAAATAATAAGTATGTAGGAGTAGACATAGAACCTGATATGATTACAGAGTGTAGAGAGAGGTATAAGGATAAAGATATCTCATTTATACTATCAGATGCTATTGAAGTGGACTACAAGAATGCAAGTGTGATAACTTTAATATTACTTCTACAGTTTATGAAGAAGCCAGAGAGAATAAAGTTGTTACAACATATACACGACTCAGTTAAGATAGGCACAGCTCTGTTTATAGTGGAGAAAATAAAAACACCTAACTTAGATATACATGATATGTATGTGGATGTTTATTATGACTTCAAAAGATCACAAGGGTTATCTGATACAGAAATACTAGATAAGAATACCTCATTAAGAGGTGTGATGTTTCCCGAGACTCTACCTGAGATCTTACGTATTCTAGACTTCATTGGGTTTGACACAGAGGTTAATGTTAAGTATAACAACTTTGCCAGTATAATAGCGGTAAAGAGATAAAGGAGAAATATGATAAGACAAATATTAAAAAACACCATAAAGGCACAATTAGAAATAGATTCTAATCCAGCTCTGTTACTTAGTGGAGGATTAGATAGCCTTTCTATATTATTGGCCTGCTTAGACATAGGATTTAAACCCCATTGCTATACATTCTATTTAGATAATTATATTTCAGAAGATCTACTTTCGTGTAGAAAACTGAGAGATATTTATGGATTTAAGTTAACAGAAGTAGTTATAAATACAAGTGAAGTAGATGTGTACAGGGATTGTATAGATATATTAAGAGAACATGCTCATTTGGAACACACGACTAAGCACACAAAAACTTTTGTTCAATGTTACCAGCCCATGTTGTATTTGCTTCCATATATAACAGAGACAACTGTTTTATCGGGTATATTTGGGGACACTCTTCAGTTTAACTCAAGAAAATTTGCTGTAGCAAGCAAGAACATGCCCTACACAGAACTAAATGACATAAGAATAAATAAATTAAAGAATCCCTACTCCAATAGCTACAAACCTGTTTATGACTTGTTTGCTAGAGAGTATAAAATTTTTAAAGCTGTCTATTTAGAAAAAAATGTACAGGATTACTTTTTAGAAAAAAATTACCTAGCTTGTATGAAACCTAAGAGGAAGAACTTAGTATATGAATCTTTTAAAGATGAAATAGATAAGTATAAACTATATCGAACACCTTCAGGATATCAGGTAAATAGTCATATTAGAGAATGGCATGATGATGCTTTATTAAATAATACAGAAATTAATATAAATAATAACAAAGCTGTAATAGGAATATACAATAGAATACTAAGAGAGATAAAGGAGAAATAAGAATTTGCAAAAAGAAAAAATTAAATTATTCAGTACCTTCACAGGAATAGGTAGCCCAGAGATGGCTATGAGAAACATAGGATTGGATTTTGAGGTCGTAGGTATATCAGAAGTAGATAAGTGGGCTTTACAAGCTTACGACGCTATCCATTGTGAGAATGAACCAGAACCAGAATACCCAACAAAAGAAGAAATGAAAGAATACTTCCTAGAAAAGAATATAGCTTACAACTTCTCCACAGGTAAATCAGAGATGCCTAGAAATGAAAGAGATCTACAGAGATTATATAAAGCACATAAGAGAAGTCGAAATTTTGGGGATATCAGATTGATAGATGAACACAATCTACCTGAGTTTAACTTCTTCACATATAGCTTTCCATGCAAAAATATATCAGTTGCAGGTACACAATCAGGTTTAGATGAAGGATCAGAGACCCAATCATCCTTACTATGGGAGTGTAAAAGACTAATAGAAGTAAACAAACCTAAATACCTCTTAATGGAGAATGTTAAGAATCTTGTAGGTAAGAAGTTCAAACCACTATTAGAGTTATGGATAGAGACTTTAGATGAACTAGGATATAAATCATCTTATAAAGTATTGAATGGTAAAGATTTTGGAGTACCTCAGAATAGAGAAAGAGTTATGATGATTTCTATTTTAGATGATGGAGAAGAAGATTATATTTTTCCAGAAGGACAACCACTAGATATATGTCTACATGATGTGTTAGAGCCTAAAGTAGATGAAAAGTACTATATCAACCCTGAGAAGTACAAGCATATAACAGCACCTTTACCCTCACAAGAAATAAGCTATTGTATTGATGCTAATTATCATAAAGGTATTTCTGTAGATCAATATATCTTGAAGAGAAGAAGACAATTAGTTCAGGTAGGTAATCTAGAGAATAAGATTCATTCTAATACCAGAGTTTATGCTGAGGAGGGATTAAGTCCAACTTTAAATAGTATGAATGGAGGCAACAGACAACCTAAGATCCTAGTAGACGGATGTGCTATAAGAGGTAGGACTCCTAAGGGAGAAGGCAAGGATACCCCTGTAGAGCAGAGATTAGAGATAAACAAACATGAGGGTGTTTCTAACAGTATAACCACTGTAGGGAAGGATAGTCTTGTTTGTGAGACATCTTATGGGGGAAGAATCGTAGGTAGAAATCCAGATAATCCCAAAAGCAGAGTAAAAGGACTACCTACTGTACAGATGTTAGAGTTGAATAAAAACCCTGATATCTCTAATACTCTGTCTACCGTTCAAAAAGATTCTGTGGTAATGAATACTCATAGGAGAGTTAGAAAATTAACACCTCTAGAATGTTGGAGACTAATGGGCTACACAGATGAAGATTTTGAGAAGAGCAGGGACAAGGGGTTTTTAGCAAACACAAAGTTATACGAGAGAGCAGGAAGAGGAATTGTAGTTCCTATGCTTGAAGCATTACTTACAAATCTATTTTATTAAATAACTAGAATAAGGCATCCTTTTATGGTGTCTTTTCTGCATTAATTAAAAAACATCAGAAAAAATTCCCACTATGCTATAATAGAGTTAAGAGGAAACTGAACCATCCTCAAAAACTACTTGACATTCTGATAAAAGTAAATTAAAATTGGAGAATATATAAGAACTCCATTTAAATGAAAACAGGAGAATAATAAAGATTTCAGAATGGTCTTTAAAATATTCGGTTCAGACCTGTGGAAACTTAGATGGAGTTCTTTTTATATAATAGGTAAATGAGTAAAGAAAAAGAGAAAGATGTTGTTAGTGTTGGGATGAAGAAGTGTAGAACTTGTGGGAAAGAGAAGGAATCTACTTTAGAGAACTTTCACGCAGGAAGAGGAAGCAAAGGAGGATTTCTACTTGATTGTAAAGAATGCAAGCGAGCCAAGGAAAGAGGAGACAAATATTATTTAGAACACTTTGAAAGAGAGGAAGACACTACTCCAGCAGGATATAAGAAATGTAGTGATTGTGGGAAAAATAAAGAACAAACTGCTGAGTTTTTCCACAGAGACAAAGGATTTAAATCAGGCTTTAAGGCAAGATGTAAAGATTGTGAAAATATTATTAGAAACAAGCCAAAAAGAAAAGCCAACGATAAAAAACAAGCACAGAACCGCAACGCTAGACCAGAAGTAAGAATTCAGAGAAAGGAACAGAGAAAGGAATATAAAGCTAGACCAGAAGTTACGAAACACACTAAAGAGTATAATAAAGAATATTTATCTAGACCAGAAGTTAAGAAACATACTAAAGAGTATCATAAAGAATGGTATAAAAAACCAGAAAATAAAGAACGTAAAAAACAACAAGATAGGATAAATTCCCAAAAGCCTGAAAATAAAGCTAAAAGAGCTGAAAGACGCAGAGAAAGATACAAAAATGAACCCTTATTTAGAATAAGGGTTAATCTTAGCAGAAATTTTTCCAGTCAGCTAAAAACACTTGGAACAAAAAAGCCCTCTGGAACTATGACTTATACAGGATGTACAAATGAAGAACTCTTAAAACATTTAAACACAGGCGAGTACACAATGAAGGACTACATGACAAACACCCCTTTGGAGACCTTCTTCGATTTTGATCACATAATACCTTCTCAGTATTTCTTAGATAGAATTAAAACAGATGAAAACGATAAAATAACAAAAGAGACACTTCCTTGGTTGCATAATTGGTGGAGCTACAGAAACATGAGGATTTGGCCTCATATACCCAATATTATTAAAGGAAAGAATATAGATCAGGAGCTAATAGCTAAACATGGTATAGAAGATCTGTTAACTATAGATTAACTATTAAGACACTCATTAGAAGTGTCTTTTTCATTTATAAACAATACAAAATACCACCAACCATCAAAAAAATTCCCACTATGCTATAATAGAGATAGATTAATAAAAATTAAAGGACATAAGATGGTTTCAAACACACATTCAGATTACAATGAAAATAAATCTATTTGGAAAGCAAATAGAGCAGCATTCAAGGGACAGAAGTCTATTAAAGAAGGAACCACGCTATACCTTCCTCCAAAAGGATTTCACGTAGAACAAGGTATGAAAAATACAACAGATCAAGGGTATATAGAGTATACAGCATTTTCTAACAGAGCGGTGTGGTTCGATGCGACACACAGAACAGTTGAAGCGACCATGGGCCTTATTTTTAGGCGGCCAGCGTTTATCACAGGGGACGATCTAATTGAACCTTATGTTAAAGACTTTACAGTAGACAATAAAACACTTCAAACAGCTTCTGAGGAATTATGTAAAGAAGTAATATTACAAGGAAGAGCAGGCTTACTAGTGTCCTACCCAGAAGTAGATACAACAGGCATGTCAAAACAAGAAGTAGAAGATAGAAATATACATGCCTATTCAGCAATATATAAAACAGAAGACATAATTAATTGGAAGTTACGGAAGGTGGCAGGAAGGTTAATACCCACCCTAGTAGTTTTAAAGGAAAGAGTAGACGCTCCATCTAACACAACATTTGACACACAAAAAGTAGATCAATATAGAGTCCTACAACTAGATGAAGAAGGATATTACAAGCAAACATTATATTATTTAGAGAACTACAATATTAGTGAGCAAGACCCGTTTGCAAAAGCCTTCCCAGCAGGAGAGTACTATCCGTTGATGAATGGGAAGAAGATGATAGAAATTCCTTTTATACCTATAGGAGTGTCAGGAGTAACTTGGGATATAGAACGTTCTCCTGTCTCAGGAATAGTGGATTTAAACATAGCTCATTATCGTAACAGTGCTGAGCTTGAGGCTGCTATAGCAATGACTAGTTCACCGACTTTAGTCATAAGTGGATTTGAAGTTAAAGATGGATCCAAGATCGTTTTGGGGGGTTCAAATGCCTTAATTTTACATGACACAGCAGGATCAGCATCCTTCTTAGAATATACTGGAGCAGGAATATCTTCTATTGCAGATGCTATGCAAGAGAAGAAAAAAGAGATGGCTGTGTTAGGATTAAGAATTTTATCTTCCGAACAAGCCTCAAATGAAGGATCAGAAACAGCAACAATTCATAGTAAAGGGGAAGAGAGTGTTCTTGAAAATATAGCAAACAGTGTTTCGGAAGCGTTAACACGGGCTCTAAAATTGATGGTCGAATGGGATAACCCTGATGCAGATACAGAAGAAATAAGAGTAAAGCTAAATACGGACTTTATACCCAACGCTATTTCAGCCAACACCATCAATGCACTTACAGTCCTATTAAAATCTTTTGGTATCTCTGACAGGGAAATGTTTGAGGTTCTAAAAAGAGGAGAAATACTTCCTGCTGAGATGACATTTGAAGAACACCAGAAACAAATAAAAGAGTCTATGGCTTTCTCTATGTTTTCAGATCTAGGGGAAGACTCAACAACAGATTTTAATGCTCCAGTAGATTTTAGAAGATTAACAAAACCAGAAGATCCAGGAAATCCTCAAGCAGAAAAAAGACCTGATGTAGACCCAGGTGGATCACAAAATAGATAAAAAAAGTAAAAGGAACATCATATGTCTAAACAAACCCTACAAGAAGAAACTTCAGACACACTCACAGCACACCAAATAGAAGTAAACAAGTTCGGTCAGTCACAGAGAAAGAAAATAATGGATGATATATCCCTACTACTAATAGATATAAAGACAACGCTCTTAAACGGCTCTGAGGAGGTTACTTTAGGAGAGTTGCGGGATATGATCAGAACAGCCAATCGGATGTTTAAGGAAGGCTTCAGAGAGATTAGAAACAGTGTTGAAGAAGGAGCCTTTGAACTCTTACAGGTAGAACTTACTGGGCAGACAAAATTACTCCAAGAATTGATAGATGATTATGAAGTGCAGTACACAGTTAGAGAACCTTCACATGTATTAGCAACCAGAGCTTTAAAAGATCTCCCTATAGAAGATTTAACATTTGCAACATGGTTTGACATATGGGAGAAAAAAACTAATGGTAGAATGAAATCAGGATTGTTCTCAGAACACTCAGATGATAAATCCAGAACAGATTTAGTACAAGATGTGTTTGGTAGAGGTAAGGATCCATTTGTATTTCAAACATTTTTAGGATCACATAGAGATATGAACGGATTACTAATTTCTATTGTTGATGGAACTAATTCAATAAGTACCAGTTCTATCGCAGATTCCAATTCAGGTATTATTGAAGCAGTTATCTGGAATAGCTGCTTATGCAGCACAACTTGCGCTCGCTGCGCTTCACTTCACGGAGCAATTCGATGGATAAATGGAGTAGATGAAACAGACGGAAATGAAATTCCATTGCATCCCAATTGTTTGTGCTTTTGGACATATAAGTACAAAAACGTAAAATCGATGGATGCGAAAGTACCCAAAACAGCACGTTCAGCAATAAACTCCAACGAAGTGCCAAAAAAATTCCCACTATGGTATAATGGAGTTAGTCAGAAGAGACGAATAGAATTATTTGGGAGGACAAAAGTGAAAATGATAGATTCAGGAGAAATAAAAGTTTCACAATTACTCACAAAAAAGAATCGAAGAGTGTACACTCTCGATGAACTTAAACAAAAGGGTTATAAAATACCCACAAAATAAAAAGAACACAGGGTGTTCGAGAAACAAAAGGGAGAACCATAGGAATGGGATTCAAAGAAGATTTAGAAAAAGCAGTAGAAAAGATTGAGGACGAAGCAGTAAGAGCAGGAATCATCAATGAAGTAGAGCAAGCACACACAACGGATGTAGCAGGGTTAAAAGAAAATAGAGACCAGCTTATTAATGAGAAAAAAGAAGTCGTATCAAAGTTTGAGACTTTGGAAACAACTCTAGCATCACTAGAGGGAGATTCAAAAGTAGAATTAGAAAGACTTGAAAAAATAAATGCAGAACTTTTAGCTAATCCAGGGGATGAAGAGAAGATAAAGCAACTAGAAGTAAGATCAGCAGAAAAACTAAGGATCAATGACCTAGAGCATAAAGGGGCTATTGATTTAATACAAAAAGATTTACTTGAAAGGGAAGGAAGAATAAATTCTCTCGATCAAGAAATAGTTAATGGATTGCGACAAGCAGGGCTTAGTGCTTCCTTAGATAAGGCAAACGTTAAAGTAGAAGATAAACCTTTACTTATGCGAGCTTTATTGAATGACGTTTATGTAGAAACAATAGGAGTAGAGAGAAAAGTTAAGTTCAAACATGGAGCTTTAAACACACCTTACCCTATTGAGGATGGAATTAAGACTTGGGCAGGAGATCCTTTAAATAAGAGATATATTGCAGCAATCAACAACAGGGGTGCAGGAGCAGGCGGTTCACAAGGTAATAGCTCAATAGTAAGTAAGCCTTACAAAGAGATGAGTTATGAAGAAAAAGTGGCACTGAAACAAGCTGACCCAGAACTATTTGCACAAGTAAAAGCTAATGCATAAGAGATGCAGGCTTTATAAAACAGGAGATAATAAATGGCAGTAACAAAAATCGCAGACGTAGTAGTACCAGACATATTCGCAGAGTACTTAATGGAACCAATTCTAATTAAGAATGCACTATTTGATTCAGGTATCGTAATGTTTGATGCTTTACTAGCATCTAAGTTAGACAGAGGTGGAGATGATTTTAAATTTCCATACTGGGGAGCAATGGATTCAGATGTATTAACAGTACCTACTGAAGATGGAACAGGAATAGTTAACAAGATTACATCCAAAACTCTAACAGTCGCTAGACAGTTCCGAGAGTACAACGCAGCAGCAACAGCTATGGCATCTATCCTAGCTGGTTCTAATGCAATGAGTGCAATCAAAGAGAGAGTTGTACAAGTTTGGAAGACAGGTATTCAAGCAACTACTGTAGCAACCTTAACAGGTATTTTAAATACAGCAGGTGGAGCATTAGTAGTTAACGATGCAGCTAATGTCTCTGGTGTAGATCCAACAGTTGCAAATAACATTTCACCTGAAGCTATTATAGATGCAGAAGCATTACTTGGAGATCAAGGTGGAGCTTTTAATGCTATGTTAATTCATAGTAAAGTATTAGCTGAGTTAAAGAAATTAAACTTAATTGATTTTGAACCTGTAGCAGACCAAGCGCAAGATATTATGTTTTACCAAGGCATGAGAGTAATCGTAGATGATGCACTATACAACTTTGATAGACCTCAGGTTGCAGGAAATGCAACTGTGTATACTACTTTCTTACTAAAAGGTGCAGCATTTAAATATGGTGATTCTGAGAATGGATTTGATCCAGTTTTTGTTGATAATGATAGAACAGTAGGTCTGGGTGTAGAAACTTTATACACAGCTAAAATGTTCGCATTAGCTCCAATGGGTTTTGACTTTATAGGAACACCAGCAGGAGATGCAGGACCAACAGATGTTGAACTAGCAGTAGATACAAACTGGGAACTAAAATTCAATTCCAACACAATGGGATTTGTAGCATTATACACTAACGCAGTGTAATTAAACAGGAGAGAGCTTTAATTAGTTCTCTCCTTAATTTATAGGAGATTTAAAAATGGCACGAGGCGACGGTACAGGCGGTGGAGCATATTCATTAAAGAAAGTAGAAGTAAAACTTTTAATTATGATACAAAAGCAAGATTCAAGAATTAAGCAACTTGAGACACAAATGGAAACATTACTAAAAGAAACAAAAGGTTCTACAGAGAACGAGATTTTAAAAGTTAAAAAATTAGATGAATTTTCAAAAGCAGATTTAAAAAAATTGTCAGATGAATATGGAATCAATGATACAGACTTTAAAAATAAAGCTGATTATGTAAAAGCATTAAAAGCAAAAGATAAAACATTAGTATAAGGAAGTAACCAATGGCATTTATAGTTGAAGATGGAACAGGATTATCCAATGCGAACTCATATGTAGCAGTACAAGAATACAGAGACTACTACACTGACAGGGGAATAGATAAAGCATCAGAGACTGATGACCAGATACAAGGTTACTTAGTACAAGGAACAGAGTTTATCGATTTAACTTATTGCTTCTGTGGTGAGAAGTTAGTCGGTACTCAAGCCTTACAATTTCCTAGATTAATAGATGATGTAGATGTAGGTGTTCCAACACAGGTAAAATACGCTACAATCATTATGGGAAATAATGTTTCTAGTTTATCTACAGGTGGAAGTCTTTATATAGACTCTAATCAGAATATATCAAGAAACAAAGAGAAAGTAGGGCCTATCGAAACTGATGTAACATATACAACAGGAGGAGATAGAAAGAATACAACCGTTCAATCATGGTATCCTGAAGTAACAAGATATTTAGACACATACACATGTGATGATGGATTAGGAGCAAATCAACGGAGGGTTCTTAGCGGATGACAAAAGAAGCTCAAGAAGCAGTAGCTATAAAAGCTGTAGCATTGATTGAAGAGTCAGGCTTCCCAATAACATTAACACATGAAGTTGGAGCAAGCTACGATCCAGATACAGGACCTGTAGTAGGAATAACAGAATTATCCCAAGGGTTTGCAATAGAAACTGAATGGGAAGTTGACTCAGTACCCACATCAATAGCAACAAGCGTTAAGAAAGTAATTTTAGCTGTTCAGATAAATGAACCTATAGTTAACAAAGATACTTTAACATTTAAAAATGAAACCTATAAAGTATTAGGTAGTGAACCTTTAGAAACAGGAGAAGTAAGATTCTTCTATACATTATTTTTAGGAGAGTAATATGGCTAATGTTTCAGAATCAGATACTCCCGAGAAGTTTTTACAAGATATAGAGAACTTTGAAAATTTCACATATAAAACAGTCAACTTTACCATAAAGGCAATATCTTCTCAGTTATTTGAGAATGTAATAAGAGATACACCTGTTAGATCGGGAAGAGCAAAGAATAACTGGGTGTTTTCATCAGGAACCACAGCAACATATAAAGATGTAGGACCAAAAAAATTAACTAAAAAACAAAGAGCATCAGGTAGTAGCCCTTTTGATAAATCAGGTGAAGGTGCAATAAAGGCAATGGAGAATGGCTTAAGAAGAGCTCCATCCATGATTAAAAAGAAAGAATTTGTACTAGAGTATTATTTAACAAACCAAGTACCATACATAAATAGACTGGAATATGGGAGACCGCCATACAATGCAGGACCTAATGTAACAAATGGGAGAAGTTCACAAGCACCAGGAGGAATGGCTAGAAAGAATGTACAAAAGTTCTCAAAGTACACATTAACACAAATAAGTAAAGTGAGAGGAAAGATATAAATGGCACAAAGAGACGTTATACATAGAGCTTTAGCAGTACATATAAACAATAACTTTTCTGATGCTTCTGAAGTGGTATGGGAAAATACATCGTATACACCAGATCTAACTACTCCATGGTTTGAAGAGTTTTTCTTACCAAATGATTCTAGACAAGCTTCGTTAGGACTAACAGGAGAACAAGAAGATTTTGGGTTATATCAGATAAATGTAAATATCCCTATTAACCAAGGAACATTTTTATCAGACACATATATAGATGAGTTATCACAATTATTTAAAATAGGAACTATTCTCGAAAAAGATGGAGAGAAAATATATATAGAAAACAGTACAGCAGCTCAAGGAATCCCAGAGGAAAATTGGTATGTTGTTCCATTCACAATATCGTGGTCATGTTATATGACAATAAATTAAGGAGAAAATAAATGGCATTAGGAAGAGGATCACAAAGAGGTCTAAGGTTTATTGAAGAAGTGACCGTAGGTGTAACACCAGCTACAAATATGACAACTTTAAGAAATACAGGAGATTCTATAACATTAACGAAAGATAGCTTTCAATCTAATGAACTAAGATCAGATAGAGCTGTAACAGATTTAACTATGGGTAATAAACAAACTGGTGGAGGAATTGATTATGAACTATCAGTAGATAACTTTGACCCCTTTCTAGCAGCAGCTTTGTATTCTACAGGAACAGATTTACTAGCTGGAATTGAAAATGGTGTAACAGAGAGATCATTTACAATAGAAAAATCATTCCCAAACATCCCTATATATGAGGTTTACACAGGAATACATGTTAATACATTAACTTTAAATGTAGCAGCTAATAGTCAGATAACAGGTTCAATGGATTTGCTGGGAACAGGATACACAACTCCTATACCAATTATCCCTTTAGTTAATGCAACAGATGCAGCAGTAACAGGGGGTTTATTTGATTCTCATAACTTAGTTATTAGAGAGGGAGGAGTTCCCATAGGAATAGGCTTATCGCTAACATTAAATATAAATAACAACTTAAACGCTGCTTTTGCATTAGGTGATGATGAAGCTATAGAAGTTATAGATGGTAGATGTTCTGTAGACGGAACACTTCAGATTTATTTTGATAGTAAAGATATCTATGAGAAGTTTGCAAATGACACAGAGAGTTCAATAGAGTTAGATCTAATAAGCACAAAAGCTGGAGTAGTAACAACATATACATTTGAACTACCTAGAGTTAAGTATACAACAGCAGATGATCCTGTATCAGATGAAGGAGCAGTTAATGTTTCTATGGCATTCATGGCTCTACAAGATGATTCAGCAGGGTACACAATTAAAATAAGTAAAACAGTAGTTTAAAATAAATAGGAGATTTAAAAATGGATTTAAGTAAATTAGCAACTAAAGAGAAGTCAGAGAAAGGATCAAGATTATACCTTATAGCACCTGATGGTAGAGAAACAACAATTTTTATGGATGTACTAGGACAAGATTCTAAGAAGTATTTAAATAGAATAAACGAAGCTGTTCTAGACAGTGTTAACAAAAAGAAAGACTCTGATAAAAAAGAAGTCGATATGGATGATCTTCTTGAAGGACAAGAGAAACAACTAGAGACATTAACTATGATGGTTATCGGTTGGGGAGATCATGAAGAAACAGAAGATAAAGATCCGAAGAAAGGTAAGATAAAAAAAACTATCACATGGGGCGAAGACGAATTAAAATACACAGAGAAAAATCTTCTTAAAGTATTTGATGCGTGTCCTTGGATGAAAGAACAGATTAATGCGTTCATGGGGAAAAGAGCAAATTTTTTGTAAGACTGGCTGTTTCAGTAAAAGACTCAGCCAGAGCTTTTGTACAGCTCCATGATCCTGTGAGACCTAATGGTGATTCAGAATATGATGAAGCATTATTTTTACAGAAAAAAGGTGAAGAGTATCCCTTATTGAAGCAAGCAGAGCCTCCTCGAAATGAGGCGGCTCTTTTTGTATGGGGATTGTATTTTAACAAATTAAGAGGCTCAGGAATATCTATGACCGAGATAAAAAACTATATGGACTTATATGGAGTTGATTTAGTTCCTTGGCAAATAGATTTAATATTTATTATTCATAATGCTGTTGAGGGTTATTTTAATGATAAACATAAGAAAGCTGGGAATAAAGGGAAGAAGTGATAAAAAGTCCTTGACAAATGATCAATAGTATGTTACACTTAAAAGGTTAATATATTTAAAAAGGAGATTTAGATTGGGTGGAGTAACAACTTTAACAACAGAGAAGATAAATGAGAAAATGATTCCAAAGGGATTCAAATTATTAACTACGGAATATAGTAATAATAGTACAGTAATGGAATGGGAATGTCAAGAGTGTCTGGGTACATTTCCAGATAAACTAATTAACTTACAGAGAAGTTTAAGATGTAAATGCTGTAATGGTGTAAAGAAGCATAGTGTAGAAAGTATTAGAGAAGAGTTCTTAGTAAAAGGGTTTGAGCTATTAAGCACAGAATATGTAGATAATACCACAGGGATGGAATGGAAACATTTAGAATGTGGGGAAGTATTTCCTTGCGGGTTAAGAAATATGCAAAGAGCCTTATATTGCAGAGTTTGCGAAGGACCTAATGAGTACACAGTCGAAAGTATAAGAGGACAAATACAACCTTTCGGAATATTCCTATTAAGTGAGGAGTATACAAATCAAGATCAACTATTAAATTGGGTGTGTATTCATTGTGGACATGAGTGGGAGAAGAGTAGAACAGTAATGACTGATCATTGTTTTTGTCCTGAGTGTCGAGATGATAAGCCTTTAAGCATGATAGAAATAAATGAAAGAATGAAGAAAAGACCTTTTATTTGTATTACAGAAGGTATTCATTTAAGATCAGCACAAGTAGAGTGGCAGTGTACTAATGAAGAATGTAAACACACTTGGTTTAGGTCGTTTGTAGAAACAGGAGCTTGGGGTGGAGATTGTGTTGAATGTAGAGACCATAAACCCTATACAGTACAGTTTATTAAAGAGAAGTTATTAAATGATGAGAGAAATATTGTAGTAGTAACAGATCTCCCAGATGAAACACTTACACCCGCCGTAACTAATATGAGATGGAAATGTCTTATATGTACACAAGAATGGCCTACAGTTGTAGGTTCTGTTATGAGTGGAGAAACAGGATGCCCTAAGTGTAATAAAACTTCTGTAAATAAGATTATTGCTGAAAGAAATAAAAAGCAATGGTTAAAAGAAGATGGAAAGGTATATGTTATAAAATGCTGGGATGAAGAAACAGGAGAAGTATTTTACAAAATAGGGGTAACAATACGAAAGACAGTAAACAGAACTTATGAAATACCCTACACATGTGAGGTACTTACAGAAATAAACACAAATAGACACGATATGTATTATATAGAGCAGGATTTACATCAAATAAACTCTGCTACAAGTTACTTACCAAAGAAACACTTTGGAGGGAAGCACGAATGCTTTTCTAGTGTAATAGGATTTTAAGAAGGAGAAAGTATATGCCAGAAAATGTCGCCAAATTGGCCATCGTTGTAGGTACAAAAGGCGTTAAAGAAAGTACAAAAGAACTAGATGCCCTTACTAAGCGTGTAAAGGAATTAGAAAAGGGTTTAAAAAGCAATAAAAAAACAACCAAGGCAGCAGGAGAGCAACAAAAGAAATTTACCACAACTATAGGTTCCCTTAGAAGTGCTCTCCCTGCTACAGCCAGTGCAATATATTTAGTCCAACAAGCATATGCTATACTTAAAGGAGCCTTGGATACTGTTAATGAAGCTTATGAGAAACAGTTTTCCTCTGAGATCCAATTACAGGCAATACTAAAAACAACAAGTAACGCTATTGGTTTTACAACGGAAGAGATATACAAGATGACAGATGCATGGTCAAGTATGACAGGTATTAATGACTCTATATTAAATGAAGCTGCTGCTATTGGTGCGACGTTTGTAGACATATCTAAAGAAGTGTTTCCAGACTTAATTGAGCAGGCATTAAACATGTCAACAATATTCAAACAAGACTTGAAACAATCAATTATTCAGTTGGGTGTTGCTACAAACAATTTACAAGTATCTCGTTTAACAAGAATTGGAATTTCCTTTACAGATCAACAAAAAAAGCAAATAAGAGTTTTAAGAGAGTCTGGAGATGTCCTTGGTGCACAAATTTTAATCATGGAGGAATTGGAACGAGAAATAGGTGGTGTAGCACAAGCTATGGGAGAATCATCCCTAGGAGCTATACGAAAATACAATACTGCGTGGGAAAATTTGTTTGAGGAATTAGGAGAAGCCAGTACAACAGCCTATGCTACTATTTTACAGAATATGAATATGTCTGGAGTTGTCAAACAAGTCTCAGACGCAATAGGAACAATTAATGCTACTAATAAAATAACAACATTATTTGATGCAGGAGTCTTAGCAGAGAATGTAGAGATGGGATTAGTAAGTTTTGCAGAATTAGGGGCAGCTTATAAAACATATATAAAATTGGTAACAGCCGCAGAGAATAGAGCAGAGTCTGCCTTACTTCCCTCCGCAGTGGCCTCAGCAGAAGCAGACGCTAAAGTATATACAACACTATCTATTGCTGTACATAACCTCACCCTAAGAAAAAAGGCATTAGAGGAACAACAAAAACTAGATATTGCTGAAGCAGAGAGACTAAAGAAATTAAAACAGGAAGCAGATGCAATAGCATTACTAGCAAAGCAATATGAACAATATGGTAAATTAAAAAACAGGGCAGAACTAGCTGGGATTGACGATAAGTTCGAGAAACAAAGAAGGGCATTAGAGATAGAGTGGTTAGCTATACGAAAAAAGGCATGGGAGGAACATGGTTTAACTGTAGATCAACTTAATGAGAAAACAGGTAATTACTATGCCACTATGTTACAGCTCATCAATGTGCAAGAAGCCTCAGCAATTGCAGAACAAAAAATAAAAGATACAGACTTATATGGTTCAGAAACCAGAAAAAATGCAGAAGCTTATCTTCTGTTGGTAAAAGACTTGGAACGAGCTGTTAAAGGTGGACTGAGCCAAGATGATGCAGATAATTTCCTAGAGCAGTGGGTGGAAGATCTACATAAAGCTCAACTAATTTTTAATGATATAAATGCGCCACGAGAAAATAAATTTATGGAGGGCTTAATAGGAGGCTTTGACACAGCTAAGGAAAGAGCAGATCTCTTTGCCCAATCAATGGAGAACATTGGTAATATCGTAGAGGGTTTAGCCCTAGATGCAATAGGTGCTTCATTTTATACTATAGGTGATGCAATAATGAGAGGATCGGACGCTACAGATGATTTAGGTCTTTCTTTATTGGGTATGGTAGGGTCAGCATTTGAAGCAGCCTCTGCACAATTTCTTGTAGCAGCAGCAACAGCATTCGCTTCAAAAGACTATGGAACAGGAGCAACTATGTTAGCATTAGCCGCCTCCACGGGTATAGCAGGAGGAGTTATTGGAGGAGCGTTAACGCAACAAGATACAGCTACTGCAAAAGCCACAGTAACAGACCCACTAACAGCCACCCCTCCCACAGATCTTGGAGGAAGTAATAAATTTGGGGCTACAGATAAAACACCAATAAATATAAGCATTTTAGATAGCACAGGCTCGTCTATATCAGCAGAAGAAAGCCAAAATGCATCGGGTGTTAAAGAAATATCCATTATTGTCGATGCGGCTGTAAACGATGGATTAGGAAAAGGGTCATATAATGATGCATTAGTATCAGGATTTGATATACAACCTGTACCACTATTAACCCACTAAAATAAGGAGAAATAAAATATGGCAACCCCACTACCACAAACATGGCCTCCCACAGAAGAACTACCACAGAGGTTTCAACAGAATAGTTATACAGAAGGTAATATAAACAACCTAATTCAAACTAAAATGGACTCAGGTCCTACTAAAAGAAGAAAAAGGACAACTAAGGCCTACAAGCCTTTTTCTGGAACTATGATTATGTCCACAGAGGAAAAATTAATTTTTGAGGAGTTCTTTACAGACGAGATAGCATATGGAGCACTACCATTCACCATGCCCTCTCCTATCGAAGGGGTAGCATGGGATGTTTATTTAGATAATCACAGTATGAAGCCTATAAATGGCACAAAATGGTCGGTAAATATGAGTTTTAGAACGTTGATATAAAAAGGATATAAAATGACAGAGCAATTTAAAGAACAAATAACAGCAGTATCTACTGACGAGACATTCTTACTATTACTAGATATTACTCACCCTGACCCTACATACGGATTTACTTTTCATATAGTGAATGACATCATAGGACATGATGTAGGAGGCACAATCTATGAACCCTATGCCTTCTCATTTGTTGCCCCTAAAACAACAGCTACAGGAGCAACTGCTTCTTTAGTGCTAGATGACGTAGATAGAAGATTTGCGGTAGCACTAAGCAGAGTACCTTCTCCTCAACCAACATGTACAATAACGTTGGTGAAAGCATCAGACATGACTGTAGCAGAACTTGATCCATGGGTATTTAATCTAGGAAAAATGAATGTATCTAGTGCAACAGTAACAATGGATCTTTTAAAAGAAACAGTCTTAAATAATGCCTTGTCAGGATTTAATATTGATGCCACCAACTTCCCAGGCTTTTTCTCATGAAGTGGTATAGTAAATATGTGGGAGTACCTTTTAGATCTTTAGGAAGGACAATGCAAGGGTGTGATTGTTATGGTTTAGTTCAACTTGTTTTAAAAGAGCATTATGATATAGTACTACCAGATGTAGGGGGATATGTTAATGCACTTGACACAGGACAGACTTCCAGTGTAATAGATGTAAACACCCCTTTATTATCAGGTGAAAAACAAACAGAACCCTCAGAGGGATTGGTAGTTGTATTATCCTCCTTAGAAGGGCTATCATCACACGTAGGACTGCTCGTAACAGATAAGTTGATGTTACACACAACTAAGCAGTTTGGGACGATTATAGAGCCTATAACAAGAAATAAAATAAAAAATAGAATAAAAGGATTATACAATGTCAATAAGAGTTATAACACAAACAAATCCATTTAGTACAGAAAGAAAGATAAACGAATTAGATGATGTAAAAACAGTTAACGGTATTCTAAGAAAACTTAAAATAAATAAAAAGGACATTCCTCTTGCCATATCAGTTAACGGTGTCGTTACAGAAGATTTTTCCTTGAAAGTAAAAGAGAATGATTTGGTATTAGTAAAAATCATTCCTTCTGGGGACAGAGGTACAGCTATCTCAAGGGTTTTAGGAGGCTTACAGGTTGTAGCAGGTATAATACTTATTGCTACAGGATTAGGAGCAGGAGGAGGGGTAGCCTTAATAATTTCAGGAACAACTACATTCTTTGGTCCTGAAATAGCCTCATGGGCTGAGAACGCAACAGACAAAGACAATAAGGTAAAGTTAACAGGACCATCCACTTCCGATGTAAGCTACCTAAAAGGAGGAAAAAATGCTTATGGTCAGAATCAACCTGTCCCTGTAATATTAGGAAAACACCGATATTATCCATACCAAATAGCTTATCAATATACCAATTTAGAACTAGATGCTAAAGTAACTCCTGTAGTATCCAATCCAGAAGTAGTTGAGGACACTTTAAGAAAAGCAAATGGACAGTTAAATCAACTAAGGAATAGACATGACGATTATGAAACAATGATATCTGATGTAAGAACAAAAATAGCAGACCTATACAGTCCAGGAGGAACAACATGGGTAGCTATTTTAGATACTCGAACGGACTTGTATGCTTTAAAGAGTATTCCTGAATTAAATAGGGATAGTCATTTGTCAACAGCAATAGGATTCTTTACAACTGGTGCACCAGTTTCTGAGGCATATGGCTCAACATTTGTTTCTTCAGCATATAATCAAAAACTACACCAAGTACTTTTGTGGGGACATAAAGACATAGAAATATTACCTAATACGCTAAAAAGAGCAGAAACACTTGTGACTAATACAGCCTTAACAGACACATCAGTAGTACATAATAGTTTAAGTAATTATGGGGAAAAAGCTCAAAAGCATGTTGCAATCTATAAAGTGTTAAAAAAGTTTAGTACAACTACAGGAGCAACCCCTTACAGCATCCTTTTGCCAGGAAAGATTAAAGATGCAACAATGGTATTTATTTTTGGTTTGTTTTTTGCAAAAAACAAAGACGATGAGTATTTAACTCCTAAAATTAAAGTATCATGGGCATTATATGAAGTACCCGACTCAGGTCCAGATGTGCTTGTAACAACAAAAACGGAAACATTCTCAGGGGGAGATGTACATAAAGCAGAACAACAGGAACCTTCGGGAATAAATTTAACTATACCCGTTACATTAACTACGACTAAGCAATACAAAATAACTATACAACGAGAGTTTGATGATATGCAGGATGAGGACAGTACGGTGTACAATCCTCATGTGTCTGCATTTGAATCGGTAGTAGCCTTATCACATATACTATGTACATCTGATCTAGATGTTATGACTCCCTATGCAAAGACTACTTATAATTACTCATCAGTAGTTACACAAGATGATACAATAGATGGGGATATAGATAGTTTTAATGCTATTGTACAAACTAACGTACCTAACTATAATGGTGTAGGAACAGGAAGTTCTGCATGGAACACATTAGAACTTACAAGTAATCCAGCTTCAATGTATTTATATATACTACAAGGTGCACCAAATAAACGCCAAGTAGATGATAGTGAAATAGATTGGGCAGCTTTAGAAGACTGGTGGCAATTTTGCGAAGATAATAATTTTGAGTGTAATATAGTTTTAATAAACCCTGGAAGTATAAGTAATATATTAAAAACAATATGTATAACAGGAAGAGCAACATTAAATACTACTAACAACTATTCTGTTTTGGTAGATAAAGAACGTGATTTTCCAACACAACTAATTACAAATTTAAATGCCTTTAACATGTCATTAAATAGGAGTTTCAATGAACCTGTACATGGGATATACTTTTCCTTTATAGATGCAGGAGAAGAGTCAGACTACCAAGCAGTAGAAAGAGCTGTTTATCTAGATGGGTATAATGAAAATGGGACAGACGGAAAAATTAAAGCCACTAAACTATTATCTCAACAATTACTAGGTGTAACAAGTGCAACTCAAGTAGGGCAACTAGGTAAGTTTATGATTAATGCCTATAATAGACGTGTAGAAACAGTCTCAGTTTCAATGGATATAGAATATTTATTAGCGTTACCAGGAGATCTAGTTAAATTCTCCTACGATCAATTACTAACAAGTACTGCTAGAGGTAGAATAACAGAGATAATAAACAATGGCTCAGGAGAAACTGAAACCATATTATTAGATACCGATGTAACTATGGAAGCAGGTAAATCATATGCAGTTGTTATTAGATTAGCTAATGGAGATTTTGTAGAAGAAGGTGCAACACAGAGCATACCTGTAAATACAATTGTTGGTACCTTTGACTATGTAATTCTGTCTAGCCCACAGGTAACATCTGTAGCTGTTGGAGACTTGGTGGCTTTTGGAGAAGCTGCAACAGTAACTGGGGATTATTTAGTACAATCTATCACTCCCTCAGATAATCTATCAGCTACGTTACGATTAGTTAATTATGCAGAAGAAATATACTCTCCTGATCCACTAGGACCATGGGAATCTCCTTATGGGAAACAGAGTGACTTTGGAGCCTCTCCTATTTTAGAGAGTACCTACACATTGGATGCAATAGGTAATTTAACAGATGCTAATGCAAAAAGATTAGACACATTAGCATCTCCTTCAATAAAAAGAGCTATACGTACCCAAACACCTTCAGCAACATACGTTCGAGAAGATGTGCTTGAAATGGCCTTATCTAATAATTATTTATACTTTATAGATAAAGAGGATCTATCTATAAAGAGAACAACCATATTACCCAATGCAGCGACAGAAACAATAGTAACAACCCCTTGTAAGGAATTAGCTGTTACGGCTGATGATAGGTTTCTGCTTTACACTGATATGGAAAATAACACACAATTATACAGAAAAGGTTTAACCTCCCAAGAGGTTGTACAACTAACAAGTGTACCCAGCAAATCTCCTAAGTTCCTTGATGACTTCTATGCGACATATATAAATTACCTAGATGGAAATAAGCTTTACAAAATAAATCACATGGATGGCACAGAGAATAAGGTAATAATAGATCATGCAGTTACATCTTACGGTTTATATGGGAATTACTGTATATGGTCAGGTGCAGTTGCACAGAAAACATATATAAAGCAATTCCTCGGAGTAGATAGTACTACAAAGGGAGATGTGTATGATGATACAATGTTATATAATATTGTTGCCTCATCCCCAGCAAACTGGTTTGTCACAGGATACACAGCAGTAGCAGTACATATTGTAAGTGCAAAACTACAAAGTTACGTAGGGGTTACCCCCTTATATGGTGATGTAGTAAAACATTCTTTAAGTGATGATGGACAATACACTTTAATGAATTCCTTAGGGCAGGTGTATTATGTGCCATTAGTAGACAAAGATTTAACAGAGGTGTTAGAGACGGAAACACGTTCAGAAGAAGTAGTAATTATTGGAGATTTCCGTTACCTTAGTAATACAATAACCAATATAAACCCTACGGATATTACCAATGCTGTAGTAGGGGATAAGGTAAATAGTAGTTATGTCGAAGATGATGTGACAATTACGTTTATTGGATCAAATTACTTGGTTATGACAGACTATGCTTTACAAACAGTACCCAATGCTAATATAGGAATAACAGGTACAAGATTATACTTAAACGCAAATAGAGTTGTGGTACCAGGGACAATTACAGCAGGCTTATTAGAAACAAATGCTATAAATAGTATAGATCGAGTAGCATCAGGAAATCCTAATGCAGGGCAACAATTATACCAACATGATTTAAGTAATGGAATAGAAAGACAGTACAGAGAGAATGGGGACTTAATAAGACAGTTTACTCCTGCGGATGGTTTATGGTTAAGAGAAGGAATAGAAATTGGAGGAACAGCTCCAGGAGGAGGAGTAGTCGTTCCTCCCACACCAGAATTTACAGACACTGTTAACCAAGTATTTAGACAAGCTAATGCCCCTTATGGAGAAGGTGAAATAGAGAACGACATTTGGTATGATACAGATGACGGGTCAACATATGCATACAAGGCTAGTGTATGGGAACCCACAGCATACACCTTACCTCAATTAGATGCTTTAGGAATAGATGCTGGAACAGTAAATACTTATAGTATATTAGGTAATGTAGATGTAGCCGTTCCAGCAGATGCATTATTTACAGACACTCTATCATTCCTTTACACAATAGCAACAGGTGTACCTGATACAGGTGGAAGTAATCCAACACCAGAATCAGGAGGATTTAAACAAGGAGATGTTTGTAAGGTTACAGATTCAGGATCTGCTTATGTATATGATGGTTCTGCATGGCAACAGACATCGGATATTGCCGCAGATTATTTTGCTAATGGGGGATCAGCAGGGTACACGGGAACATCGTCATGGGGTATAGACTCTAATGGAAAGTTAACAGCTTCTGGAGCAGACATACAAGGAAACATTGAAGCTGATTCTGGGTACTTTAAAGGGGTCGTAGAAGTTATATCTACAGACTTGAAAACTAGAACTGTTGTGGATAATGGTGATATTTCCTTTTATACAAGAATCCTCAACACTGATCCTTGGATTCCTATTGGTAGTTTAGGAGGGGGCTATGATGGAACAGTTCCAGTATTAATTGCACCACAAGACTTTAGAATAGGGGACATGACTATTGGTAGAGGTAAAGGAAATATTGATAGTAATGTTGCTTTAGGTGCTAATGCTTTAGACAGCAACACATCAGGGGAAAACAATGTGGCTATAGGAAGAGGAGCCTTAAGTGATAATGCATCAGGAACTAACAACGTGGGGGTAGGTATTCATGCATTATTACGTAACACAACAGGCGATTTTAACGCTGTACTAGGTGCCTTTGCCCTAAGTGATAACACAGAAGGGTATAACAATATTGCAGTAGGTAATAGTGCACTACATCAGAATACAACAGGGCATGGGAATGTTGCAATAGGAACAGACGCACTTGAAGGAAATATCACAGGACTAGATAACGTAGCCATAGGAACAAATGCACTTAAGGCAAATACCAATGGACTAGATAATGTTGCTATAGGCGTTGCTGCCATGATAGATAATACAGAAGGTTATTTTAACATATCCCTCGGAAGTTTATCTTTACGGCACAATACTATAGGATTTGATAATATTGCTATAGGGGGACATGCATTAAGAGATAACACAGAAGGTTTTGCCAATGTGGCCGTAGGAGGGGACGCACTATTAAAATCCACAGGGGATTTTAATACAGGTATAGGGCACATTGCATTAGCTGAACATGTTTCTGGAGACTATAACATAGCCCTTGGGTTTGGAGCAGAATGTTCTACAACAACTTCCTCGGGAGAGTGTGTATTAGGCGATGGCAATATAACAGTACTTCGCTGTAATCAACAAACCATATCAGCACTATCTGATGGAAGAGATAAGGTAGATGTAAAAGATAGTTTATTTGGTCTAGACTACATAATGTCTGTAAGACCTGTAGATTTTTTATGGAAAACACGAGAGGGTAATGTTAAAGATGGCACAAGGGAAGTAGGGTTTATTGCCCAAGAGCTAAAAGCGATAGAAGAAAAGTTTAATGCCTCTCATGTAAAGTCTGTTTTATCTGAAAACCCAGAAAGGCTAGAGGCATCATATGCTTCACTAATACCAATAATGGTAAAAGCAATACAAGAACAACAAAAGGAAATAGAAGAACTTAAGAGGCGAATCGTTTAATAGAAAAATAAGTCAAAACTGTATGTATATCCCACGTATATGTTTTGACTTATTTGTTCCCCTCGTGATCCAATGTATGTTCCATCATTTCTTAATACAATAACATGATCGATTAGACCTCCCTTATTCACACTTCTTAGCATATCCACCAGTACAAAATCTAATTTCTCTCCAAAAACAACATAGTAAATATTCATAAACAAAATAGCAAAATCCTCACAATCCCCATAACCTTTAGTCAATGTTTCTTTAGCCATATTCCATGTGTCAGTGGTGTCCTTCGCATACTGTAGGGTGTTATAGACATAGTCCTGTATGTCCTTGACAGTTCGCAGGGATGTAAAATCCTCATGATAATAAACCTCACTCTTTTGAATACGACTCTCATAAACATCATCAGCAAGTTCATTATATAATGAACAACCAAAACTAAACCCAACAACTAACAATAAAATAATAATCTTTTTCATACATAACACCTTGAAACTCCAATGAGTTTCTCCCTCTTTAATCTAATATAACCTAACTATAACACCTATACAAATAAATGTCAAGATCAAACCCCAAAAAAATTCCCACTATGGTATAATGGAAGAAGGATAAATAAAAATCCTTCAAAAAGATAAGAGTAAATAAAAAATACAAGGATAAATAAAATATGGCAAACATAATAGTAGCAGACGGACAATATCAAACAGTCGAAGTAAATACAACATTAGTAGAAGTAGCAGGTAAATTGTATTATATAAAGAATACATCAGCAGGACAAATAACAGTAACATATGGAGTAGATAATACAGTACTCCAAACACAGGATCTAGGGATCTTTATGTTTGATGGGAGTCTTTGGTCAGACTTAACACCTTCTGTATCGATAACAGAGTTGAATCCTACTTTCGATTCATTGACGGTGAACGGGAATATCACGCAGACAGCAGGAGTAACATCTTTAAAAGAGACAACAATAGAACAGAGTACAGTAAATGGTTTAAACTTATATAGGACACTAAATACGTCTGGTAGTGGTATTCGACTTAATTTCTATGGTAAAGACAGTGCGGGAGATCAGGCTAAATATGCATTCATAAGAAATGAAATAGTATCCAACACTGCATCTTCAGTCGATGGTGCTTTGGAGTTTGCTGTAGCAAAAAATAGTGTTGTTACACCTTACATGTATTTGACAAATAATGGAGCTTTGATTTTAGATACTAATTTAGCAGACAACACAGTAGACCTCCTACAAGTAGGCTCAAATACAAACATATCCTGTAGTTTCGGTTATATGAGAGCAAGTAGTATTGGTGGTGTTTCTTATTTAGGTTATACAACAGATGATATAGAAACAGAATATGTAATAAGACGTTCAGCAAGTGGTTTTGTTTCATTAAATGCAACTTCTGCTCATGATGTTAAAATACAAGTAGCAACGGCGAATGTAGCAACATTCTCAGGTTCAGCAATTGATTTATTAAAACCTACTACTATTACAGGAGGCTTAACAATAGACAGCAATGCCCTACTAGACTACAACGCTACAACAAGGGATTTAACAATATATAATAGTTACTCTGGTGATGACGCAGATATTGGTTTTGATATGAACTTTGCAGGGCAACAACGAATAATGACATTAAAAAGAGTAGGAAGGGTTGGAATAGGTATAGATGATCCTCAAAGTGCTCTACATATAAGTGGAAATATAACATTAAGTGGAGGAGCTGTTAGAGGTATAACAGGATCAGCAAATAACTCCATGTACATAAATGCATTAGGTAATGCAGATACCGAAGGAGTACTAATACAACAGAATGGTGTAACAACCGCAGAGTTCCTAAACACAGGTAGAGTAACAATAGGAATGACTGATAATACAGTGGATCTTCTACAAGTAAACGGATCAGCATGGAACACAACAGGTGTGTGGGATTCTCCTTCAGATAGAAGAGTTAAAGAAAATATAAGAGAACTTTCCAATCCGTTACAAAGAGTTTTGGACATAGCACAATGTGTTAGGCAATATAACTATATAGAAGAAACAGGAATAAAACAAAACACCAGAACACAGTATATTGCACAAGAGTTAATTGAAAAGGGCTTCGCAGGATATGTAAAAGAAGCTGCCCCGTTAAATGAAGCTGTAGGAGAAATTCTAGGGTGGGAGTATGCAGATGAAGCATACACAGAAGAACAACCAGCAACAACAACAGAATACACATATAATAATGTAATCCAAGACGGTGTAATTGTTTCTATAAAAGAAGAAATAGAAGTGCCTGTAACTACAACTATCACAGAACAAGAAATACAGAACAAAGTAATTACTATTACAGAAGAAATTGAAGAAGAAATAACGGAAACCATTACGGAGGAAGTAGAAGAAGAACTAATAGTAACAGAGGATGAAGAAGGAAATCCTTTAGAGGAATCTTATACAGAGACTATTACTAAAGAAGTAGAGAAAGAAGTTACAAGAACAGTTATTAAAGAAGTAGAGAAAGAAGTAACCACAGATGAGTTAATAATAGTTGAAGTAGAAAAACAAGTTCCTTTAATGGAGACAATTACCAAGACTAGAAGAGTTGTTGTAACAGAAGGAGAGAAACTTCTTCAAGTTGAACAGAACTTATCTCCATATTTTGCTCCAGCAATATCAGCATTAAATGATAAAGTAGTATTATTAGAAGAAGAGAACAGAGTGATGAAGTTAGAATTAGATGCAATTAAAAAGCATTTAGGTATATAGAAGGAGTAAGGAATGACACCAGAAGTGATTAGCACCTATATAGTCATATTATTAGCAGTTCTTGGATATGCTATTGTTGTAGGAAAGGTTAAACAACAAGTAGACCAGCATGATAAGGACATAGGGGAAAACAAGGAGGAAAATGGAAAGTTACGTGATCATTTTGATGAATCATTAAAAGAAACAGCCAAAGAGTTCAATAACATTTTAAGAGAACATGTATCTATGGAAGTCTTACGAGACGGAAAAGTGGAAGCTGTAAAAGAAGAATTACAGAAACAAATAAGAGAAAGTGTAAGACATGAGGCCGAATTAAGATACACAAAGGATCAAACGGAAGAGTTGAAAAAGGACTTCCTTGGTATGAGAGTTGAGATGGATAACATCAAGGAGACAACAACAGATATCAAACAAGATGTTATAAAATTATCAACAGTATTAGAAGAGCTCGTAAGAGTATCAGTAAAAACACAAGACACAGTACAGAAAATACTGGAAGCAAGTTTAAAGGATAAGAAATGAAATTAAGAGAATTTTTAAAAGAGATGGGTAAGCTTTGTACTGATGATAAGATTTTAGGTGCAAGAATAGGGTTAAGTGCAATACTAGACTTTGATCATGAACTAAAAGATCCTTGTTCAGCATTTGCGTTTAAGAGCTGTGATAAGAATGATCCCTTAAAAAGGATGGAGCATTTATTTGCATGGAAATATCTTCCAGAGGTAGACAGAAGAAAGGCAGAAAGATGTGAAGACCTTGTAACACTATTAAGTTTATACTCGTATAAAAAGAAATACGAGACAGAAGTATACGATGAGCCAATAGAGGTAATGACAGCAGACATACAAGCTAATCCAATCCCTGAAATAGACTCACAACTTCCTTTAGATACTGTGGTGGTTATGGGTACATGGTTAGATTAGTATGATTAAGAAGTTAGGGTGGGTCTTTGGATTACTATTCATTCTCTTGGCTATGATAAATCATGCAAATAATCCTGAAATAGTGCGTTTGAATGTTTTGGGGTTAGGTATAATAGGTGTCTTATATATTTACACATCTTTTAACCTTTACTTTGCTAAAATAATACAAACACTGTTACTGTTTGTGTATGGCAGTGTAGCATTTTTGTATAACGATGGGAATGTACTAGTCTCTATGTTCTGCTTCTATATTAGTGGGGAGCTAATGAGGAAGTACTACCCAAAGAAATACATAAATATGTTTGTACTTGGTTCAATTTACATAACTTTTGCTGTGTTAGCAGGCTGGACTTTTTTCCATATCATAGGGAGTGTTCTCATGTACTCGGCACTAACTATCATCATTTACATTATACAAAACGACAAAGTATAAAATTAAATAAGGTTGGGACAACTCCCGTAAAAGGCACTAAGTTCTTTCCTTTTCTTAAATCAGAAAACTACATGAATCAGTTCATGAAAATATATAAACAAAACTAACACAAGAAGTAAAAAATTACTTCAAAAGGAGAAATAATATGACTTTTGGACAAGGTGTAATAACAACACTAAACAATCAAACAGGTAATTGGAGTGCTACTTACAAAGGAAAGATGCAATCATTTGGTATATATAATTGTACTGAGGAAACAACTATTGTTTTAAATGCAGGAGAACTAACAGAGGTGACTGTGATAACAAGTGATGCATGGGATGATGACATCTATAATGGATTTAATACAATAGATATCACAACAACTGGAACATATAATTTAGTAATAAGGGGGTAATAATGGCAGGGAATAAAGCATGGGGTGCAGGTGGATCAGGATCAGGATCGCTATCACCGTTAGAACAAAGACTAATAGAAGAATGGACAAATAATATTGTAACCTATTATGGTGATCCAGACACTCCATTAGAAGGGGATGTTAAAATAATACTAGAAGCAGGCGATTTAAACGGATACAGATACGAATCGGCAGTATGGGTTTTAAAATCAACCCTAGTAGGAGATTCTATATACACAGATAGATTTGTATGTGTGGGTGATTTATTTAAAGGGTTATATAACGGTGAAGACTCAATGGTTCGTCTAGCCACGACTCTAGCTAAAACATTAGTTACAGGGGACACAGACTATAACCAAGTCCTAACAGGTGTAGGGGATTTACTATGGGTGGAGAGTGATGGAGTCCTAGAACATTCTATTCCGCAACCATTATTCGACGAAGAAGTAACAACAGACTTTATGGAGTTCTGTACAGATCCATCTGAATATGAAAAAGTTATACAATCTAAATTTATGGTAACACATGCAACAGCTACTGAAGTTAAAATGAGATGGACAGCCCATTTAGATGTTGCAAAAACTAATCTAATTTATGAATCATGTACAGAGTTTGACTATAATAATGCTATTGGTCAATGTATGTTAGATATAACCACAGGTTTATTTTTTATAGAGAAACCATTGTATCTTAGTGATCTTGGTGGAGCAAAAGTGTATTATACTATTTACACAGAGTTCCCTATAACGTATAAAGGGCACACTGTTGACCCTGGAGGAGCTAACGAGCAATACTACCCATACAACGAGCAGTGGGACTATAATGCTGTAGGTAAAATAGTTGCAATGCAGGATTGGGTTGATGAGTATTCAGTAATGAAAGACGACACAGATACGACAGAAATGCAATTTGTATCAACTAACCCAGATTTAGATGTAGATCCAACGCTATTAGGAACTAGAGAAGTTTTAAAACAGTATATTGATAACGCTGTTTCAGCATCTTTAGAGTATAAAGGAGGTTACGATGCATCACTAAACATTCCTAATCTAACAATAGCACCTACAGGAGTTTTACTAGGCTATTTCTACACAGTTACAGTAGCAGGAACATTTTTTACAGCCGATGTACTCGTAGGAGATGCACTAATAGCAGAAGTAGACGATCCTTCAGTCGAAGCAGATTGGACTATTCTTAATAGAGGTTTAGATGCACCAACTGTTAAAACTTTATATGAATCTAATCCAGATACAAATGCTTTCCAAGATGCTGAAAAAACTAAATTAGGTACAGTAGAAACAAACGCAGAACCAAATAATATATCAGACATTAGCGCAACTGATTTAACGGATTTAGGGGATACAGCATTACACTATCACTCTACAGATAGAGCAAGAGTAAATCATACAGGCACTCAAACAGCTTCAACTATATCTGATTTTGATACAGAAGTCTCTAACAACACTTCGGTAGCGGATAATACAACTCATAGATCTTCTGATGGTAAAGACCATTCAGATGTAGTTACAAACAATGCAAAAGTTTCTTTTCCAGAAGCTCCAATAGATGGTGAAAGAAAAACTAGACTGGATGGTGCATGGGTAGCAGAATCTATAGCTTTAACAGATGAGCCAACTGGATTCCTATTAGACGCTACTACAGGTGAAATAGATTTAGAAAGTTCTGAATTACTGTTTGTTGATGGAACAAGAACATTTACTATTCAACCTAAGAATCCCGCAACAGAGTTTTCTATTATACAAAGTGGTAAATTATCAACTTTTAACTCTGCACAAGACATCATAATATCAGACACAGAAGGGGTACATTATATCTATTTTAAAGAAGGTATTCTATATGAAACAACTGCATTTGATATATCTATAATTTATTCTAATGTTTTTGTTTCTGCTTTATACTGGGATGTACCTAATCAAGAAGCAATATATATCGGAGAGGAACGACATGGATGTAAAATGGATGGTCATACTCATACGAGATTACACCAAAAAGATGGAACTATTTATTTAATAGGTCTAGGCATAAACGATTTCGATCTAGGTAATGGTAGTCAAGATGTTCACGCTCAGTTCAGTATAGGTTCAGGACAGATAAAAGATGAAGACATCCTAATAACTAGAGATACAATATCTTCCACAGTTGGATGTCCTATATTCTATAAATCAGGTGCCACAGGTATCTGGAGAAGAGAGTTCAATGCAGGATTTAGTGTTCTTAATGCTCTTGCGGGAAATAACAGGTTAGTTTGGAATGAGGATGTTGCAGGAACATGGCAGAAAACAGAAGTAGCAAACAACGATTATGTTCTTTGTCACATATTTACCTCTAATGATATTAACTACCCATTCTTTGCGATTATGGGGCAGGCTGACTATGATAAAAAAGGGGATGCAAGAGAAGGTGCTTTAGTAGAGATAAACAACTTAATCATGGCAGGGCTGCCATTTGCAGAGTTTGTTGCCACAGGAACAGTTATATTTAAAACAGCCGATGGTTACACTAATGCTGTAAAAGCTAAGATAGAAACTACAGACGAAGGTGAAGATTATGTAGATTGGAGAAATAGTGGAATATCCCCTTCAAGTGGTACAGATGTAATTCAACATAATCTAACTGCTGGAAAGCAAGGTGGGACGATAAACGAGTATTATCATTTAACTGATCTAGAATTAGTAAAGCTTACAGGTATTGAAGATGGAGCACAGGTAAACGTTTATGGTACAGAGTTTGAAAGAGTTGAATCCTTATCTGAATCCAGCACTAATACAACACAGCTAGATAAAATAGATATGACCTCAGCAATGAAGCCAGCAGGAACTTACTTAGTAACTGCTAATTTTCAGATTACTAATGATAGATCAGGTAAAGAGGCTGTAGGAATTGTAACAATTAATGGTGTGGTCGCTCATCACCATACTGAGGGAATTAACGGAATCGTTCATATGCCTTGGAATGGGAAAGAGTGGATAACTGCTATGGTTATGATGACAGTAGTACTCCCTGCTCCAGCAACAATTCCTGCTAAGATTTCTTATTACTCAGGAAGTTCTGATTTATGTAGAATATCGGATGCATCCATAACTATAATAAGAGTTACATAAACAAGGAGAAAACCCTCTTGTTAATCTGAGAGGGCTTTTGTTTAAACCAGAAGGAGAAATAAATGACAATAACTAAAACATACCCATTTACTACGGATACTAATTATACTTATGATCCATTAAAAGTAGTGATAACAAATGGAGAGGCTTCATTACTAGATCTCGGTGGAGGAACATATGCAACAGATAATCCAACTATAGTCTTTAATGATGAATTACCTTTAGATGAATTACAATCATTTATAGAAACAAGTACTAAGGCAGGATTAGATGAGGTGAAATTTACGCTATCTAAGGAAGGGGTTGAGTATTATTACTCAGGGTCATGGGTTGTGAGTAATGGGACATATACAGAAGCAAACTTAGCGAGTGAGATAGAAACAAATAAGGCCTCCTTCACATCACTAGGAACTATAACAAGTATAAAGATGTTTTTACACTCAGATGATGGTACAACAACACCCTCCGTAGACCTTATCTCTGTAGATTATAATTTTGTTCCTGTTGAGGAAACAATTCCAACAACTTTACTATATTGGTATGCAAAACATACAAATGCAGCGGATGATACAGCTATAGCCACTATTGAACTTACAAATTCCGTAGTTAAATATGGAATACAGACAACTATAACAAAAGAAGCTATAGAGATTCAGCCAAATAGGGGCCTTTATCAGGTAGAAATAGTGGATACCCAAAATATGGAAACAGATGCTAGTTCAAATCAGCAAACATACACACTAGTCATGGGCGGACAGACATTTACTTTACATATTCCTGCACTTGATTCTGTTAACCTCTATGATAGTGGAATAATAGTATAAACTAAAAACCCTCTCAGATTAACGAGAGGGTTTTTTTATTTACTGTACTTCCTGTAAAAATTTAATTAAACATTCCCGACAATAACTCATAGATCTAAGAAGTCGTGCTTCATTGTCTGTTGTGTGTTTACCTTTATGTGTATAAGTTAATACAACATACTAATTAGGATTGTTGTGACTTAGAGACACCCGCTGTGTCTCATCATGCATTAGGGTGATCGGTCAAGGGTATTATTTGTATATACCCGAAAAAAATTCCCACTATGGTATAATGAGATATGAAAGAAAATATATTAAAACAAGCAAGAACAGAATGGAATAAAGAAAAAGGTCAAGGGTATAGACATAAGAATACCGATTATAACTTACTAAATAAAGGTGATGGGAAGTATAGTATCTTTATACATGCTTCGGGAGATATTAAAAAAGACAAGGTGGACTGGGTAAGAAATTTCTCAGCGTGGCCTGTAAAGTATAAGATGGGTAATGAAACATTTTATATTCATGCAGGGTTTTTATCTGCTTTTAGGGAACTACTATTTGATCTAATGCCAAGGATAAAAGAAGCTAAAGAAGTGGAAATTTCAGGAACAAGCTTGGGAGGAGCAATTGCACAAATTCTAAATGTATATCTACAATTAGAAACAGATATAAAAGTCAATTCAGTCACAACATTTGGATCTCCTAAACCATTCTTAGATTATGGAAGAGGGTATGTAATAGCATTGTGTTTAAGTGCAGGAAATACACATTACAGAATTTCTAAGGATATAGTTCCAGATCTTCCATGGTTTTATGGGAGTGTAGGAACAAGAGTACAAATTAAAACAGATAACAAGGTTAGAAGTATTATGGAATTCTTATTCAGAGGATTTTATGATCACGCTAGTTATTGGAAGGAATTGAAAGATGAGTAGATTAAGAAATAGAGACGATGTATACAATGTAGAAAGCGGAGAAGTATTACTAATATTAACCACAGGAGCATATGGTATACATGTTTATATAAGACATGAAGATGACAGTACAGCTATGTATGCACATTTAGCAAGCACAAACCTAAAAGTGGGAGACATTGTTAAAGGATCAGATTTAATTGGTGTTATGGGGGAAACAGGTAATTGTCCATCAGGGATACATTTGCACATATCCTACTTTGGTAAGTATGCTAAAGAGTTGAGAGGAGAACATGCAAATGATCCAACTTTTTGGATACAATTATCAGGTAATTGGCCAACCAACACCATGGTTTCTGGGGGATTTCATGCTTTATACAAGGACGCTGATGGGAATGAGTATGAGCATGAAGGGATAGATCTATACTATACTAAGTTAATTGATAATTGGCAAGCAGGAAATATTGATCCAATGATACAAGATATGAGGATAGTTAAATGAAAAATATAAAATATTTTCTAAAACAATTATTGAGTAAATCAGGCTCTATATCATCTAAGATCACATTTGGAATAATTCTAATAATAAATGCTATAGTTCTAGCCTATGTAAAACCTATAGATCAAAACTTAATAACACTAATTAACTCATTTTTGCTCTCGGGATCAGGATTATTGGGTGTGAGTATAGCATCAGATATAGTTACAAAGATAGGGAAGGGAAAGGATGACAAATGATAAAATTAAAACAAAGGCTATTATCATTATTAGTATTGTATTGCTTCTTAGCCTCATCTGTAATGGCTACTTCCTTGGAAATTCCAGTGGAGATCAGTCAGAGCAACTTAAGCTCTATGAAGAACTTAATCGTAAATCTAACATCACAGAGGGATTACTTACAGACAGAATTACAAGAAGTGAGGAAGAACTTAACACAAGCAGAGAGTTATCAGAACAGCTCAGAGAAACTGTCGGGAATCTCAAGGAGCTTAACTCAAGAAGAGAGTCAGTTGATCGAATCGCTGAGGCTCTCAGTGGTAAGCTTAGAGGAGTCCTTGTCAAAAGTATCCTTAGAATTGACACAGGCGAAGCTAGACTTAACCGATTACAAGAAGCTGAACAAAGAGAAAGACAAACTTTATCAGGACTCCTTGGATCAGATAGTGGTGGTGAAGAAAAAAACTAAATTCTGGCAAGTCCTCTCAGGAATATTTTCAATAGCATCTTTTATATTTGGAGGCTACCTTGGAATGCAACTTGCTCCATAAACGAGCATACAACGATCAAATACACATAGTCAACAAATCATACCACTAACAACAAAAGACCGCTCAGAGATCGATTAAGCATCCTTCTCAGCGGTCTTTTCTTTATATCAGCACTTAATAAAACACTACCCCTATAATAACATTACCTACAAACACATTTAACGAAAAAGAGCCTGTGAGCTCCCCAAACAATAAAAAGGTAAAATCATACCACTTCTTATCAAAGATCGCTTACAGGCTCAGTCAGACGCATAGAATCAAGTATTATTATGTAACGCTAGGATAATTTCTTCCTTAGCACTTCTTATTTCCTTAGTCAACTTCCGTAACATATCTGGTTGGGAAGAGCTCATCTTATCAATCAGCATCCTATCGTAAAGATTCTCTAATGCAGACTCATAATTTTTATGATAAGACATAGAACTATTCAATATCTTCTCTTTCCCTTTATCCTCTCCTGACTGTACAACTGTTAACTTACCTACAATTATATTCAAAGGAATCTGAGAGATAGCATACTCTCCAAATCTTAATAAAGCTTGTGTTTCTCTTGATGGATTACTCATAAGCCTCCCATCCTTTTGTTATTTCCATTAGCATATTCTAATAACCTTCCGAGCTCTTCACTAATGGGTAAGAACCAATCTAAGGGAAAACTATTGTGTCTCCTCTGTTGTAAATCTTCTCCTTCATAATTATAAATACCCTCCAGTACACCAAACCTATCTTTAGATATATGCTTTACCTTTGCATAGAAGGGTTCTCCAGCAGAGGGAATATGTACCTGACACCATTCCCCAACAGATACTTCTTTCTTACTCAATGCTATATTACTATTTACTTTTATTCTTTCCTGAATAGCTTCGATGTTCTCAAAAGGATATCTAATCCCATTCTCAACAATGTTCTTAATCTTCTCTAGATCTTCATTGATCTGCTTCTTTACTTTTTGCATATTATCTCTCCTACGTTCCCTATTATTTTAAGTGTCTCCACTTCTTTTAAAATCTCTTCTAAATTATGTTCAACAACGAGAGAATAATCTATAAAACAATATTTTTCATGATTTTCTTTTTTTGGCCAAATCCTCATATTTGTAGGACAGTTACATAATTGCATCAATCTCTTAATCTCATTTTTATGTTTTTTCTCAGATAAAGTTAAAATAATGTCTCTAAAATAACTTAAAGGTATGATGTGATCTATGTGGTATTTATTGGAATCTTTATTATAGTCCTTCCAAGTATACAATCCTTTATTGAATTGTTTTATATAATCCTCCCAAGAATATCCATTATCATAAATAATATCTTTAGTATGAAAGTCTTCCTGATTCTGTAAGTGTCTCCGTATACGCTTACAGAATTTCCTTAATTTCCTATTCATCTTGCCTTTTGGTGAATTGTTATAGGCTTTTGTGGTCCTCCTTCCTTGCTCAGACTCCCGATAACCTTTTGCTTTTTTCTTCCCTTCCTCTGTTTGTGCTCTTTTCCTGTTTCTTTCTTTGACTTCAGGCCGAGAATGATACTCTTTAGCATACTCTGGACAATATTTGGCAGGTGTTGTTAATTTGTATAGGTTTTCCCATGTTTGGTGTAATTCTTTATTGTTTTTATGGTCATAGAATAACAGTAGTGCATTTGTGCTTTTTCGTTCTTCTGTTGAAAGTAACTTAAATCGTCCTCCTTTTTTGAGCAATATTGCATGCATATCTAGTAAAGAAAGCTTCTGCATACCTTTACGAGCACACATAATACAATTAGATCTGTTGTTTAGTACTTCAGAAACGGTGTTATTCCAACTATGTCCGCACCCATCAACCAAACACTCCCACTCCAGTACTTCTCCCGCTATCTTATATTCCTCAGAGACTAATTTTATATTTCGTCCCTCCAACCTAGTCTCAATTTCTTTTTTTGTTGTTAATTTTCTTCCCAATTATTTTACTTCCTTTTGTTCTGTTATATTAAATTTAAAAAGGCAGAAGATAAAACTACCTCTGCCTCTTATTATACCATAGTGGGAATTTATTTTAGTATTTATGAAATTCTCACTTCTGAAATAAATTTTAAATCATCTTTGGAGAGCTCTAATCCAAACAAATCATACATTTCTAAGATATAGTCAGATATTCCATGTATAGGATCAGAAGCAAATAAATAGTATCGCTCTTCTTCTGAATATGAATCTCCTCCTCTCTCAGCTTCAATGAAGTTTGGTTCTGGATGTTCTTGTGCCTCAGCATAAAGATATAAACCATATACAAGCCCTTCTCGTTTTATGTAATCCCAAAACCCATCTAAATTACTAGCTGTACAAAAGCCCTCAGAAATCTCAATACCTATACCAGCACATGAATTGTAATCTACACTCATACCTTGTTTCCTTCTTTATCATATTTCTGCATATTACTCACATCCTTAGCAGTTTGTGCACAAGCTTCTTCGATCTCATTCCATTCCACTTCTCCATAACCAGACCAATTATCTACACCCATACCCTCTAACCCAGATAGCTCTTCTGACTCATTTAGTAGATTAATGTATTCTGTAGCTGTTATTAGTACATATTCTTCTTTCTTGCTCATATCTTACTCCTTTATTAGCTTTTGTATAGCATTACTTATTTTCTTTTCTTGCTCTTTGTCTTTATGTTGTTGCCATGCATTATTTAAATTCTCTAACAGTGATAACTCAGTATTGAATTTGTGCACTTCCGAAAAACTGTAACCATAATATAAAGTAATCGTGTTTCCTTTTACTTTTAGATCATAGTCATATAACTTATGTCTCTCACAGAATCTGGTAATAATCTCAGAGTTCTTTAATGCTTTAACATAAGCCTCTAGTATACCAACTCTTACATCAATCACCTCATCTTTTGAACAAGGCACAACGGTTCCAACAACACCATCTTTTAACACAACTGTTGTAGTTCCTTTCTTCTCTGAAAATGTAATAAACTTAATATCATCAAATCTCCTAAGGTAATCCTCTACTAGACTTTCTCTGGTAACTTTCTTTACTAACTCTGCTGTTTCAAGGCAGTCTTTATACACCGGATCTCTTTCCTCAAACAGGGACACTATTAACTCCATTCCATTATACATACCTGTCATGTAATTGTCGTGATCCCAATTCCCAGTAGATCCTTGAACTTTTAATAGTTCATTTGCTTTTTCTAACTTCTCTAACATTATTATTTCTCCTTATTTAATTATACTTGCTAAATCATCAGGCATCCATCCATCTGAAGCAGACCCCCATACAATATAGGAACCATCATACCAATATCCAGCATTTATATCTTTTCCTACCACAGCTAAACAGGATCCACCAAAACAACCACACCCTGCAATACTTATGCCTGTTTTTCTAGTTAACTTAGCTAATCCTACTAGAAAAACCTTTTCTCTTTCTTCCATATTATTTCTCCTTGTCATTTGCTTACCTTCTTCCAAAACTCCCTCAAGAGTTCTTTCTCTGTTTTCTCTTTCTTATCATAGGGCTTATGTAAAACATTCTCATAGAAGAACTTCATATATTCCTCTGAGTTCTTTACATCTTCCCACACTTCTTGCCATGTATAGCTCCCTGTAAAATAATCTGATATATCCCATGAACAGAAGCAATGTTTGTACTTTCCTCCATCAGGAACATCTTCTTGGTGCCTCACTGCCTTTGATGCATTTCTTTTATCAATATATGTGTACTTTCCATGGTCTTGGTGGATTGGGATTTTTCTGTAGCTTCTGGCCATTGGGTTCTCCTTATACTGTGTAATCTCTTGTTAAATCCATGTATTCAATTATAGGTAATGTTCCACTGTCTTTTATTATACCCACATTGATATGACTCTTCGCAAAATGCTTCCCATATGCAAAAGCAAAACTTTTATCATCTATACCACATCCAATTTGACAAGCAAATAATCTCTTGTGTGTTCCAACAAAATGTCTTATGTATGACTTACTATGAAAATGCCCCTGACAGCAACTCAACATGTCCTCTTTAACTCTTGAATCAGCTTGTCTCCCAATACCATGGCAGTATTTAACATCGTCAAAAGTAAACTCATCTGAATACACCCAATTAGGTGTTTCCAATATTTCACTAACTGATTTGATCCATTGAGAGCTAATACCAGAAGCAAATGCCTTTCTGTTGGCATGACTATCATGATTACCTAAAGTAACAAATGCTTTTGGGAACGCCTCATACCAAGCTTTGACAGCTCTTTTAGATGCTTCTAACTCCCCAACGCCTGAATAAGGGCTATCAGGATCAGTTCCATGGAAAGATGTGTAATGACCATCAACTATATCCCCAATAAAAACAACCGTTTCACAATTATGCTTCTCTTTCATTTCTAAACAAAACTCTCTGTATCCTTTTCTTGTAAAGGGTTGATGGAGATCTCCAATAACCAATACATTCCCTACGTTCTTAGTGGGAGGTATAATACTCATTGAAACTTCTTCCTTGGTAGATAATCCCAATTTCTCCCTAGTAAACTCTCTTCCTTCTCTTAAATAACGGTTAAACGTCTCTAATTCTAAATCAGTTTCAAACTCTCTGTTGAATTCTTTTAACCACTGTTCTCTTTTTGTCTTGTCTAAATTCTTCGTGTTAATAACTTCATTCTCTAAGCATAAGTTGCTTACCCATTCCTGTCTCTTACTCAATTATTTCTCCTCTTTATTTTCTTCTTCTTTTATTTTGAACGTCCATCCCTTATGGGATTTCGCTCCTCCATGTAGGCATTTGTTTATGCTTTTATAACTTAAATTGTACTTTTTCGCAAAAGGCCTTTGCACTGTAAACTCTTCTGAAAAACCATCACTTAATCTCGTAGCAATGTAAGTTGTTTCATAAATGTTTTCTAAAGACACAATAGTCTTATCAGACAAAGTTAATACTTTAGGTAGATGTGAGAATACTTCTACAGCCCACCCAAAGGTACTTTCCTGTGCTCCTTTAACAATGTGATTCACTCCAGCTCGACTAATACCTGTTTTATCTGCGAAATCTGCTTGATCATTTGTCACATAAGTATAACCGTCATGCAATCGAATAAATTTATATATTTGTCCTGTTAAGTTCCCTCTTTTCGCGGACTCTGACAGATTATCAAAAGCAGGAATAAAATGACAAGTGTTTCGAGAGTACAGTTTCTTCCTTCCTGAGAGAATATCCTTATCTATGTGGTATGCTCCTCTGTGAGTTTTCCATTCATTGTAACCTTTTAATACTTTTATGTCCTCCCAAAAAGTATTAAAATTTGCCCATCTTAAGGAAACTCCAACACCAATGTAAGAAGGAGTACGCTCTTCTCTCTGTGGTCCATAACATCTTTCGAACATTCCTCTCCAAGTAAGATACTCCTGTGTGTCCTTTCTCTTGCCATCCACATATTCAGAACCTTTAGCATCTCCCAACCCTAAATATGTATTGTAAGGTGGTTTAGGGAAGTAAGGATTTTCCACTTTACCATCACTGATATTACTCATATTAGCTATAGTAAGAAAACCATTATCAAAAACACACAGAAATCTTAATCCTCCTGTGTTAGCTAATCTGCCCAAAATAGTTATATTGTCACAATGATTCGTGGGGAATCTTTTTCCTGTTGGGTACTGTTTGGAAGTATTAATCTGGTCTAACAGTACATCCTCTCTATTAATACTTTGTTTCATTGGTTCAATCACATCTGTCATTTCTTTAAATTCCTTCTTAACTAATATAAACCCTGAGACATATTATCCCCAAGTCTACATTAGTATAACACAGTTTGCAATCCTTGTCAAGCCCTTTTAGAATATTCATTCCATAAATAACTTAACATGTCCTCTTCTTCTGTATCAATTCCATCAATAGCTTTATCAGACATAGCTTTTTTATTATCTAATTTAGCTATTATGTACTTCTCAATTGTCTCTTCAGCAGGAAGGAATATAGATTGTACAATGTCAGACTCTTGTCCTATACGTCTTACACGGTCCTGTCCCTGTTGTACAATATGCGAGCTGAAGCCAGTCTCAAAGAAAATAACAGTATCTGATCTATGTAGAGTTATTCCTACAGAAGCAGCGACTAAATTTCCACAGAATATTCTAATACCTTTGTCATTTTGGAAGGATTGTACCGAAGCTTCTTTATCTTCATCTTTCATTCCTCCCACAAGGCAAACTGCCTTTTTACCATAGTGATTCATCACTTGTTCTACCACTTTACGATGATGACAGAAGATAACATATCGTTTGTCAGGGTAGGTTTTTAGTAACCCATCAACATATTTAAAACAGTTTTTTAACTTGCCATCTCTCGCTAAATCTAATAGTATTTTAAACTGAGCTCTTTTAGCTTGTTGCATCCTTGGAGAATCTTCATCTGTTTCATTCTGAGCAATCCACTCTTGAAAATTATCTGTGGCTTGATCGTACGCTAATCTAAAGTCAGGTTCTAATTCTAGGGGTATTACCATTCTAGTTGTTTTAGGTAGTTCTTTTAAAACTTCATCTTTTGTAACCCTGACCATGTAATCTTTTACTAACATGTAATTTAACTTATCTAAGTTCTTCCCTCCTGTTATCTTGATTGTATTGGCTTTATATCCTGGCTCTGTTTTACAAAAGTAATCTATAAATGCATATCGATCATTAAACCTTTCTGGGTGTAACCAATGTAACCAGTTATAGATGTTTGACGGATTATGAGGGATAGGTGTGCCTGACATTGGTATAATCGCTTGAACACCTTTCCACTTAATTCCTGTTTGCTTTTCCATCTCAGGAGATAATCCCATAAGAATCATATCCATAGCTTGAACTCTCTTAGGGGGTTTTTTACATATTGTCTTTTTCCCTCTAACTATGTGAACCTCTTCCTCAGCTTTTAATTTATACTCAGGATAATATTTAGATATGATAGTTGGTCCTGTATTATAACAGTGACATTCATCTACAGCTACATAAGAAGGTTTAAACTCTGTTAAAATATACTCTAAATGTTTCCATAACATTGCATTATTTATAATACATATATCATGATCTTTGTAGGTTAAATCTAATCCCTTAGGAAGAGATCGTACTACATGTATTGAATAGTTATCTTTGGGATCTAACCAAAGTTCACATTCTCTTTTAAGGTTTAGCTTCAATGTCGATGGACAGACAATAAGAACCTTCTTAAATTTGCCCTCTCTGATAGTAGAGGTCATTGTCAAACTTTTCCCACATCCCATATCGGAAGCCTCATACAACCTGTAATTATGGTGCTTTATTTTCCTAATATTATCTAGTTGATAATCTCGTGCAAGGTCTGTTACATTATCCAAAACAGTCTTCTTATATTCCATGGATAATGGAGGAGCAGGTTTAGTTGATTTCTTCTTCTCAACCTTCTTCTCTTCCTTAAAAACAAAACCCAACTGACCCAACAACTCTTCCGACCGAGGATTAACAGGGCAAGTCCACGCCCCAGAGAACTTCTTATCTTTATTATAATCAGGCACCCAATCTCTTCCTGGAATCATCTTAATCTTAGAAACAATAGTATTCCAGAGGGGTTTGTTGTTAGGAATGTACATAGATAGTTCATATTCATCTCCATGCCTTAAAGCTTTTAATACTTTTAACTGTTTAGCGATATACTACCTCCTTATTCACACCCAATCTCCTCTTAAATAATCATAGAGCTTATCAACCCCTTTACTAATTAACCAAACAGAAGGCAGGATAAAAGCCCACCAACCATTACTAAAAGGAACAATCCCTATATACCTAAGATAAACACCTAAGCCTATACCCCAATAGACAATGCTACCAAAATTATCATATCTCCTTTTTAACATCTAAACCTCCTCACACCATTCAACACCAACTAATAAACAAACTTCTTCTTTAGTTGGATGTCCCATCTGTACATGCATTCCATTCAAGTTAATAACCTGTCCTGGAGTAGTAACTGTGCCGTGTATCATCCCAGTAACCAAATCTTTACTCACTTTAATATTAGCTCCATCATACTGTTTCATAATCATACCAACAGGCAGACGCTTCTTAGCATAATCCTCTTGTAATTTTTTAAAACTAAATTTATACTTCTTATCTTTCTGAAACACTATATCTCTCCTTTAATAATTCTTTCATCTGTGTATTTGTTAAATAAATATCATCATTCATATATTTTCTTAAAAATAATAATCTACCTGCATATATTTTCTTAAAAATAATAATCTACCTGCATATCTAACAAACCTCTTTCTCTTATTTATTTGTTTTTTAGTTAAGACATGTTTAATAACATCAAAGCTTTGTGTATCCATATCCTTCATATCTTTTATTTCCTGTTTGGTCCAATCCTTTGCTTCAAATTGACAACTGTGCCAAAGGTGACTAACAGGAATATGGTATTGACTTCCTATCTCTTCAATTTTACAAGTAGTGTACATACATAACAAGAAAGCAGAGGAGCAATTTAAACCTGATACATTTATTGTATATTCCTCAGGTTTTTTATTTATGATATCAGCCATAGCCACCATAGCAGAACCACTCCCACCCAATGAGGTAAGATACAAATACTTATGTCCTAACCCTTTTGAAAACTCAAAAAAGTCTGTTACTGCTTGTTTATCAAAATCTGTTACCATAAATAACTCGTCTTGTATTTTTAAATCTTCTTTTTTCTTTCCCATATATTATCTCTCCTCTTAATCTACATCTTTTAAAGCTTGTACTAAGCATTCATTAAAACTAGCTCCACCATTATAGAACTTTGTCTCAAATTGAATTACATCTCGACTATCCCTAGAGGCTTCAATAATATCTTCATCAGGATTACACTCCTCTTTGTCTATTGAATAAAACTCGCCATAGTAATAAACTAATGTTTCATCAGAGTTGCACCAGATATCTCGATCTATACTGAATCCTTCCATGTCGTAGTCTTCTTTTAGTTTAAGAACCATATCTGCAAATGCTAGATCTTCATCAAACCCAATTCTATATAGTTCTCCTCTCCAATGTTCTGTGTTGCTCATAAATCCTCCTGTGCCTTACTTAAATCCATTTGAATCCTCCTTAAAATTTCCATTTATTACTCTTGCTGTTCTCATCAAGTCATTTTCTATATAAGCTATTCCACCATTCTCCCTTACCATTTTAACAACTGCTTTTAAACTTCTTAGTTGTCCATCAGAAAAACCTTCAGGAATTACATGTAAGATAGTTATTTTATTCATAGTTTTCACAGAGTCAATTACTTCTGCAACAGAGTAAACACCTTGCATCTCTTTAGTTAATATATACAAATGAACATTACATAAATTCCTTTTCTCATTATCCTCAACAGCTATACAATCCTCTGTCCAATCTTCTACTACTGGATCAAAGTAATTTACTTGTATGAATCCTGTCAACTTTTCTCTCCATGTTGTATCAGCACATGTACCACCTAAAAATACTTTATTTGTCATCATTTTCTCCTTCTTCTGGTATACCAAACTTAATTACTTCCATATCATCTATAAAGGCATCAATATCAGAGTACACCCCAACAAGCCAATTATAATCCCGACCTTCTCTTATACTCATTAAATGCTTTTCAGCTTTTAACAACCTTTTATACTCTTCTGTTTTTAATAATGTGTATTCATCTAACATCATTTCTTCTTTAGTTACCATTGTAGTGCCTCCTTATAACTTATTATGTACCTTGGATGAGTAGTAGAGTAAACCATTGTGTCACTCACTTCTCCAAATGCTAAAGCATAACAGGTGAACTCTTTATGTGTATCCCATGCTGTATTATTCAAATAAGATATACCATTACACCAAGTCCTCCCTTTAGAATGTACCCACGACAATAATGTGTTTGCTTCTTGCTGAGTACGACAATGAACTACAATCCTATTATCCTCTAGTATAATGTCTTTAAACTTAATCATTGCTCCTCCATAACAAACGTTTCTTTATCCATAACTGATACTTTTGAGTTACCTGTAACACCCCTCGAAACAGAAAAGATTCTATTAGCTGTATTTTTAATCTCTTTAGAATGAGTTACAACAATAAACTGGATACCTAAGTTTTCCGATATTGTTTGGACCAACTGACAAGCTTTTTCTATCTGCTCGTCCCCGATCGCTTTGAAGACCTCATCTAATATGAAAATTGGGGTTGGGTTTTTAGTCAAGGTTAATAAAGCAACTCGTAAAGCTAAAGAAGCTATAGCCATTGCACCTCCACCAGAACTAGCCCTAAATGATTCTTCAATTCCGCTCTTATACAGTACAGGTGTTGCAGTAATATTATTGTTCTTAGATTCAATCTTCATCTTAAACTCATACTCATCTCCGAAGACCGTCTGGATGGCAACCGATACAATATCATTAAACTTACTAGCTAACTTGTCTGTTGCTTCATTAGCTAATAACTGTGCAATCATAGTAGCTTCCTTTAAGTCTAACATTGTTTCATCTAATACCAGAACAGAGTTTTTCTTCTTTTCTAATGATTCAAGTAATGTGTGTTGCTTCCCTTTTCTTTGATTTAACTTATCCCTAAAATGATTTATCATTTCCTAATTTCCTCCTTGCTATTTCATAAGCTTTCAATCCAATATCACAACCTATGAAATCTCTATTTAATTCTTTACACACTTCACCTGTTGTGCATGATCCCATATAGAAATCTCCGACTAAGTCTCCTTCATTAGAAGATGCTTTTACAATTCTCCTTAATAAAGATAAAGGCTTCTGTGTGTTATACTCTCTTTTATTATGTAATGAGAAGTTACAATCGTCCCATACATTAGTTGGTATCTTTCCTCTCTTATATTTCTCAGGAGAGATTAACTGCCTCTTAGTCGTATTTAAATTAACCACAGATTTGTAAGGAACTCTTATGTCTTCTGTATTAAACACGAAGTCTTTAGATTTAGAATAAACTAATATCTGATCGTGCTTTTTAGAGAAATGTTTCTTATCTATTCCACCAACATTGTAACTCCAAATGATATAGTTAAGGAAGTTGTTGTACCCAAACACATCATCCATAATACATCTTATCCAATGAGAAATTCTATAATCCATCTGAAGATAGATAGTGCCTGTTTCAGATAGTACTCGATGCATCTCTTTAATCCTTGGAACATAATGCTGGTATATGACTTCCTTATCAGGTTTTAAATCCTGAAAGTCTCTGAACTTCTTGCCAGTACCATATAAGCAATCGCAATATATTAGTTGAATATGATTAGCAGGGAGATCATTTAACAATTCAAGATTATCTTTATTGTATAATTCTAACATCATACATCAAACTCTTCTCTGTAAGCCTCACATTTACCTTCGTATTCTTTTTTCTGTTTCTCTTCCGAAGCTTCCTCACTAGTTATTTTAGCTTGTAATGCTTTTCCATCTGGTATTGAATAAGTAGTCTTCATCTCTTTAATAAGATTCTCCATATTTGTTTCGGCTTTTATTCTCGCTTCCTTCTGTGAATCTACCTTGTTTTTCTCTTGAACTAATTCCTCTTTTGTAAACACTTCCATATACTATCTCCTTACCCTTTCTCATTATGCATTTCTGCTTCACATATAGCTATATATTTATCTAGAATAGCTTGTGTGTTCTCTCTTGCTTCATTACTAATAAAATAATTATCAGTATCCTCTTTAAAATTACCTGAGTACTCTTGATCTGTAGGTATGTTATCTGCCCACTCTTGCATTCTTTTCACATCTGCGTATGCTTTTTCTGTATGCTCTGTTGTTATACACTCAGATGATTCCTTTATCTTTAAATAAATTGGAGTAAACTTCTCACCATCAAATCTGTGTATACACGGCATATGCTTGATTTGCTTTGTTGTTCTTCGAGTTATTGATCCAGGCGATAAATATTTATCATTAACAGTAAACGTACTGTGATTATCACCAACAATGATAGCATCAAACTCAGGGAACTCTTTCACAATATCCTCAGCAACCGAAGCATCTCCTTTCACATAGAACGGAACCTTCTTTGCATAACTAAGAAAATGCCCAATTGCAATGTTTTTCTTTGTTTTATCTACATCTCTGTGTTCAAGAGTTTTACCTGCTCCAAAGTTAAATCCATAAATAACATAATCTCCCCATTCAAATGGTTCAGCATCTGTTAAATAAGTTAATCCTTTAGTTCTAATCATAGTACCTAAAGATCCTTTAGCTATAGCAACATCCAACTGCTGTGAAAAATCTCGAAGCTCGTGGTTTCCAGCTATAAAGATTGTGTTCTTAGGTAAACAATCTGCATACATATTTGTTATTATCTGAGCTCCTAATGGCTTACCTACGTCAATCTGATCTCCAGCTAAGATGAATAAATCATCTCCAACTATCTCTTTTATCTGTAGTAACTTTCCTCGTTGAACTAAATACCATTCCTCTGGCGTTTCTGTTCTACACTCGGGAACGGTAATGGTTATGTGAAAATCACTACCTGTATAAATATTCTTCATCTATCCTCCTCATAATGGTTTATTACAGAAAGGGCATTCTTGTCCAATCAGCTTTTTTTCAGATTCTGTTATGTTAAGATCTAACTTCTTAATTGTTGTTGAGAGCTCTCTGACAGCTTGTAAATCTTTTTTCATACCTTTTATCAACAATCTTGTTTCAGCCAGTCTGTGCTCATCCTCGATCAACTCAGCTAGTAATCGAGCTTGTTTATCTGATGCAAAACTCTTTATCTCTCTGTTAACTTCAACTAAGTTATTTAAATCTTTTTTCATAGTTGTTACCAAATTGGTCGTGTTGCTTAATTTCTCTTCTAGGTTCATCAACTCTGAAATTCTTTTTTCTTTAGCTTCGAGTACTTCATGTTTATCTAGAGTATCTTGTACATACCCTATTTCCCTTTTCAGATCCTTTAAAGAAAGAATATATTTAGCTCTACTATCAATTACTTCTTGTAGTGTTTTCAATTCTTGTAAGTTAGTTGATCTTTCATCAAGGTTAGTATATTTACTTAGTTCCTCTGTAACATAAATGTAATCATCGTATATACTTTCAAGTAACCGTAATTGCTTAGTAGTCTCCTCAAGAGTATCACATAGTATATTTAATTCCTTTAATGCTTTCTCTTGTTTTGGTGTAGAGTCAGATTTACTTAATTCTAGTTCTAATTGTAAGAGAAGTGTTTGCTTTTCCTTTAAATCTTTTAAAGATTCTTGAGTAGTATTTAGTTTGTCATGAAGATTACTTAACCTATCTAGTTGCTCTTCCATCTCTTTTAAATTATTATACTCTTCCAAATCATCTTCTAATTCAACTATATCCTCTTTAACTACCTTTAGTCTAGCTGTAACCGATTTACTCTCTGCTTTTATTTTAGTTAATACATTACTGGCTAGTGTCATATCAGCATATTTGTTTAGTTCCTTAGCTATCTTCCCTGGGGTCTGTAGAATCATAAAGTGTCCATCTAATTGGTTACTATAATTTAATGATTTAAAATCAAATAAATCCAAGACTTCCTCAGGCACACTATTTCCTGGGGCTGTTAAAGGTTGTTCTCTCCCATCTGGATGTGTTATTAAATACTTAGTTGTAATCTTAGATTCAAACTTTCCTTTAGTCTTCCTTAGGAGGGTTGTATCGTTAAATTCAATCTCAACATAAGTCTGGTCCAATAATGTCTTGACACCCTTCTTTGTTTTTCCAACTATATTATGAGAGTGCACGCCAAACCCATATTTATTATCTCCACCTAGACTATCAGAATACACCCACTCAATACTTTTACATAGGAGAGTGGACTTGCCTGAATCCGATGGTCCAATAGCAGCATTAACCCCTTCATGTAAATCAATTACTGTATGAGGATGTTGTTGGAAGTTATGGAGAGTTAGTTTAGTTAATTTTCTGTTTTTCATTTATTCTCCTTCAGTACCTCTGATGCTTCTTTTATAATTCTTATAGCTTCTAAATGATCCTCAGAAGTAGGGATATTTCTATACATAACTTTAACACATTCATCACAAATAAAGATAGTTCCCTGTTTACTTCTATGACCACTAAAACAATTAGAGTATTCTTCATTTTTCACTATTGATTCATTACAACAAGAACAACAAGCGCCTCTTTTAGTTTGTCTGTATTCAAAGTTGAATCTCATGATACTACTCCCAACACAATCTGTAGTTCCTTACTCAGAGATAGTAGTTTATTTTTTACCTGTTCTCGTAAATCATCTTGAATAGATTCCTCTGCACTCCTTACTAAGGGAATAGATCCAAATAATAAGTTAAACTCATAACCATCAGTCTCCATAATATAAGCTTCATCTTCGTAACCTCTGTCAATCAACTCATCATTTAAATCCTGTATAAGGGTAATAGCTCTTGTTAAATCTTGCTTCATCCTCTCAATCCCTCCATATATTCTAATAAGTTTTCCAACCATTCTTTTGCTTGCTTAGAATCTTCTCCATATAAATCTCTCATCATTTTGTAGCTGTTTAAAAGAACCACACCTGCATCTAACATTTTGTCCACTTCGATTTGTTCATATACTGTGAGGACATCTAACCATAAATGCATGTCCTCGTCTACATCCCATACTGTTAATTTACTTCTTGTCATTTGTTCTCCTTTATAGTTCTATCTTCTGATTTTTCCACTATGTTATTATTCCATGCTAATGCAAATTTATCTACCTTCACATCCCTTAATGTAATAGGCTTTAGCAATCTTAAACCATCTGGGTTAGAACTTCGGCTCAGTGAAGTGTATAATTGACCACAAGAAAAGAAACCTCTTCCTGGATTTATTAACATATACTCGAACTGAAGCCCTTGTGATTTATGCACAGTAATAGCATAACAAACGTTCAGAGGGAATTGTATTACCGATCCTATAACATCTTCATCAGGACCTAATATATCCCATTGATAAGGAGCGATTTCAAATGTTCTGCTTCCCACCTTCACGCGAATATAATGATCACAATTACCACGTAAGAATCTTCCTCTTGGTAAAGAAACGATTGTTCCAATGGTACCGTTCACATAACTTCCATTCTGAGCATTAGCTCTGAGCATAACCTTACAGCCTTTCTTTAAAACTAATTCATCTGGAACTATCTTCTCACTAGCCTTCACATCCCCATAAATAACAGTTGAGATGATCGTTTCAGGCTCATCAATCTTAGCCATCTCTCGATTATTTATTACCTCAACATCTTTATTCGTTGTACACAATGTAGTATACTCTGTTTCAGGTGTTGGGAGAACTGTATTTATGTACTCTTCCTCTGAACTAATTAAAAAATGATTGGACAGTTCTTCAATACTTTCCCAAGTGACAGCTCCTGTTCGCACCTTTCTTAAAGCATTTAAGTAACCAACATGTTTAGTTCTATAACTCTTCAATAAAGATAACTCTTTGAAATTCATTAACTGATATAATCGAGATCCAAAGAAGTAATGTGTGAAGGTATCAAAATCATTTAATAACTCATTCTTTTCATCTTTCTTTAATATCGACTCAAGCTGCAAAGGGTCACCTAACAGTATTATTTGAATATGTTTAATCCTATCTAAAGCTTCTTCTACATTATTTAAATCATGTGCCCCAAAATACCCTAGCAAACTCCATAGGAACTTGTGTATTAGGTCAATACGCACCATACTGATTTCATCTATCACAATTCTAGTGACGTTCTCCCTAAAGAACTTGTAATTTTTAGAACTGGTCACTTGATCCTCTGGATGTATTTTACTGATGTCGAATTCCATGGCTCTGTGAAGTGTAGATGCTTTTACACCAACCTTCTCTGTAATATTTATAGCAGAAATTCCTGTGGATCCTGCGTAGATGGTAGATCCATCTGTTTTGTATTCTGGATCATGGGCTAATATGTTTACGATTTCTGTCTTACCTGAACCACCTGGTCCTAGTATGCAAATATTATCTCCTTTCTTAACATGTCCCAGAATTACTTTTAGTTCTGGATTAATCTCAATATAGCTGAGGTCTTTTTGTTTTGTCATTTTATTATTTGTTCTCCTTTATTATCTTCTTTCCTTCTTCATATATTACATAAACCACATACCATAACACTATGCACATCAATAAAGGGATAGGCATAGGTACTTCTAACTTCGCTGTACACCATCCAATCAGTGCACTGAGAATGAAAAATAAGAAAGTCCATGTATGTTTTAAATATTTATTCATCAAGAACTCCCCAACAAGATCCCATAGGAACTGTATCGAATCCACATCCTTTTAATTGCTTAGTTACCCAATCTGCTTTCTTTTCCTGAGACATCTTTACAATTTCTTTATTGTATTCTTTATCTAAACAAGTTAGAACCAATTGGTAACATATGGCTATAAGTTTGTTTTCTCTGCTAATACTCAATTTTTCTCCTTTCAAATGTTTCTGAATCTAGTAACCTACCTGAGAGGAATTCTCGGGTACTACTGTGAAAACAACTCCAACAATAAGTATCTTTCTCCTCATTGAATATAGTGAAAGCATCCGTTTTATTGAAAAAAGATTTCCTCCCGTTATTAGAGTAGTCTATTATGTACTCTGTGTATACTTCTGGATTGACTATCTTTGCTCCACAATTTGAACAAAAATTACTCCTGTTTACTGAGTTTCCACACTCACATTCAAAAGGGTTTCCATTTTTAGTATTCATTTACTCCTCCTATACCCTTCAGGGTACGATTACAGCCATTATTACTAAACTTATACCCGTTAAGGTATACTTTTTTAGTTCTTATCTACCTCTTTCCATAACATTTCAACACCCGCTACAAATCTCTTCCCATTAAGAAAATGCTTTTTATAACTATCCATAACAAATACGGGACGATTATCTTTAGTTACATGGAGTAGAATCCTTTCCCTATAACCAGATGATTCATTATGAGCAACTAAAACAGTTCGGCAGTCCTCAATGATCTGTTTACTTATTGCATCTATACTTGCCCCAATACTGTTATTTTCAAAATCAAACGTTATATTATTTTTACTTATCTCCATCTACTCATTCTCCCATAAAGGATTAGCATGAGTATTTAAAAACTCCATAGCTTCCTTAAATAATTTATCAGGAGAACTTTCTCTCACTGTATGCTTTACCTCTTGCCTAAATCCATTCATAGATCTGTCATACCATACAATAAGTGTAAAATCCGCTTTCCAATCATATTCATTCTCCACATATAATGCAAATCCTATAGAGCTATTTTGCAATACCCACAATAATTGTCTTAATGTCTCGGGTTTTCCCTCTATATAAGAATAAGGTGTTGGATCTAGTACAGTGTTAAAATGTATTTCTCCTGCTTGGCATATATTTATAGCTTCAGGTAGAATATCGTTTTTAGATATACCTTCCAATGTTCCTGTATCTATTTCTAAATCATACCATACCTCACTGCCATCATCAGAATTATATAAATCAAATGTTAGGAATGATTTATTATCGAGCAACGTTTTAAGTAATATATCAAAATCATCTCCTTTATACTTTTTGGTTGGGTACACTTTCTTGGTTTCTTTATGTGTATTGACTGTTGTCTCATAAATGACTTCTGTATTTTTCATACCTGTTCTAACTATAATCAAAGCTGTTAGTGCTAATAACAATGCTCCAATACTACAACACTGTGAAAATGTTAACCTCCTGACTTTAGTAAGGGTTTTGTTTGTGAATTGTTTTAGTTTCTCCATATATTTTATATCTCCTTTTATCCATTTACGAGTAGTTTACCATAGATAATGTTTGGTGTCAAGTGTTTTAAATAAAAAATAACCCAATTAAGGGCTCTCTGTGTTATTTGTGTCCTTTAATTCCATTTCCTCTACTTGTTTCAAGTAATCAGATGGAGTTTGTGTCCTGTCAAAAAAAGTTTCTTTTAGAAATTGTTCTGCTTTCCCAATGTTACAGTCATGTAGATGGGAAACCTCTTCTGCTAAAGATATAGTATCTTTTGTTGATTGCCCACATTCTCTACATAACCAACTACATCCACGGACGTGTGGTCCCCAACGCCTTTTGTAGTCATAACCAGACGTAACAATATCCCAACTCTCTTTAACTGCTTTATATAAATTCATGTATCTCTCCTTATGCATGTAAGGATACTACCATGTTAGGGTATTTACGTCAATCCTTCTTTCTTAATTTTCTGCTTTTCTTTATACTCATCTTTAAGTTCTTGTACTTTCTTATCTAGCTCTTTTTGTGTGTACGGGACTAGTTGTGTGAAGCATTCCGTATAGCCTGCAAAATACTTCTTAGGCTCGTACTTGTATTCTTTATGTAATTCGTGTAGTGCGTTTTCGATGTATGTAGCATTATATTTATTTGTTTCTATTTTCTTTACAACTGTGTAACTATAAGGTAAGTTTTGTCCTGAAAAACGGTATGTTACTTTCCCCGAAGTAATCCCAATTTTCTTAAAACGTTCTTGGGAGTTGAACAGAGTAATGAAGTATACAGTTGCTTTACTTAGTAACCATTCTTTCTTTTTATGCTCTGCTGTGGGAATAGTGTAGGGTGCATTATTTGGTGGATGGCAACAGGAACAGATAGGATAACAGGAAAGAACGTTCCAACTTATATCTCTATTAAATCCACATTTCTTACATGTGAACCTTACAGTAGATATAGCTGTCACATCATAAGGAATAGTCGTACACTGCCAATTACTATAAGCTTGTTCTGTTAATCTATACATTAACAATTCCTTACTCATATTTAATGTATTACTGCATCTAGGGCATAACTGTTTTCGATGAAACATGTTTGTCCACAAAGGTTTCCACACATAGTTACAAGTAGCACATTTACAATGAATGGGTATATAGCAATCCACATATTCTTTAGATAATAATTGTATAGAAGCATAAAAAGGATGAGCTAATTTTTCAAGTATTCTTTTCTGTGACCAATGCTCCTGTTGAGAACAACGACTACAATTTGAGGATCCTGTTTTTATATAAGTCCAAGCTATATCCCATATATAACCATCAATAGTACATTGCCATTTCATTTCCTCAGGAGAGTACACCTCTGATAGTCTTTTTATAGGTAATTTATATTCGTCTATATACTTATCTATTAAGGGAATTGTCCACCGAGTAACTTTACTGGTAATAGTATTCCATGTTTCTTCTGTTATTCTATAGTATGTTGCTTTTTGGGGTTTTTGCCTCTTTGTCCAGTACGTATCTTTTACGATCTTATGCTTAGCCTTATCTAGCTTTTCCAATCTTCTTATAGCAGCTAATAAATTACTATGGTCTCTTCCTGTTTCCTTTGCTAAATCTAATGATGATTTTAGTTCTTCCATTCTTATTTCCTTTTCCCAATTAAAAAAGCTTACTAATAAATTCCCTCTAAGTTGACCCGAAATACAATACCAGTGTTTCTTGCATTTCTCTTAAAGGGATTTTTACTAATAAGCTCTGTTTGAGTTCACTATGATTTTTCACTGGATTTCTTAAAGAAGGGTCAAGTTCTTTTTATATCTTCTTCCTCTATTATACCATAGTGGGAATTTTTTTGAGGTGTTGTAAGAAAAACCCTCTCAGATGTGTGCAGAGAGGGTTTAGAATTATTTACTTTTTGTTTTCTTTGATTTTTTAACTCTTGGCTTCGGTTCTACAAAATCTATAGGTACCAGATATTCTTTTTTTACATTCTCTTCATATTCCCAAGCTGTAATCTTACATAAAAGTTTGTATAGGGTATCCCATGCAGGAGTTGTTTTTGCTTTCTTTTGCATAATATGAGCAGTCTCATGGCATTGAACACATAGAATAATAATATCCTCAGGCTCTTTATCTGTTCCCATCCGGTCATATTTAACATGGTGGCACTGCATCATTAATAATCGCTTCTTATCTCCTGCTTTTTTCTTCTTTTTAACAGAACCATTTTTCCAAATACTCCAGCGTTTTCTTTTACAAATAGCACAAACAACATCAGGGTTATCTAACAAGGACTTCGATCTACGCTTCCACCAGCTTGAGGACATGTAATTTTTATGTGTAATTTGTTTCTTATCCTCAGACATATATCTTCTCTTCAAAAATAGGAACAATTACTTCTATAATTTTCCTTGATTCTGGATCTCTTTCTTCACTTACCCCTGCTGTTCTAAAATCAAATTCTTCTTCAAAATCATTAAGCAAGGTTTTAATGTTATCTGCGAGGGCTCGTAAGCCCTCCTTTAATTCTTCGGTTGTTTTATCCATTAGAACTTCCTCTTTCTGCCTACAATAGCAAGTTCATTTTCTATAGATAACCATTTGTCTAAGACTTGTTGTTTCAGCTCACCTTCTAAATCGTTGTCATAAACATACTGAGCTAAAGTCTCTACATCCATTCCTGATCCAAAAATAGCTTCATAAGCAGGTTCTAACATAACATCATCCATGATAATTTCTAGCATGTCCTTCTTACTCGTACTTTTTTTAAGTCCTGGAAAATCTCGTTCTTGCTCTAATAAGAACTCATAGATATTAGCTTTGTTAGCTTCTTTTAATTCATCTGAACTTGTACCTGCCCATGATAAATTCTTACTAGCAGCATCATCTTTTAGTTGTCCTGTGTCTGTAACAAGATCATGTAAATATACAAGATTAGTATATACATTATCTAAACCTATTTGAGGAAAGAAACAACCATAACAATCTCTCCCAGGTTTAGCATTTCTTACTTTTAACATCTTAATCTTAAGCAATTGCCCAATAGGGTATTTTTTACCTTTAACAGTTCTTCTGATAATACAAGACTCTGCTACTAATGTTCTAAGATTTATATAGAACTGTAAGGCTTTCCCTCCTGTTGGTTGTATCTTATTACCAAAAGAAACATTCATTTTTTCTCTAATCTGTGAAATTATTATTACAAAGACACCAGAGTTCTTTAATCTAGGTACTAGGTCGGGCAGCATTTCAGTCGAAATGTACTTTTGCTTGTCTAATAAATAACTCCCCTCATCAAATACCTTTCCTTTATCATCTGCTTTAACTCTATCCTGTCCACGTTTTACAATGGTACCAGATGCAAATGAGTCCAGGGAATCTACCATTATAATATGAAGATGCTTACCGACTAATTTACCTTTATTTTTCTTTTTATTCTTCTCAATAGCTCGGGATATATTACAGTACACACCCTCAATTGTTTCCACTGTTGGATCTTTTTGTAACTCTACTCCATACATAGCTTGTGTATTAAAGGAGTTCCCATCCTCCCCATCCAGAACTTCGTTGGAGACAGTTGAGTACTCCTCAGATCTGTTTGCCATAATATAATTTGATATATCACAAACACCCTGAGTACCTATAGCAGTCTTACCTCCGCCTGAGTCCCCTATTATATTCCACAACCCTGTTAGAGGAAAGCCCATATTAGTATGACTTCCTCCGTGTAGTAAATCAATTAAATCCTGCCCCATAGGCACGTTTGTTACTTCTTGATTATCTACCTTATTCTTCGCCATTCTTCCACCTCTTTCTTCATTTAACTTTTCTTTTTCTTTCTTTGTTGCCAAATTCTATTCCTTTCTTATTGTGTTTTATCTGTTACCATTCCAGATTCCTAAAAACTTATTACAATCAGTCCGAGAGATAGTGTGATTCTTTATCACATCTCCCTCTTTCTTTTTAGCTACATAACCTAATTTCTCTGCATCTTTCCTGAACTGTCTTAATTTATAATTAGGATCAATTCCACATTTATGTAAATATCTTAAAGCTACTGCTAATTTCATAACAGGTTTTGTTATAGCTAAATCTGGAAAACCATTTTCTAAATAATATGACCAAATATTTTCATACAGTCTCCACTTCGCTTCAGCGTTCTTATATGACAAAACCCCCTCATAGAGTTCTGCATAGTTATATACATATCTAATGTTGGGGGTTGTTTTATCATGATCTTTATTATACTGCACCATAACTGCGTAAGCTTGGTTAGGTGTTATAGTTTTTTTGATCGGTAACATCTATTAGAAAGGGATATCATCTTCAAAGTTGCCATCACCTTCTCCGCCTGACTCTGGCTCAACTATTTCTACATTAGTTTCAGAAGCCATAGCTTCTGTAAATGATAACCCTTCATCTACCGCCTCTTCCTTTGTTTCCTCAGGAGCTACAGGAGCAGATGTACCAAATAAAGCTTTGTACACTTCTTCCTCGGTAGGTATAATGATGTGCTCGTCTAAACTAGGAACTTTGTCTATGATAGTATCTGGGTAAGCCTCTAGTCTAGGCATGATAGCTATTGATTTGTAATCTACCATCTTTCTTGATGTTCCTGTAGAATCCTTCCATTCCCCATCTTTACCATCAATGAATATAGTAGGTCCTAATGTAGGGTGTCCCCAGTTGATATCATTCCCAATTTTCATCTCATCAGATTTCTTCTCTTCTAAGAGTCTACCAAAAGTGTGGTAAGCTGGAGCAAATAAGTGAAACTCTCTCTTATTTTTATTTAACTGTTTCTTCTCTTTATTATCAGGATTGTTGTTATACTTTTGTGCTTCTCTATTATACACAACAATCTCAGCATCATAAACAGCTACGATATATAGAGATCTAGTGCTAGGGAATAGTTTCTTAGCTCTTTGAAATACAGCACAATTATCTTTGTCAGATTGAGGACTCTTTCCTGTGATATCATGATCTTCTTTAGCTTTTTTGAATAATCTCCATTTCTCATCAGCTATAGCATCACCCTCTAATCCAAAAAATGATCTTGATGGGTAATCCCATGATGTATTACCTTGTGACAATCTCATATTAACATCTACAACAATATCGTAAACAATCTTACCTTTATTTCTGTTTATTTTCTTAGCATCATTGATATCTACTCTGTCATACTTATCTGTCGCCATTCTAAAAGGAATTAAATCCACATAGTTTGGTCCTAAGGCTGGTTTCCACAAAGGTAACTCTGTACCATCTTTCTTTAATACAGGTGTGTAAAACCTATTGTTTACAAAATCCTTGCTTGGTGCGTTAGGGTTCTCTGTTCTCTCTTCGTTCATGTTATCAAATATGCTTCCCATACTGTTTCTGTTTCCTTCTTATCTTTCTTTAAGATTTTTCTTTTTCTTCTTAGTTATTTATTGTAGTTTTCTTCTACTTACTTCTTTTCTTCTACAGGCTCAACTATTGCATTTTCCTTCATTTCTTTTTGAACTTCTAATATTAGATTGTTCACTTCTATGAAGGGTAAATGGGATTGAGCACAAACACTAAACATCTTATTAAATACTTCTAGTGATATTGTAATTTTCTGCTTTGGTACTTGGTCTGGTTCCATACTTTTATATCCTTTTTTAAATTATTGCTATATGGTCTTTGAGATTTATTTCATTTTATATCTCCCTCTTGGGTAGTAGTATAAATAATTCTTTGTAAAGACTATCATATAGCTTTTTTATTTATTTTAATCCTGGTACTGCATCTTTGGCTTTAACTGTAGCATCAGCATAAAATTCGTTATACCTATCAGACATCATCATCTTTAACAACTCTTTATTACCTAGATAAGTTGTTACTAATGCTTTAACAGTATCGTATGTGTATTCTGCCTCAGCTCTATCGCCTCTAGCTTGTATAACCTTAGAATGACTATTACAGTAGGCTGTCATTGCCGCACCCGTAATCTTGATAGTAGGTTCACCATTTACGGGAATCTTCCCTAAGATATGGGTCTCCATCTCTATTCTACCTAAAACAGCTTTAACATTATCTTTCGCTATCTCTAATGATTTTAATGCGTCTGCTCTTCTTGGAAATATGGATCCTGCCATGGCACTATGTTTAATTGCTTCATCTGTTACATTGTGTAACTTGGAAATTTTTAAATCTTCGAATGATACTAAATCTTTACTCATTAATTACTTTCCCTCTCCGCTCTTGCTTCTTCCTTTAAAGTAATAAGTCTATCAATAGCATTCTCTTCTGTTCTATCCTCTTTTAATAAAGCCTTCACTTCTAGATCAATCTGCTTCTTAATCTCTTTACCAAATACTTTCTTATCTTCATCTCTAGGACAAAACTCTTCACAGTACTGATTTTTAGCATCTGTTATTCCTGATGTTAATGCTGAAATATCCTCTTTAGTATCTGCAATTACTCTAACCAACTTCTTTAATACATCTAGCTGATCTTGTGCCGTGTATTCCTTATTACTCTTCCCTTTAAAAATCATCCTTACTCTCCTCTTGTTCTCTTTCTCTTCTTATCTTTATAGTGGTATAAGCTATCTACTCCACTACAATCTTCATCTGCTATTTCACTACTTGTTATTAACCTGTCATTCTCTGATAGAACCCTTAAATAAGTTATAGCTTGATCCAATGGCATATCCCTATCAAACTTCTTCACAATATCCCAAGCTGTAACTCCCCTTGGAGGAATCATGTAGGCTTTATTTGTAATAGGATCTATAACAGTTTCTCCTGTTTCAGGATCTTCTAGAGGACCACCTCTCATGTACTTCTTCAATCGACTTTTCAATTTCTTATTCTTTGTCAGAGTTTACTCCTTTATAGATTACTACATCAGTTACTTTGTTAATAGAGATAATCAACTTAGTCTTATGTTGAATAGGTAAGAGTTCTTTTATTCTATCTATATTTTCCTCTTCCATCTCAGCATTTACATAATCTGTATGATCTATTAAGATAATAATTTCTGTGAAGTATTTGTCATTCTTACATACTTGTAGTTCTAGTGTTGTCATTAGTGACTCCCTGTACTGCCATAAGCTCCTGATCCTCTTTCTGTTTCCTTATTTAAAGAATCTACTTTTTTAAATACTGCCTCTGTTGTGGGAGCATAAACACCTTGACAAACTCTCATTCCGTGAGTTACATAAAATGGTTTATCCCCTTCATTTCTAAGGATAATTCCAACTTCTCCCACGTAATCTTCATCAATTGTAGCAGTTCCCTGGGCAATAATCAAACCATGCTTTTTAGTTAAGCCTGATCTTGATCTTAATTGGACTTCATATCCTTCATAAATACCCATTTTAATACCAGAAGGTACAGTTACTGCTTCCCCTATACCTATTCTAATGTCTTCATTAGGTGTGAATGCTTTTAAATCGAAGCCTGATGATTGTTTTGTGCCATATTCAGGCATGAACTCTTTTGTTTCTATTAGTAATTCTTTTTGATCTCTCAATAATTCTCTCCTCTTTATTATTAAAATATGTATGGATCTTATCCGACTCGAACGGATGACTTCATGAGAGCATTACCTTTGATCATGATTTCTACCAACTGAATTAAAGACCCGTATGTTAGATTTTCACAGCGAATCCTCCCCAAACTGGCTAAAGTATTTACAACCCTTGAGCAATGAGTTGGTCCTTTTCCTTATTTTATTTACGAGAGTTTTAAAAGGTCTTCTAAACGTACTCTCTTTATTAAATCAATTTTTGTGCTCTTGGTTTTTATTCCAACTCATAGTCTTTCCTCTGATCGTCATAAGGGTTTCTCTGTTACTCCCTTAACTCTCAACCTCTTTTAAAGCAATAGGCGTGCATCAACGCCTCGGTTTACTTAATGGAAGGGTTATTAATCTCCCACCTTACTCCTGACCTGCGAAGTAAGCTCTCGCTTTAATTCTCATGCTTCCTCCTTTATATTGTCTTATCTTAATAATTGTAGTATATCCCTTATGTCCCATATACCAGAGGCTGACACAACGCTTATTGTCACGACACCAATTATTAAAAAGTTTATTTATTATTTGTTACTCTTGACTTAAAACAGTATACCACACTTTCAAGTAAAAGTCAACCCCTTTTCGGAATATTTCTCAATTATTTTTTCAATTGTTATATCTTCTGGTAAATCCTTTAAAATAATGCCTTCTAAACGACAGCTCTCCCGATAATTATCCTTTCTAACCTTCCTAATGAATTCTGCTTTCTCTTCAAAAGTCTTGTTAATCATTCTCTAAAATATCCAACACTTCTTTTAATGTCTTAACTCTTTCTGTAGCTAGATGTAAGTTATCTAAGGCTACCTGTTTTAAACCGCCCATTTCATGAGTAGCATTATTGTAAACATCTTTACACATGTTCTCTCTTTCTATACCTTTCTCATAGAGTGTTCTTATTTTATTTAGTTTTTGTTTCATCTGTTCTCCTAATTATTTATTATTAAGAAATTTTTATATAGTCTTGGAGTAATATCTCTCTGACTATAGATCCTTCTTAATATTTGTATAAGTGATTTATTATCTCTTTTATACAATCTATAAATTCTTACTGATAAAGGAGCTTGTACATAAAGTATTAAATCACACTTTTCAAGTAAGGTTGATTTATGTAAAACAGCTCCGTTTAATATGCTGCTTCCTTGAATATCTTCTAAAACTTGTTTTGTTATTAAAGGATGAACAAAGTCGTTTAAAACTTTCATAGCTCTTTTTGATTTAAATACTATCTTAGATAATTCCTTGGGATTCCTATACTGATTAAAAGGTACACCACACGTAGTGAGTAATTCACAACTTATAGCAAACATGTTTTCATCCACTATCTTATGTCCGTACAAATCTAAATCAAAATGAGTATGTCCTGTTTTCTCACTTAGTTTCTCAGAGATATAATTCTTACCTGATCCTGATTTTCCCACAATACCTATATTCATGACAGATATTTCTCATATGCTTTTACACCAAATTCCTGTAATGATCTAATCATGGATGAAGAAATATGTTGTAGCTCAGGTTTACATGTAAAATAAACAACAGGGTTATTAAAACCTGCATCAATTAAAGTCTGCTTCAAAGCTATCTCACTAGTTAAATCCTCTGTATTCCTTAATCCTCTTATCAGTGAATAGTTATTATCTTTAAATACATCCACTAATAAACCATCATAGGAAATAAACTCCTGAATAGGATTTGCTATGTAGTAGGATTGTACTTTATCTCTGTTATGTCCTTGAGCAATAATAACCTTATCAAAAACTCCCTCAGCTTGTGTAACAATATCTTCATGACCTATATGAAAAGGATTAAAACTTCCTGCATACACTCCTATCTTGTACTGCTTATTAGTTACATAATTTATTAAAAAATCACAACTAATATACTCATCCTCACTAGATGTAAAATTATCTTGGTACTTTTTAAGGAATTCTAATCTTCCTTCTTTGTATTCCTCTAATGAGAACTTCTGATACTCATAAAAAATAGCATCTTCATATTGTATAAGCTTACAACCTTCTTCTTTGAATATAGCTGTATCTGCTTGAACAATCCAATTCTTATTATTATCTTCAAAATCTGCATAGTGCTTCTTTGTAGCTCTAATTAACTCTGCTACATACTGTCTATCAAAATCATTATCATCAGTATAGCAACTGTTACGATTAGGATCGCTATGTCTCAACCATGCCATTGCGGATCTTTCTTCATTATCATCTCTGGAAGGATCATATATAAAGTCATGCCATACGATAGCATTAAATAAATGTTCATTCTGCGTTGGTCTGTTCAAACCACAGTATTCCAACATATTATAGATGTGCTGTATTGTATGAAATCTTCTGTGTGGTTCTGCATATGCTTTTAATACTTCTTCTGGTATATAACTCATTATATTATCTCCTTTTTAATTAACAGGGTGAAGTACTAAACTTCTTTTCTGTTTCTTTAATTCTTCCCAATCTTCTTCTGTGTAACAAGCTTCATCTGCTGTCCATTGCATTGATAATACATCTCCTGACCAAGTAGAATCAGGAAGATACACACAATCTTTGTCTCCACCAGATAAAGGACTGTATCCATTACCCTCTGAATCTTTTAATAGACTTCTTAGTTCTTTTACATCCATCTAAGTAGTTCCTTCATCTTATAGGCAACAGCTCTAGTTAATACAATATCATCCATGGCATTATGTAAATTCTCCGTATTTAAGTCAAAATGTTTCCCTAAAGTTTCTAGTTTAGAATTCTCTAGTTGAGGAATCTTGCCTGCCCATTGTAAAAAAGCTAAAGACTGATAAGTATCTATAAACTTTCCTGCCTGCACCCATGAAAACCAATAAGGATCGCCACAATGTTCAAAATAACTTTTCATCATGTTACTGTCGAAGATAACGTTTTGGCCTGCCAGCAAGAACTTATCTTCTTTCTTGTAAGGAGATACAAACTCTTTCATAAAAGCTAGGATATCTTGACGCACTTGTTCCCTTGGCCTAAAGCTTTGTATCTGTTCGAGGGTGAATCCATTAACTTCCAGTGCCCCTTGCTCTATTTCTGTTCCAACTGGATTCATTTCAAAGTACTCTTTACCTTCAATTTTGCCATCAATCTCGGCTATTAAAGCAAGAGATATAATCCCATTCTTATTAAAATCCAAGCCTCCTGTTTCTGTATCACACCATAACAATTTTTCACTCATTTTCCAAATCCTCCATAATCCCCATCTAAAACATCTGATACAAGAACATAATCAAGATTACTTTTAACAACTATAGGGTTAATGTTTATTTCAATCCACTCACTCATACCTGTCATTTCCTCAAACTCTTCTAACATATGTTTTATGGTATAGTCACAATAACTAACATCCATACTTCTAAGGAAAACAAATCTTGTTACCCAGTATGAAAAAGCAGAATAAGTATCTAGTTTATTTGTAATTTGTTCAGACAAACCCTCTAATACATGGTAGTGCTCCATTAAGTATTCTAATGTTACCTTCATTTCTTTCGATTCTTCTAATCTTATATCTATAACTAAACCTGCTATAGTTTGTATACTAAAATGTCTCATCCTTCAAACTCCTCTTTTCCCTTTAGGAATACCTCATATCTTCTTTTCTTATCAAACAATTCTCTTTCCTCTAACTGCTTAATCCTCTGCTCTAATGCTTCAGGTGTTTTTGATGGACAAGATAATCCGATAACTATATCAGTGCCTTCTTCCCATTCAATAGGTTCTTCCCAAGCGTCTACTTCAATAGCTTCATATGTTAATCCAAGATGGTTTTTAATCATTTCATCAGCTACATCTAGTATATCAGACAAAGTACCACCATTCCAAACTCTTTCTGAGTACTCCGTTGCATTCTGTATTAAATCTTCTTTAGCTTGTTTTACTATTACTTCTTTCTCTTGTTCTGTTAATTCAAACTTCATTTATTATCCTCTACATAGATGTACCCTTCAGAACAGTTAGGTAAATTAAGATATTTAGTCAAAAATGGTATAACCTCTGTTGTGCATGGATTTACTGGTTGTGGATCTTTAGTATAAAATAAACACTGCTTTGGACAAATATTACCTGTGTACTCTTTGGCTACTATTGCTTTAGTTATTTGTATCATCTTATTTCTCCTTCCCAAATTTATTAGCTATCTTCTTAATAGTTATTTGTCTTTTTAAACTCTTGATCTGTCTTCGTAAAGGAATTGTTTCCTCATGATAAGCAGATCTCATTCCTTGCCCTGGAGAAACCATCCAACCTAAATCACTCTCAGCTTTCTTTAAAGTACTTTCTAGATCCTCTAGTGTTGGTTTATACTCTGTATTATCTGGAAAATCTATGTAAACCCTATTTCCATAAGGTGCTTTGTATGGTTTATCAAATATTGTCATGGTGTTACCTCCCATTGTTCTCCTTCTTTCTCTTTCCATCCACAATCGTAACATATTCTGGTAGACCATGGACTTCTGTACTCTGCATATATTTTAGTATTCTTACACTTGGGACAACATCCTATTGGCTTTATTTTAGGCTGTGGTTTCTCATACTCATTAACCACCTCCCTAGCTAATGTAATAGCACAGTCCTCTTTATGTTGTATCATATGTTCGTTCAAACTAAAATGGTATTTTTTACAAATTGGACATGAAATAGTATCTCCTGTCATCCCACCAGAGTTTTCATTATATTCTATATTTTCTACTAAGGCTTTGCTTATTTGGTAGTTTATTTTTTTAATCATCTAATCTCCCTCCTGATCGTAACTACTAAAGAAGTCATCTACTAAAACAATTTCTCCTTGTGTGTACGTGTCTTTCTCTGTTTTCATAAAGTGCTCTAATCTTAGTTTAATATCGTTCTGATACATTTTTGTTTCATCTTCATTCATTTCTTCTAGATATAGTTTGAACTCTTCTTTACATTCCCAACATACATAACCTACACCATCTACATAGGTATCACACATTATACTTTCACAATTATTTCTGTGACATGTTTTTAATCACATATTATTCTCTCCTCTCAAAAATATGCGTTAGAGTCGCATCCCTCCGTCTAACCTCACCAAAGTTAGTCTATATTCATTCAGTTAAATATAGACAAATCAATAGGAATTGAACCTACGACTTCTTACCAAACCTCTACGAACGAGTTGGAATCGAACCTACATTCTACCTATAGATGGGCTTGAACCATCGACCCTCTGGATATGAGCCAGATACTCTAAACCAACTGAGCTATATAGGTGTGCTATTTTTATAAATCTTCCTTTACCTAAACTCTATATCTTATTGTTACATATGGAGTAGGTGCTACACTTGCAGTTGTCCATGAACCTATTCTTATATCTTCACATGATAAGTTAGGGTTAGCAGACATTATATCATTACATAATTCTCTTAAGTCTCCATATGATATTGTGTTGTGCAATTGAATTTCTTTTTCTTCCATATTTATTTTATTCATTTGTTTCTCCTTACACACAATCAGAACAAGCGTCCCATTGTAATTCCTTTTCTAATTTATCACAGATAATATTCCAATCCTCTATAGTCAAACAGTAATCGTCCATAGTCTTTCCATCAGGATTATCTGTTCTTTTAAAATAACAGGGATCACATGTATAAGAATCCTCATCACAAGTCCATTCAGAAGATTCATACACTATTTTACCAAACATTGTGTGTTCTGCATCTAGTCCATCTATCTTAAATTCATATCTGCCATTACAATCGTTAGCTTCTATAAGTAAATCCATACTACTTCTCCTCTCAACTGTTTATACTATAATATATTTAGTAATTGTTGTCAACCCTTTATTGGAACTTTTTACCATTTAAATTGAACTGGTGTCTTAAGGCATTTGGATCCTTTCTACCTTTATTCTTTTCTAAGGGATCGAACGTACATGTAGTAAGAAGATTTTCTTTGGCTGTGAACTCTAATACAGCTAATTGCTCCATTCTAGAAGTTGGCAACCCTAAATATTCTTTTCTAATATACCGTTTGGCTTCTGCCAGCTCTTTTTTCTCAGCTTCTTTTGTGTAAGCATGATTCCCATAAGATAAGTCCATAGTCTTTGCAAACTGAGCCATTTTAAGAGAAGAAGTTTTACCAATATAACTTGGTCCAACCATTACTACTATGTGTTCCTTCTTAATGTTCCCAGATAATTCTAATCCTTCTGCTTCAAAATCTATTGCTATTTCGTTTGCTTTCATATTTTATATCTCCTTTGAATTAAATTATGTAAAGGTGTTTCTTCATAGGTTTGTAATTTATTATTAAACTCTTTTAATTTATCCTCTTCTCTCTGTTTTAAATAATGTGGATCTTTAAGTTTATTTATCCACCATTGTAAAAATGAAAGTGTTAAAGTAGGTTTCTATAGGAACTGTAAAATCCATATACAGGCTCTTTTAAACAGTTTTCATAGAAATATTCAAAGTGTTTGTTTACTTTCATAGTTCTTCTAAAATCCTTAAACAATCAATACAAGTATTATAGGAGCTCCTGTGGATTGTGGCTTCTGTGTTGTATTCTGCTCTTTCATCAGGACTTAAATCTTCTATAGAAGTGTTCTGTCTAAGGTAAGAATTAACACCTCTTAATTTGCTATGATGATAATCTCTTAATTCTTTAATCTTTTTAATTTTATCTATCATTTGACCAACTCCCAAATACACTCACCGAAGTCTAATAAGAATTCCCCTTCTAGCATATCTATTTGTATTGCGTTCCTATCTCCATAAATTGCTTCATCAGAGACAGTGTAGTAAGAACTTGCCCAATCAGGGAAATTATGGCTATAGTTTAAAGTCCCCATAGTATCTAAAGAAATATATCCTTCACTAACAAGTAAATCTTTCTCAACTAAAGTATCATAATAATCCTCTAGGTTCTCTTCAATATGTTTAACAACATCTGTAATAGTCCAGACCTTTTCTTTAAATCCTGATTCTAAGCTTAATTTTTTTATCATTTAGTTCTCCTTAATATTTAACTGGTATGTGCATATAATACACTATCCACTTTGTTTAGTCAAGTAGCTACTGCACTAATCTTTTAACTCTTTCATAATTTTCTATATCCTCTTTTGTAACTACTTCCATGCTCTCTATTCTTCTCCAGAGCTTATCCTGTCTTGTTTTTTGTTCTTCTGGATTAGTAAATCTGGTTATATTCCTAAGTAAATATTCTTTATTTTCTAACAACCATTCTTTCATTTTAATAGTATTGCAATCATATATAAGTTTATTTAGTAAATTAATTACATCTCCTGATTTCTTTAATAAAATTAACATATGCTCGGAACACTTAAATATTTCAAAATAGTCCTTTAAGTTGTTTTCTGTGAGGGCCCTGTAATCACTACTGTTATAGCCATAACAATTTGCATTTTTGGGAATACCTTCCCACTTAAAAGGGTGAGGGATATGAAGATCAGTTAATCTATTAAAAATATGAGTAAGCTCCTCCATCTTATGTCCAGATGCAAAAATGTAATCCAAACCTAACTCTTTAATAAATATCTCTGAACATGTTTCCCACCCGATCTCTCTTCCAACAGTATATCTAAATTCTTTTATTTCCTTTTCATCTAAAGTCTTTTCGTGTTCTTTACAAAAATTACAAATCTCTTCTGCTGACATAGTTACATATTCTCTTCTTAAAGCGTAAGTTACAATAGCTTCCTCTTTTAAAGGGGCAATACCCATATACATTAAATAATCTTTAATTTGGACAAGTGTCATATGTATTCCTCTAATTAAACAGTAATTGTTATATTCTTTTAGTTCTTGTTTATTTTTATACACTATATTAGAGAAGGTTTTTCTAATAAAAGACGCTTCTCTTCTTTTTTTTATTTCCCCTGAATCCCACATATTTCCTCCACGACTATAGTTTACCCATTTATTGGTGTCGTGTGCCTTGTAATAAGCAACAACTTCATTGTCTATTACTTCTCCAAGTTCAAATTTTTCTTTACTTCTATTAAATTTAATGTCCTCATCATATATCTTTTTGTTTTCTTTCAGAGATTTACCAGTGTTTGTTATTGTACTATTCACGTAGCTTTCTAATGCTCTTTTTATTATTGTTTCTGGACAAAACTCTTTAAGGTCTTTTATTAGGTTATCTTCTGTGTAAAACATCTTATCATCTTCATCTGATTTAAAGTTAACGTGCTTTTGTAGTTCTGTCTTTAATTTATTTATATATTGGTTTATATTTACTTCCATATTTAATTCTCCTCCTCAATATAAGTACTATAATATATTTAGAAATTACTGTCAAGTAGTTTCAACCATTTATTTTTTAATTGTTTATATCTCTCTGTTTTTATTACTTCCTTTACAGGTTGAGTTCTTACTGAAAAGATATCTCTCCCCAACCACTTTGTGAATTCCTCTTTATTCAGTGATTCTGTTTCTTCAACGCATTTAGGACAAGGAGCGTAACCTGTACCTGACGAAATATGATTATTATTTAAAACTAATACATTGGAAGCAAAAACTTTCTATACAACATTAAGGGTAACTATAATATTCCCCAAAGACATAGAAATGAACTGTCTCTTTGGTTAGGTTTGTTTTATAGTTCATTTTATCTCTCCTTTCTTTATGTTTCCATACTATAGACTTTAGGAAGTTGTGTCAACCATTATACCAAAATAATTCATAAATTAACTGAGTCTTTAGCTCAGGAGCTTTAAAAGAATCATTCATGTATTTAGTGATATCTGCTAATATCTCTATTGCTTCATAATCTTGTAAGTTCAATTCGTTCACATCATCTAATTCATTTGAATCTAAAATACTCTCAATATATTTACCATGTTTCAAATAGTCTGTGGATTGATAGTCATAAAATGATTTAATTATTGTGTGTGCCTTTTTCTGTTCTAGTGTTTGTTTCATTTATTTCTCCTTTATTTTGCCTCTTCTACTAAACTTAAATCGTTAGTGTGCTGATTTACCCATTGCATAAAATCTATGTTAGTAGGGAAGGCTTCATTATTTGAATATATCCAAGGACTATCCCCTTTATTTATGTGTGGGTGGAATGTGTCTTTAATTCTGTATATGGTTTTGTCGTTTAATATCATAATTCACTCTCCTCATAAAAAAGGAATTGGTTCAAAACCTAATGTAAATACATCTATAGGTAATTCAAAAGAATATTTTGCCCCTATTATACAAATTTCTACTTTAGAGTTAATAGCTGTTCCTGAATTGCCTGCTATTATTTCCATAACCTCGACTATGTCCCCTGCACTTACTAATCCACTCTTCTTCCTTAATTGGATATCTGTTATACATTTATATTCTCTGTTCATTTTATCTCCTCTTTAATATAAGTACTATAATCTATTTCTAATTTAAAGTCAATACTTACCATGGGAAATTAAATATATTTTGATCTGGACTGTTATTACTATTTTTATCCTCTTCATTTCCTTCTCTTAATCTTTGAAGTTCCTTATATAAGTGTTCTGCTTCTTTTCCTTTTTCATTAAGCTTTTCCTTAACATCCGATACTCTTCTTTCCTTTTCGGACAATGACACATAATCAATAAAATCTTTAGATTCTTCCTCAGTAGAAAACTTGAGTGCTTCTGTTAAATCAATATTTTCTGTAATAGTTTCATAAGTTAAATCATCATCTAAAATCTTCACTGTGTTATAGCCCACAAAGATAAGCTCTTTTCTTGTTTTAGGGTGTTGGTAGGAACATCGTTCTCCAAATAGTATTAAAGGGAGTGGTTCTGTTAAAGATAAACAGTTTACTTGTACCTCTTGGAACTGCAACTTAAAGCTATTTAAAGAAACATTCCACAACATAAGTTTTCCCTGTTTAAACTCTTTACTGTAGACTCTTACTAAATATAGAGTTCTCTGTTTAGGGGAGAGTACTCTTACTTTACTACTTAGACTAATTTTTTCTTCATAATCTTTTGTAGCTTCACCAATAGTTACTAATCTTAGTCTCTCCTCTTTAATGTAATCTCTTCGGTTAAAAAGGGATGCATCTAAAACAGCATATCCTCCTGTATATAAATAAGCACTTATAGGTAAATCATATATTACTTCTCCTGTTGGGCTTATCCAAGGAACAAGATCTATTCTATTTTCCCCCTACTTCTGGTGTCCAGTATTCTAAAGGTTTTCCATCTTTGTCATTTATCTCTTTTAAATATTTACACTTTGATTTCATTTGTTTCTCCTTATCAATATACCTAATTTACCATAGATAAGAACTTGTGTCAATAGGAAATATAAAATAATGAAATAAAAAGAGCCTTCCAAACGGAAAGCTCTTTATCTAGTTCTACAGCTATAAGTCTACTGCAAGACTTTTACTCTGTTCTAATACCTTCAACTAATACTTTAGCTCTGTCCGTTGCTCCATTTGTTGTTAATACAACACGGTCTACTATGGCATAAGTTAAATCTATCGTTGCGGCTTCTGATCTAACATCAAGTACTGCAATAATAACAGCATCGGTTAGGTCATTTGTACCATCTGATACTGTAACTGTAGCTAAGGCTACTGCTGCTGTTGAAATAGCTGTCACACCTGTTACCAGCATCTTGTATGGTAATACAAACGCAATTCCTGAAGTTGCATCTGCTACAATGTCTACTTCCACTGCTATTTTCTGCACAGCATTTAGCTTTCCTAATGAATAGCTCTTTAAACTTTCTAACTTTGGCATTTCTTTTTCTCCTATGAAAAATTTATTTGCTTGGGAATTTATATTCCTCTATATCTATTATACCATAGTGGGAATTTATTTGGGGTTTGGTTTGAATCTTAATAAATTTAACGGTTTTTGCCATGAATAAGTGTTTTATTTACATAGCTATGTAATTTTCTTCGTAATCAGCTAAGTTCATTCTCTTCTCTTCCGGCTTTGATCCCCAGTTACCTTCAACATAGGTATCACAGTCCAATACAAAATCAAGTGTAATCCAGTCGAACAGGGGATGGTTGTCTGTTCCTTTAACTAAAGCTAAAGTAATTATCTTATCAACCAATTCCTCCTCCGAAGGTTCTACTGAAACACAAACACTATCATGTACCTGCCCCACCAACTTAGATTTAAGATTTAATCTTTCAAACTCTTTTTGCACTATGTTCAAACCACATAATAGTTTCTCAAAGCTTCCGCCCTGGATAGAGTAACTTGAAGCAGTTCGTCTGTTGTGGACTGATCTTAAAACATGTCCCACAGGTGTTTGTAAATAACCTTGTTTAACAAATAATTTCCAAATATCCTGTTTATACTGGTAGTAGTCTTTGAATCGTACTTGCCAAAATTGGTACTCAGCTTCTTTAACTATTTCTTGGAAACTATCTTTGTTGGCTATTCCATGAGCTTGGAAATGAGCACTCAACCAATCCTTCTGCTCAGTTGTAAAACTCATTATAGCTTCCCATATTGATTCAGTAATTCCTATATAATTGGAACCAAAGAACGCGGGGAAAACAAATAGCTTACCAGCTTGTCTTAATCTTTTCCACATACCTTCTGGTGCTTCTGTTAAAACACCATCAATAGTATAAGCAGACAGATTATTTCTGTCATCAATCTTAAAAATATCCACGGCTGTATCACCATGTAAATCAGTCGAGCTATCAGAATTATAACGTAATAATTCCATATCCCCACTTACAATAGATGCACAATAATTTTCAGCAGCGGAAAAGTCATATTCCTTCCACACTTGTCCTTTAAAAGGACCCATAAACGATCTTGCTAATTTGGATAAACGGGGATCGTGCTTAATATTATTCTGAAAATTGTTAGAATTTGAGCTGCTCCTCCATGATAAAGTTAAACCTAATGGGAAATTACATTTAACAACTCCATCATCTCCGCTCTCCCTAATATAGCCTACTAAGTAGGTTTGGACAACTTTAGCTAAAGCTTTCTTCTCTAAAATCAACTTACACATTGGGGTATTTAACTTTTCTAGTGCTGCTTTATCTGTTGAGTAAGCTCCCGAAGCAGTCTTCTTTCCTGGAGGATGTTTAAGAATATCAAAGAAAAGGTGAGCCAACTGTTGCCCTGAGTTATAGTTCAGGGGTGTCTTTCCATCTTTGCCTCCATCCCATTGTTTAGCTTCATCACAATTTAAGATCTTACCATGCAGATCAGCAACCTCTTTGTCCAATTCCTCAATATTAGCTTGTAGCTTAACTTGATCAGTTTGTAAACCATTGTAAGTCATCTTAGCCATGGTAATTGCTCCTTGAGTACTAAACCTCACAGCATCCAACTCTCTCTTATTCATAAGCATAGGTATTACTTTCTTAACTAATTTTGTAGTGTATATACTATCAAGGCAGTTATATTCCAGAATTTCATCTTCTGTTAGTGTACCTTTCTTTACTTCCTTCTCTCTTCTTTTATTCTCCTCTTCTATTTCTTTAGAATCTCCTTCTAAGGGATAGAGTAAGCCAGCCTCTAAAAGTTTACCTCTAGCCAAGGCTTCTGGTAATTTATTGATTGTTTGATTACTTTTAAAGTACTTTGTGTCTTTATCAGCATCTCTCATTTTAAAGAAAGGTTTACACTTATCCCCATAACCAGCGTTTCCGAAGTGAAAATAGGTCTGAATTTTTAAATTCGATGCCATCCCACGGTGGTCCAGACCATGACATAATAGCTGTGTATCAATGTATATATTGTCCATCCAAACATCCCACTTACCTTTATAGGCTGATATTTCATACTGTACATTGTGTGCTACTTTCATAACCTTTGGATCAGCCATGAGTTTAGCAGATGCTTTTACTATGTCTTCATCTTGAGTCATGTATGCTACATTTCTTTTTCCATCGGATAAACTCATACATAAAATCTCTGCTTCTTTCCTCTGAAACTTTAAAGAACTTGCCTCAACATCGTTAGAAACACATTTAACTGTGTGGAAGTATTTTATAGCATCTAAGATTTCTTGTTTATCTTTTAAGATCTCAATTAGATCATAAGCATCATCAATAGGAACTGGTTTATTCCAATGCTCCTTAGCTGATTTTAAAGCTTTAATGAATCTGTCCCATTTAACCTTGAAATCATCACTTCTTAATACCTTATTATCAACTAAAGATATCTCTCGACTAACTGCCTCATCATAATATCTGGGTATCTGTTGTCCTTGTTTTACTTTCTCTCTTCTCCACTCTTTATATCTACCTTGTCTATTCTTTAATTCCCATATGAGATCACGGGGGGAAAAAGACACTATTAAATTTGCCATAAATTCCTGATCTGGGATCACGTAAGATTCGTAGATATCCCATGAATTCGTGATGGAAAGCTTATGGGAAAGTAAAGTCGAAGTGGCTGAGTACCCAAATGCTAATATCACATTCACCTTCAACCTCTTAATATCATCATGAAGAATTTGAGCACAAGCTTTTCTAGCTATTCCCGAGCTTTTCTTATCCAACCCATCTTTATAACCTCTCACCGAATTTATTATGAATACATCCTTGTTAATATCTAATCCAGCTTCTTTCAAAGCACTTTTTAATAATTTAAACTCCTGCCCTATTATAGGTTTTCCTGACTCTAACCCATTGCTTGTCAACTCGTCACAAACTATTAAGATCCCTTTCTCACCTTTACCCCAAACAGGCATTGAGGGACTTCCTCCAATCTCAACCCACTTCCACTCTACATGTTCCTTCTGAGTAATCACCTCTTTCCCATTTTCATCAGTTTCTTTAATCTCAGGCAAACACTTCTCTTCATCTCTTACTTTAATCTTAGCATGAGAACATCTTCCGCAATCGTTACACCCATAGACCTTCTTCTTATTTGGTGCTTTTAATAGTGCTCTCTTCCCTTTAACTTGTGTTAAATCTTCAATCATATCCATGGGGGGACTGAAGAAGCCTCCTTTATTTCCTTCTATCATATATTATTGCTCCTTTTACTTCTATTTTCCATCCACCTGTTGTTTTTTGTCTTCCCCCACAACACCTGCAAAGGGTCACTATGTTTAAGTTGTATTTATCAGCAAACTCTGATTGGTTAACAAACTCTTCTGTATGTCCATTGGACAATCTAGTTGCTATGTAGGTTAGTCCTGTTATGCTTTGCTTCTTATTATATCGGCTCAAGTTTTCTTTTTGGGGTATAAACATGCATTTATATTTAGAATATATTTTATTTCCTTTTATTTTTATGTCCTTATCTAATTGCCAAGCATTCTTTAGTTTATTCTCTTTCCATTCTTTATATCCTTTTAAATGGAGTATATCATCGCAGAAGTTCTGAAAACAGAGCCAGCTAACATCAACCACCACTTCTTTATAGGTTGGACATCTTTCTATATGGGATTTTCCGTAACACCTATGCAACATTCGTTCCCATAATTTGTATTCTTTTGTCTTTTCTCCATTTTTTGTAGCTAACCACATTCCTTGCCCTTCATATCCTACTTCAGATATTGAGGGTTTATTGGGGTTTTTTACTTTTCCTTGTTTTATGTGGGACATGGATGCTTGAACCTTTGTTCCGTCTCCAAACTGAACTATAAAGTATTTGTAGGTCTTATTGTCATTAGTCTTTGTGTAATATCTACTCTCTTGGGCGATAACTGTTACATCTCCCCAACTATGTGTTTTGTGGGTACTGCCATTACAATACACAGTACTACTATTAAAAGTTCTTACTGGAATATCTTCTCCACCTTTGTATAAAATCATTTATTTCTTATCTCCAATAATCCTATCATATAACACAACATCAAATAAAGTCTGCCCAGCTTCTAATTTAATTACATTCTCATTGTAAGCTTCTTCTAATTCCAACCCTTTAATAAACATTTCCCAGTTAGCACTCATTAAATCTATAAAACCTTTTGGACTTCCTCTATCTATATATCTTTGCATGTATTCTGCTTTTAAAGATATAGCAGGATATACTACTGTAAAGGGTAGCCCATTACTTTTTAATGCTTCTCTTACCTCTGCATGAGTGCTAACAAACATATAATCAGGACCTTCCCAATCGTTTAAAACTTCTTTAATGTGCTTTATATAATTATTCGGGAAATCAGGGTTTCTAACTCCTTTCTCCTTCCAAGAATAAACACTAGAGTCCGAATCATGACAATAAATATCTGTGTTATTCTTTATATATGATTTTCCTACTCCTGGAAATCCTGCTATTATTTTACCCATTTATTTCTCCTCAACATAGTCATATCCCATAACTTCTTTATAAAAAGCCTTTCTTTCATCATCTCCATACAGTGTCCTTTTCTGTTTTATTAACTCTCTCATACATTCTATAGGGAACTCTTTGTCTGATTTTTCTAAATATGCTTCTATAACTTCATCTATTGTTTTATTCATCACTTATCTTAATCTCTTCTTTAATCAAATCAACATCAAACACAATAAAACCTTCATCTACGTCTTCAACTATCTCCCTAGAATATCTAATCTCAGTGTCGTCAATCATTTCGTAGAAGTTATTATCTGTATTTAATTCAAACACATGACATTCATTATATCTAACATCTCCTATGTAAATAGCTCTTTTCATTTAGTTATCTCTCCTTTCCCGAACTAGCTCTAAAAGAGTTCGGTGTTTTAAATTGTTTTGCCCATTCTAAACCAATAAGAGGACAATCTCTTCCATTACAATTTCCCTCTGTATCACATTCATTATCAGGATGATTACAAAATATCAATTCAGGTGTGTTTTCTTTATATCTTTCTTCTTCATATAGATATTGATCTTCCCATTGACCTATAAGGTATTTACACCCTTTTCCAAAATAATCTTTAGTCATTCTCTCCAATCTCCTCTATCTCAATAGAAACTAACTCTATCCATTCAGTTAAGTTTCCTTCATCCAAATCATAATGCCAAATGCAAGTAGCTTGCAAACTCTGTTCCAAATACTTCTTATCATCTAGTAAATCCCACTCGGAAAGTTCCTCATTCATCAACTTCTCATCTTGTATATAACTAATTAGAGTGGAGTGTATAAAGCCCTCTAAAGAGAAAAGATCAAACTGTAAGTATTCTCCTGTCTCATAATGGGAGTGTAACCAAAAGTGCATTTTAAATGTATTATCTACTTCTACCATTTTTAATCCTTCTTCTGTGCTTTACATAACTTATCATATATACTTGATCTTTGTTCTGTTAATTTTAAAACACGTTCTTGTATAGTGATCATTTCAGACATATTCTTCTCAGTTGATTTCATCATCAACTTTCCTAACTTCTTCCAACACTTCATGTATTCCTTACTAACCTTATTAAACTCTTTACATAAACCTTTTAATTCTTTATTGTTTTTCATCTGTTGCTCCTTTACTTGTTTCTTTTTATGCTTTTCTCTTATCTCTTGATACAGATCCTTATGCCATCTTCCTGCTCTTACTTCCCTTCTGTATTCTTTATTTTCAGCTAAAGACCTTTTTAAATTAGATATGGCTTCTATATATGAGAACTCTTTCTTGGGTGGTATTGTTATATGCATATGCTACTCCTCTCCAAAAATATTATAATCTTCTCCACTACTATCCTCATCTAAGAATCTTAAAACATGTCCTTTATGTTTATGTAAGAACAAGGCTAATTTATCTATATGTTTCTGAGCAGAATAAATATGATCTCTTTGTCCTATCCATAACTTTTCTTCACATTCATCACATTGAATTTCATAACAAACACTCATCCCTCAACTCCTTTACAATACTTCTCACACTCTATTGTAGGTTGACATACATCCCCACATCTCCCTAAACTCTTATTTATTAATGTACAAGCATAGAAGGTATCATATTGGTCTCCTACAGCATCTTTACGATAAGGACAAGCATACCCTATTCTGTTTAATTTTGTACTTAATTGTTTTGCTTCATATGTTGCTTGCTTACATATATCATGTGTAATTAAGTTAACCTCGGAACATAAATCACATATTCTATCATCTTTAAAATTTCCTTTACATCTCATATATTCTCCCTAAATCTCAAAGCTTCATGGTTTACACATTCCTTAGGTACATTCTTATTTAATCTTAACAAACATTCCATTAGATTCTTCATCTTAGGCATTCTCCATGCTGTATTAGCGTAAGTATGAGGTTTCCTTCCTAGGAGGTGTTTATTATTCTTGATGTAATTTTGTACATCAGTAAGAAATATACTTGGATTGTGTTCTTGTTTTCGATTCCAATCAAAAGTGTACACCTCTGCATCATCTATATCATCATCTATATAATCTTTCCACTCATCCTCTAGATCTGGATAGTATTCATTGAAATTATACTCCCATTTATCATCCTCGTCTTCATCAAATTCCCATTCCTTTTTCTCTTTTAAAAACTTATTGTAATTTTCAAAGTCATCATATTCTGCAAAATCTAAAAAGCCATATAGTTCAGTATCATAGTAAACTTTAACATCTTGTCCTTCTCCATGAGGATTCATTTCTTGTTTATAGCTTGATGGTTCCCAAAAATAAGGAAATGCTTGTCCATGGTTATCTTGTGTCTGTAATTCTTTTGATAATGCCATTAATATTTCATAATCTTTATCTGATACTTCTATTGTTTTCATCTCTTAATTCCCCAACGTCACTATTATAACTTGATCTAACATGTTAGCTGCTCTATCCTCTGCATCTTCTTCTGATAATTCCTCATCCTGATACATCATATCTTCCATCAAATCCTCAAGATCCGTGTATACTTTATTGTTCCATTCTCTATATTCAGTTATAGAAATATATCTTATCTTCTGAGTATTATATGTGTAGCTATCATCTACTGTGGTAACATCTACCATGAATTTAATATCGTATGTTGGATATCTTTCTATATAATCTTTTAATTGTTCTTGGTTATTCATTTACTAATACTCCTCATCATTTAATTTAGTTATTACTACTTCTACATTATCTCGTCCATATAATAACCCTTCTACAAAAGGGTATGCCATATATTTGTCTCTTCCAAATCCGTAACCTTCTCTAAACTCATCAAACTTCTCATTATCAATAAACACCTCTATTTTTCTGATATCTCCATCAAACTCTAAATCTGTTATTTTATAATGTTCTTTAATTTCTATATTCATGTCTTCCTCCTAATATAATGCTTCTGATACTTCTTTAATTATGTCTAATGCATCTTCTACCTTAGTTAATTTCCTAACGCTGTTTATATCATCTAATAACCATTTTGCTTTATTAACCCTATCTTCTACCCTATTTAAATAATCCTCTACCTCATCTAAGAGTACTACATAAAGATTACTATCTAAATCTCCTGCTGGCATTGCTCTTTCTGATATATTATCTGTTCTGCTTAAATTCATTGCATCTCCTTCTCATAAACCTTCTTCATTAAATTCCATTTAGCTTCTGATTCTCTTTCAACAACATCTTTAACATCAAACCTTTTATGAAATATAGTAGAAATCGTATATTTGATATCAGGAATACAGTACGATGTATTAAAATGAGCACTTTCGTTCTTACAATATCCTTCAATAGCTTCTTGAATAAAATTACTAAAATAAACATTGTCCTTATATTCTAAAAACTCCTTCCATTCAATATCAAAATAATCTGGATTCTCAATAGAGTTTCCATTTATATTTACTATTAGTTAAAGAACAAAGCCAAATCAAACAAGATCTATTTACTTTACCTTCTATGGAATAGATTCCTTGCATTTGATCCTGAAAATACTTTTCTTCAACATTTCTACAAGCTATTAAAGTATCTATTAAGTCTTCTTTTACTTCTCCACACTTTAAATCTACTGTAGCTGAGTCATATCCAAAAGCACAAACAACTTGAGCTCCACATTCATATTTAATAGTGTAAGCATGTAATCCAGATTGTGGTTGTTGATCTTCTGGTAGTTGTTTAGCTTTGCATATAGGACATGTTTCCACTTTATCTGTTGTTATGAATTCTTGTTTCATTTCTATTGTTCCTCTTCCCAATTGTACTCTTCATAAATTACTTCAACCAAGAAACCTTTTAACTCTTGGTATATTTGTAAATTATATCTTAGCTCATTTAAATCTTTAAACTCTCCATATTCATAAATACCATGACATCCAGAATGAAAATCCCAATAGTTTCCTCCCATTATGTATTTATCATCCAAGTATACTTCAGCCATTTCACAACTTTCGTCCTGCCTTACTCTGATTGTACTAAACTCTTTACTCACTTTAATATTTCTCCTTCTATATATTCCCAGAAAGTCCCAAAGTTATATTGTAGAATTTCCCATGTGTTCCCATTATAGTTTAAAATAGTGACTCTTCTTTTATACTTAATATTATCTTGGTAATACACTTCATCTGTTGTTTTTCTGTCTAAAATCTTACATAATCCTAGTATAACACTTTTATCATAAGCTTTATCTGATTGAAATGGGAAGGCACTTTCGTTAATGCATTGTAGGTATTCATAATAATACATCCATCTAGTTCCTTCCTCCAATACATTTTCGTCTAAGTTAATTGTAATTCCTATTGGTTGTCCATTCTCATTAAAAGCATACTCATCATCTTTATATAAAACTTTCAAACCATCAGCAAAGGCTTCTTGAAGAGTTTTGTATTTATATGGGTACCAATATTCTACAGCACCTAAATCACCTCCTAACATAAGCTGATCCCAATCTGTTCTATTATTAACAGCAAATATATCTAAGCCTTCCTCAGGATCTTTGTCTTCTCCTATAGTGTGTATATTTAATTGTTTCATCTTATCTCCTCTCTTCTTTCCATAATCAACTTCCCTAAATTATTCTTACCCATTTCATCTATAAAACAATAACCCCAGAATGAATCTCCCCATGTATTACCTTCTTGTATATACTGGTCTTTTGTCTCAATTAACTTCTGTTTTAAAATAGGGTTATCATCTGAGAACTTGTAGTCTATACCTGTTTTCATGGTGGATATCTTAATAGCTTTCCATCCTTCTCTTAATGGAAATGTGTACCCAAACTGCTTTACTTCATAAGGATTTCTTATCTCTGTTATTTGTTTCCTAATTTCAATATCTTTGGTTTTCATAGCAACATAAAAGTGTTCATTAGTCCTGTAAGATAATTGTTCATAAACAAACGGTTTCTCAAATGGAGTCATGTTACTTAGCCAACTGTATTCATCTTTGAATTCGTGTATCACAAACTCTCCTTAACAAGTTTAGAAGCTTTGCCCATATCAATCTGAGCAGAATGTTCTTTTTTTAAAACTCCCATAACTCTACCAATATTTCTTTGCTCGACAGGTAGATTGTTAATAACTTGCATAATAAGAAAAGCTGTTTCACTCTCACCTAAAGTCTTTGGTAGGAACTCTTCACAAATAGCTATTTCCATGTCATACTCTGTTAATTCAGGGATAGTTAAGTAAGAACCTCCATTAGCTAAAATATCTTTATGTGCTTTTAAGAGAGCTTTTACAGTTCTTTTACAAGTTAGTACAATATCAGCTTCAATAACTTCTCTATTACTTTCTTTAGCTATTTTCTTAGCTCCATCAATGATTCCACCTAATACCTGAGATCTAAACTTATTATCAGCTCTGCATGTAATTCTTTCTCTTTGTAATTCTTTAATTGTTTTCATATGTTTTCTCCTCTAATTTCTCTTTAATAAATTTAATTAAAATAAACTTATCCTTAATAGTGTCTTTATCAATTACACTATCAAAAGTTATATTTTCCAACTCTTTTAAATGATTTACAAGATTATCTCTCTTGGCTTTATCTGATAACTTTATCTTTGAAAGCATTTTCTCAATCTTTTCTTTTATATCATCTGAATTACTCACTTATTCTCCTTTAAATCAAATCCCAGAAATGTTTATTAACTAAATCTGCATACTCTGGTTTTATGTCTTTCTGATCACTTATATTTTCAATAAAACTCTTAGGTGGTTTGTACTTTGTGTCTCTTTCATCCCATTGGAGCATTATATCTTCTGGTACTATATCCATAAACCTGACCTCGTTGTTTCTATAATAATATTTTTCTTATGTTCTGTCAAGTGGTTTTTTAACCTTTCTTTGTATTTTGTGTGTAAGGCTAATTTGAAAGGTGTTTCTAGCAAAGATTCTACTGCTTTATTTAAGTGCTCCTCTATAATCATCTCCAATCCCCTCCAAAATACAATAGTACAAAAGACACACCATTAAAAAGAGTATTTAACATGTCTAAGCAGATATAATCTAAATCTAATTCATGATAACCCTTTCTGTGATTATCCCAAATAAAAACCTTCAGAATTAATAAAGTAGCAATCCCTATTACTGTAATGGTCATTACTATAATTCCTATTGATAGAAGTATATCATAGATTACCACTCCTGTCAAGGGAAATAAAAATATAGGTAATGCAATAACTAATATAATTAGAGATACTGATAAAACCTTCCCTCTTACTGTTAGTTGTGAATTTACTATTTTATTGTATTTTTCTTTAGTCATCTTATTTTAATCTCCTTTTCTGTGCTCCTGACAGGGGCTGTAAGCTATCTTTTACTAACTCTGGTACCAATTTATATCTTTGTTATTTGGGTCGCTGTATGAGCTTATTTGATCGGATTCCTAAAAGAAGTTACTCTATCAAATCCGTGTTTTTCTGCTCTTTCAACATCTGTTAAAGTAGTTTCTTTATCTTCATCATTGTTTAAAGAAGATATATAAGTTTGTAATTCTATCCAAATTTCCTCTGGTGTAAATAATGAAGTTAAGGAAGTTTCTTTTAGGATAGAATTTGCGTATGAGTCTAAATTAAAGAACTCTTCTCTTACTCCTACATCTTTAATATCCTGTCCAAACTTTCCTGTTAGATCATCTCTGTTATTTCTTCTCTCCCATCTATAAAATGTTCTAGCTTTCCTGATAGATAAAGGAGTTGAATAATAGTGTTTGTTTTCTTTATATGTTTTTACTATTTCAAAATCACAAGAGTCAAATTGTGTAAGGTTATTAGCTTCATGTGTTTTTATATTAACTGCTTTTAACAATGTCTGTATAAACCCATATTCTATTAGTATAAAAGAGTTATTTAATACTGATCTGTGATCTACCATGTTATATAAGTCTTCGTCTGCTATTACTGTTGATCCTCTTCTATCTAGTACTACTCTCTTATCTGTTCCATACATGTTTGGGGATGATAAGTAATCGTAATAATCTTTGTTTTTATCTATTATGTACATTATGCTAGTTTCTCCTTTAACTCTCTTACTCTATCTAATTCTTCTTTTGTGTGAGGTGTACCACTTTGGTTAAGCTGTAAATACCATGTAAGTATTTCCTCTTCTGTTTGAAAATCTAATACATGTAATTTAAAAGAACACACTAAGTTTGGTAATCTATCAATATCATTATGATAGATAGTTTCAAATATAGGGAACTCATTCTTTAGGAAAGATACAACAGCAGTTATTCGTTGTAAACCATCTATGCAGAACATAGTGTTCTCACCTGAGGTCTCTCTGTCCCAAGTAGGAGAATTGAAATAAATATCTTTTCCAATTTTTCCACCCTTCATAATGTGCTCTATATAAGATATTTGTTGTTCCTCAGACCACACTCTGTTTCTCTGGAAATAAGGATTAACGATTTCTTCGTATGTTTGTCCTGTCTCATCTGCTCGATCTAAGATCCAAGGTTCTATTCTTTTCCACTCAGTATTAACTGCATATTCTCCACTAGGTGTTAAATACTTTGGTAGGTCTCCACCTGTTAATTTTCTAGTTATTGTTTCCATAATTTTACCATCTTCATCAGTAATAGTTATAGTTGTATAGGATTCGTATGGGAGGCTTACAGATGAGGATCTTTTATAGCACTCAGAATAAGCACTGAATGTTCCTGTTTTTAATACTTTGTTTGTTTTATTGTCTGTCATTGCCCATGTATACGTTTTCTCTAGCATAGTTGTTGTTTCTCCTTTAATTCTTTATCACTTAACCCTCTATCATTGTAATAGGGAATAGAATCCATATTACTGTAACAATTACAGTCCTTACATCTTTGAGTAGTGCTTCCTGTGTCTTTTCTATTTCCTTCTCTATGAATACACATCTGACAACCTAATCTATATATTTCTAAGTCTTCTTGTTTTCTCTTCCGTTTATCTGCATATAACATAAGTTCGTAGTTAGGTATTTCTGTATTCATATGGTTTCTCCTCTTGTTTATAAAGAGAATAACACAGAACATATGTCTGTGTCAAGCCTTATTTATATAATTCTTCTTTATAGCATCCTAATGTTGCATAGTCTTGGACTTCTAAAACTTTAAATGAAGGATCACCTGTGTAGCCTTTCTTCCAAACAAACCAGCATGTAACAAGATTTCCCACATGAAAATATCCATCATCTCTCTTAGGTGTTTGGTAATCTATCATTCTATCAAAAACGTACATGTATTTTAGTCCATCCCATATTCTATCAGCATCTCCATATTTCTCTTTTAACTTCTTAACTCTATCCTCTGGTTTAACATTCCTACTAAACACACCTAAGAAATTAGTTTTGCCTAACATTATAATTGTGTCAGGATCATACTCTTTAGCTTTCATAATAAAAGAATCGAATAATGAAAATGGAGGGTTAGTCAATATTGTATCGAACGGTTTCTCTTGTTTATCTTTTAGGAAATCAAATCCTGTAGATAAATCTGTTCCAAATCCTTCTATATTATATTTAGGAAACTCTTCTAATAAAGCATTATCTCCTGATGCACATTCCCATGTTATACCTTCTATTTTCTCATTCTCCATCAATTTCCAGAATATAGACTTTGGAGAATGATATAAATCTCCTTTTGGTCTTAAATACTCTGCTTTTCTGTTAGCATATGCTTTGCCTTTCTTTTTTGTTTCTTCTAACATAATCTCTCCTTTCCTGCTCTAAATCTTGCCCACCATGAAACTTGTGTCTTAGTATACTCTAAGTAGTCCTTGAATATTTTGTTTATGTCTTTAAACTCTTCTTCCTTAATTATTTTTAATAGGTAGAAGGTGTATTGATCTGCATAGGTTCCTAATGTATTATCACAGTATACTCCTTCTTTATTGATGTTAATAAAGTGTAATACAGGATCATCATCTTCTATATCATACATAACCATAGCAATAGTTGGTTCGTTAAATAACCGTGCAAAATGAACACTATTTAAATGACATCTGTAATTCATTAAATACCCTGTTCCTTTTACAGATATTATCTCTTTAGTATTCTTTATCCATGTACATAATTCTTTCTTTCCTCTTGTGACATTACTCAATATAAGACCTCCATAAAATTACCTATAATCTTCAAGCCTAGTTTCTTAGATGTTTTTAACATGTCCATTGACCCCCTTCCTCCATCGAATACAATTAATCCCTCTGCATTATTAGCCATCAAAAGGTTACGATTGTTTCCTGCACAGGCATTGTAAGCCTTGCCAAATTTATTGTATTTCACTAAACAAGGCTCTACTGTTAAATCATCCCATAAAGCAGGATAAGGATCTACAGGGACTAGGTGTTTTAGGAGTTTGTGTGCTTGGATATCTATTCCTGCTGCTTCTCCCGATACTAAGGTTGTGATAGTTCCATCTTTAACTTTACTTATTAAATAAGCTTTATCTTCTTCTGTGAGATCTGTATCTCTGCCGCCTGCTACTATTACTCTCAACCTAATACTCCTTCTCACTAATAGTTATCCTATCTGTGTACAATGTGTTATTCTTAATTGTTTCTCTATTATGGGGACACCTAATAAGAAAACCTTTAGATTCAGGATTACTCTCTAGGAAATTAGTTATGTTCTCTAATTTATCATCATACAACCAATCAGCTCGCAATAACCCTTTATTATTAACAAACATAATATTATCTTTTGGTATGAATGACATATGTGTCTCAAGCCATTCTAGCTTATCTTTCATCATTACAGTGTTGTTCATTGCTGATGTACATATTACTATGTTATGTCCTGCATGGTGTAACTTTTCTGCTTCGATAGCAAAATCTGTAATTGGTCGAACTCTCTTGTAGAAATCTTTTGTTGTTAAATATTTAAAGATATATTTTTTAGCCTCGGGTTTGACAAACTTTGAGATATTAAAATCTAGTACATCCTCTGATGTTACATTATCATTAAACTCTTCATTATACGCTTCTAGCCATGGATCTATTATATTACATAAGGTGGAATCCATGTCGAAACCTATTGTTAGTTTTTTCATTTAATTATTTCCCCTCTTTCTTTTATAATTTCACATATCTTCTTATGTAATTCTTCTATTGTTCCATTATTATGGATAACATAATCAACATCTAATCCCATAATCTGGTTTTCAGAAGCATGTAAATCGTTATCCACAACTGAATCCCTCTCTACTCTTACCGACACTACATTATCAAAGTTTTCTTTAATCATCTTTGCTTCATTAGGAAATCTAAAGTCAGTTATTACATAATTATTTGGATTTTCCTTGTAGCATTCCATAAATCTTTTTATCCATAAATCTTCACCTACGCTATCTTTGTATCCGTCATCTAGTTCACATAATGTTTCTCTCATTAGCTCTGTCCCAAACAACTGAAATATCTTTCTTGGGGACATGCCCCATCTCTCATCAACTACTTCTTTCTTGCATCCATCTACCTGTTCATCATCTAACAAGAACACCTCTTTGCAAGCTACTTTTATTGGATCAGCAAATGCATATCTTTTATATTCTTTGGTATTTAGTAAAGCTTTAGCTGCTTCATCCTTTCCTGATCTCTTTAATCCTGTTAATAAGACTATCTTGTTTTCTTTAATCATTTATTTCTCCTTCTTCCATTTTTTTCACTCTGTCCTGTAAATTATCTATAGCCCAATTCATAGCCTCCATTAGTTCAGAAGCTTTTTCTAAGGCTTTTCCAGTATTCTTATCTTTTCGCTCTAGTTCTTTTATTCTTTTGTTTAATTCTCTTTTAGTTATCATTTATAATTCCTCTATCTCATAACCACGAGCACTTAACATTTTAGCTAATATGTTTCTATGACAGAATTCATCAGGAGTCTCATAGCACAACAAAACAGAACCATGTTTAAATTCAATCCCATCTAATAAAGGCTCTACTTTCTTAATGTATCTTTTTGTAAACTCTTCCTCTGTCATTTCACCTGATTTAAGTAACTTTATGTTATTCTTATCAGGAGCTATCTCAGGCATCTGTTCTACAGGATAGAACCAGAAAGGGCTATATCTTGCTATAGATATTAGATAATCTTCTTTATCATCTAATACTATTTGCTTTACTTTAGGTGATGCAAAGTAACTTGTTCTTAGTCTTATCACTTCTTATCCTCTAGGTGTATGATGATAGCATTTCCATCTTGTGAAACACTCTCTATCTCATGTCTTGATCCATCTGAGAGTTCTATCAGCATTCTGCTTCCGTCGTTTTGTTGCTTAATTCTCTCTGTTAATTCTTGTTTGTTCAATGTTTTTCTCCTTTTTTATTTATTCTTTCAGATGCAATATTAAAGTAATTCTCATCCAACTCTATACCTATAAAAGCTCTATTTAGATTCTTACACGCAACTCCAGTTGAACCTGATCCCATTGTGAAATCTAATACTGTATCGCCTTCATTGGTATATGTTTTGATTAGATACTCCATTAGTGCAACTGGTTTTTGTGTTGGGTGTACTGCTGATTTCTGCTTGTCTGTCTTAAACTTTAATACTGTTCTAGGGTATCTTTCTGTAGAATCATACCCTGTTAAACCATGTTCACCATAAACATCTGTCTTAACGCTATTTCTTTTATGTTCTGCTGTACTTACTTTTCTTTCATGCCCTGTAGTTTTTTGAGGATTATATAAACAAGGCTTTTTATAAAATACACTAATTATTTCATTTGCTTTCATAGGCATTTTCTTAGCATTTAAATGTCCTGTAGCTGTGGTCTTTTCCCAAATCCAATCATACTTAAACTCTTTTAGGTTGCTCATTCGTAAATTACTGGAGAAGGGTTCTGATCCAAATAATACAATAGGAGTTGTATCTTTTCTTATTTTCCTTAATTTATCCCATAAACCCTCGATGCAAAGTTCTTTAAACTCATCTCTGATTAGTTCATATGAATCGTAACTTGTTGAGAGTCGGTGAAGGATATACTCATTTTCATACATTACAACTTCTTTTTTTCCTTTTAATACTTTTATATACTTATTGAAAGGAATGATTGAATCCCATTTACAGGCTGTTGTTCCAGTCATCCGTATGGAGGATCACAAATAATAGAATCAACCTTGATGTTGTTAGAAATTAAATAATCCATAACTTCTAAGCATTCATCATTGTATAGCTCTGCTTTGCAGTCTCCATACGAAATAACCTCCTTTTTATAGTCTTTATTCATTTACAAAATACTCCTTTATGTTTAATTTTAGGTTATGCCACTCATCTTGTGTCATATCATTCTTACAGCGATTCTCAAACCAAGACAAAAATTGTAAATTATTCAAGTCATTGTTTCCACCTTTTGCCTTTGAAACTACATGGTCTATTGAGGGCTTTTTATATGCTTCAAAACCACTTACACACCATTTCTGATATACTGAATTAAATTGTTTTTGATTATAGAACTTAGTTAAGTAGTCCTTGTACCACTCAGTGGTAACTTCCCATCTTCCACTTCTATTTGTAATAGCTTCATTTAAAAGTTTTAGCTTATTAAAATCTTTAAATTGCATAAGATACCCAAAGCTCACATCAAATCTTAAATGAGTAGCCATGTTATTATAACGTCTTTCAGTGACACAATCAAACTTTTTCTTGCCTCTTAAATTTTTAGGTTTTCTAGTTTGTATATTTTCCCCTTTCAGTACTCTTGCTATAAGTTTATGATTAGTGCTGAACTTTAAAGCTATTTGCCTCATTGACTTGCCCTTTTTATACATTTTACAAACTTCTTCTTTATTTATATTGCTCAAATCTGTTTATTCCTTAAAGATGTATAAGAAAGACTTTAGTTTTAGTGGGTTAGTCCGTTTTCCAAGATCAGCTACTAAATCTTTTCAACTCCCACTAAAACTAAAGTCTCTATATACCTTCAGTTATTTACGATTATTGTAGCTTTTTTCTTTATCAAAGAAGGACTAGTTCTTTTACTCTATCTCTATTATAGCATAGTGGGAATTTTTTTGATACTTCGTTGGAGTTTTAAGAAATTCAACGGTTTTTGCCATGAATAAGTGGACTTTTTAGTAATAAGCATCATACCCATGGTTTACTTCATCTCGCCATTCCTGTCCTGTATTGGGTTTCCACAATCTTATATCTTCTTCAACATCAGGAATATGATCCCATGAATCAGAAGACCACCGTGCATCAAGATTGAATAACCCTATTCCATTATTGCTCAGAGTAATTAGTGCACGGGAAGCATCGTAAGGAATCTCCCTATGAAAAGAAACATATTGTCTGTATACCCCTAAATTTTTCTCATTCGGTGTTTGCTCAAGTTTTATTATAAAATTGGCATCTTGCTCCTTGGAAATACTGGATGCGAGTACATTCTCCCTTGAGAGCTGCGAAGCTGTATGGGTATGTAAGTGTCTGTCTTGACTCATTTTCTTCAAAGATTTCCACTGATTACCTATTCTTATCCTCTCATCAGCCCTCTCATCTCCCTTGTTGGCCTTTAACAAATCAGCGTAGTCTATAATTACACATTTTATATCTACTCCATCATTTGCTCTTATCTGGTCTAGGTGTGGGATGAGGTCATCTTCTATAGAACAACTCATTTGGGACCATTCTTTACAGTATAACTTTGCTGTTGGGTTAAACATTCCAAAAGCTTTCCATTTCTCCTCTAATTCCTCAGGTGTTTTTGGGTCTTTTTGTAATTTTTTAAATACTATCTCTGTTCCTTCTCCCTTGCCTTTAAACATGGGAACGACCCCTGATCCTCCGTCTACATATTCTCTCAATATTTCTGCATCTATTAATGATAGAAATGCGTCCTCTGACATCTCAAGTGAGGCTATGAACACAGTTAGACCGTTTCTTAGGGCTTGACAAGCAAACCATGCAAGCTCTCGGGTCTTCCCAACCTTAGCCCTGGCTGAGCTGGCAGAAAGATGGCGCTCACATATTGGCCCATATAGCTCTGAAAAAGGGTACGACATTTCAAAGAGCACATCATCCCTATCTTTTGTTCGTCTAAACCTAGAGAAATCTTTCATGCCATCTACGGGTGCTCCAGGGGCTTGTCTTATCTGGGCATAATTTGCTATTGTTGCTTTAGCCTTAGTAGTGTTCCCTGTTAGCATATTCTTCTCTACAGAATTAACTAATTTTTTAACTCCTTGTTTATCTAAATACTCTTCCGCTATATCTAGTTCAAATTTAACATTTATATCCCCTTCTCCATCTGCATACTGTTGGCTTATTGAGGATAAAAAGTCATTAATATCTTTCGATGTTGTGACATTTAGTTTACTTCTAGCACTTTCGTAAACACCTATAACATCTTTTTTCATGGCTGTTCCATAGGCTTCGTAAAATGTTTTGTTCCATTGTAAGATAGTTCTACAGACAACACTTTCTATAAGACTCATATCTGCTAACAAAGGTTTTACACCCTTAATGAACTCAGTACTCATGATGCTGTTTATACACATCTTCCTCTCAATACTCACGTCCCCCACCGATTTCGTCTCCTCAACTAAATCTTCTATATTAAACTCTGGTTCTTCTATGTTGCTCAAATGTTTATCTCCTTCTCTTACCATGATAAATAGTGTGTAATATTGTTACATAATCCCCTACATCAGGATCGTTAGCTATTTCTACAATAAACCCTATTATGTCCTCTGCCACATAGTACTCTATCTTCTTCTTTAAATACAATCTAGTTGTTTGGTACATTTCTACCCTTCGGGATTTCTTAATCCATGTTACTGTGTATGTGTGTAATTTCATCATATCTCCTTCTCATACTCATCTAATCTATTTATTGCTTCCTTGTTAGTTTTATAATAAACAACTGCAAATCCCCATGTAGTATATTCACAGTTCTGCCAAAACAAGTTTTTCTTCTGTATGTGATATCCTTTTGAGGATTGTTTAATTCTGTATTGTATCATCTAAACTCCACCGCTGTTATATTCAAATTAGGTGTTACTCGTTCTATAATACCTTTAATCTTTTCCCAATCTCCACCTGCATATCCTGAACCAATAAAAGGAATTCCCATCTTAGTTTGAGATAAAGTATCCCACTCATTTAATCTAGTGAACACTTTCTCTATTGCATCATAATCTACAGAAGACTTTCCACCATACCTGTACTGAGTATAAGCATTGATAATAATTTGAGAATATTCTCTCTCGTATAAAATAACATGAGAACAATTACCTAATTTATTAATATCACCCTTCTTGGTTTTCAAATCTGCTTTATATGCCTCTGGATATTGTTCTTTTATTTGTTTTGCTATTCCTGCTCCCATTGTATTAAAACAGTTACACCCATGTATAATTGTATCAAATTGTTTTAATCTAAAATATTCTAGTAGGTTTCCTCTTATTGTTTCCATCACTTAAATACCTCAACCAAGCGTACTCCAAACTTCTCATCAACTAATACCACTTCTCCTAGCCCAATCTGTTTTCCATCCACAAATACAGGGACAGCATCTCCGACATTCCTATCTAATTCTATAATCGAACCTTCTCCGAGTTCTCCTACATCACCTATACTTATCTCTGCTTTTCCTAGACTAGCTTCTATATTTGTTTTTATAGCATCTTTATCAAATTTCATATTATTCTCCTTTAATTCATTTTTGTGTAACCATTTACTTAATTCTTTAGCTGGTATACAGATAGTAAATAACCCCTCTAGTTCTTCAGAACATATCTCAAAAGTAAATAAGCAAATCATCTCATGCCTTTCCTCATAAAATCTATATTCTGTGGTGTAATCTTTATGTCCTGCTGTACAACCTCCTAAATTAGGGAGGTTTTTGAATAGATTATCTTGTGGTATGTCTGCTAAGTTCTTATCTAGTTCTATAATAATATACTTTAATCTATCATTAAGAGCGCGGTATACTCTAGAAACGGAAGGTATACTTCTTGTGAACTCCTCATAGGTTAATTGATCTATAGAGCATAAGTTACATTGGTATTTTTCTCCTAAAAGCTCTTGTATCTCCATATGTATTAAGAATGAGTATCTCTGGAAAATGTCATTTAGTTTTGTTAAATCTTTCTTGGTTAATATATCTGGTCTTTGAAAATCATATATTTTTATATTCTTTCTTTGTGTTACTTCTTGTTCTCCTGTATCTTCTTCTGATATTACAGTTAATAATTGATCTATGTCATCTTGACTTAATACTTCTGTCATTGTTCTTCCTCCACTAATTTTAAACTATCTTCAAATACCTCTACAGTATCTCCCCATTCATTTCCGAAGGGATCAGTCCATTTATGACTAATCATAATACTATCTGTCTTATCTGTCACTCTTGGACCTTTTACCTCATCTCCTGAGAAGTAATGATCTCCATTCCATTTAACTCTACCTGTATATATTTCTTTAGTTATTTCTATCATAAAGTTCCTTTACTAACCTTTCATGTAAATCATACAATTTTTCATTATGTTCTTTAACATATTTTACAACAGTTTCTTTATCTATTTTGTGTTTACTTAAAATAACTCTTTCAAAATCATCATATATCAGATCAATTTTTCCCATAACCCCTTTATACTTTCCATAGGAGTCTTTGTCGTCTCTAAACATCTTCTTTGCTTCATATCTAC